CAGAGAAGGCAAAAAAGTTGGGCTTCGAGACATCTGGTTTCTTTCAGACGACGAAAACGATGTTGATGAAAGCGAAGTAACAAGATATTATATAGAAAAATTATTAGATATGGGATACGACATAGATAATAATGATGAAGTATGTATCGGAACAATCGTAACAGATTGGTACAATAAAAACATAGGATAATAGGAGGTAAATAATATGGATTACAGAGAATATTGGAAAGAAGAACTTCAAGGCGTAATTGAGTGTTATAGCGATGAATACGCAGAAGAAACTGGTATCAACAAATTAACAAGCCAAGATATGGACGAGCTTGCAGATATTGTTATGAATAGTGATTATCTCTGGCAGACAATTGATAGAGAGTTACGAGATATCATTGAAGACTACTGCAACAGAAATAAATAAGGAGGTATTAATTATGAGTAAAAGTAAGATTACATTAAACAGAGCAATTTATATTATTGAAAACATACTTAACTGGGGATGGGAACACGATGATGAGTTCAGAGAATGTTTAGTAAACGCAATGGAGCTAACTCCAGACGAGATTGCTGAACTCGACCTAGAAGAATACACACAAAAAGACGCACAAGACCCGCTCGGGATCGGTTTAAGTAAAGAGGAGATTTTGTCATATAAATCTGCATACGACAAAGGACATCTCGACAAGACAGATATTATGGCAGACGGCTTCACAAAAACCGAAGTTGAACAAATTTTAAATTATAACGCATAGGAGGTAAATGTTATGTCAGATTGGAAAGAATATTGGAAAGAAGAAATTAAAAGCGAGATCGAAGGAGATCGTGACAAACTCGTGCAAAAACTCGAAGATAAAGACCTAGACATTATTGTCGAGAATTTTATGGAAGATGAAGAAGTCTGGGCGAAGATCAAAAAAGGACTCTGGTTCTATATCAATGCACAGGCATATGATAAAGAATATATGGTTCCAACAATGAACATAAGCAGGAACAGATACACCAGAATTGATTCGTACCTATTTAATTCAAAAAATGATTCAGGCGAATTAAAATATATTAAAGATTTAACAAAAGTCTTCGGAGGATATGAATTTAAATATAAGGGCTTAAGTTCTTTAACAGAAGACACATACTTCATAACAGATGAAACAATGGAAGTAATTAAAACTAAAAAATTCCCATATTAAAAAGGAGGGCAGGAAAATGTTACAAATTAGCGATGAATTAATGAACAGAATTGAAGAGTATCCAGAATTAGCAAGATGTGTACGTGACTTTATGGAAAATGATGGATGTAATCCAGATCCATTGTATTTAACAGATTTAACAGTGTACGTCAGAGAATTAAATGTAGACGAACCAGAATTATTCGGCTGGGATGAAGAAACAGCAGAAGACTTCTATAGCTGGGGACACAACTCAAGATACGCACATGTACTTGAACCAATGATGGCTATGGATTTAGAACATCATATCGGATGTATAGCAGACTATTTAAAAATATAATAAAAAGGAGGACAATATTATGTCAGAAACAAAGAATGAATTAATTACAGTAATTATGAAGCAACCAGGAAAAAATCCAGAAGTAGTAACAAACTTCGACAACTCATTAAAAAGATATCAAAAAGCAGTAGATGGCTATATTGAAACAATACCACTTCCAGGTATGGAAGATCAGGTAGATATCGTACTAAATGATGAAGGTAAATTAAGGGGCTTAGAGCCAAATATAGCTATACCAGAATACAGCGATATCGCAGTCGGTACGATTATAGTGGTTGGTGTAACGCCAGATCTTGATTGGAGAAGTCTAACACAAGACGAGATTGATTACGCAACAGACTATTTAACAAATTATAGCATTTGCTAAGATATTTTAGTTGACTTTTATGCTTCAAAGGAGTATAATACTTACAGCAACAATCAAATAGCAATACAAAAACAAATTAAAAATATTTATTTATAGGAGGACACGAATATGCCAAATTGGGTTATGAACAGAATTATCCTTGCAGGAAAGGATGCAGAAACAGTAGCAAACAAGATCTTATCAAAAGATCAAAACACAGGTAGAGAGTATATGGACTTCAACAACATCGACAGAATGCCAGAGAGTTTAAACTGTATATGTGGATCTTGTACCACACCTGCACTTGAATACTACCTCACGACAATCAATCCAGATATGCCGGAGTATAAAGGTGAAAAACTTTCTAAAGCAAAGTACGCCAAATATCTTAAAGCAGTTAATTCTGCTGACAAAGAACGAAAGGTGTACGGCAAGAACGAGTTTGATGTACAACCAACAGACTTCGACACTATGGGTGGTGAAAAGGGCTATCTTACTTACGGTAAGACTATAGCAGATAACAGAGCCAACTATGGATGCAGTACCTGGTACGAATGGAGCAGAGCACATTGGGGTGTAAAATGGAACGCATCTGAAAGCAGAGTACAACATGATGATGATGAAGTAATAATATACTTCGAGACACCTTGGGATGGAGTTACAAAGCTAATATGCAAGTTAGCACAGATGTGTAAAGATGCTCAAGTCACTATCAACTACGACTTTTCTGAAGAGCAGGTTGCTTTTTATGAAAAACACATGTACTTCGAACATGGAGAGCTCATAAATGGCTGTTATTACGACGAAGGTAGTAAAGAAGCTACAGAGCACTTCATGGAACTCTGGGGACTTCAAGATGAATTCTACTGGAGTGAAGAAGAAGGATGCTACAAAGCAAAATGGCTTGATGACTAATAGATAGCAACCAATAACAACACACAACCGTATGGCCTCGGAACGATCTGGGGCTATACGCACAAAAACACACAGGAGGTAGAAATATGGGAGCATATCAAGAGTTATATTACAGCGTAAATCCAAACATGGACATCGACAACGCAACATGGTTCAAAGATCTATTTAAAGACGCCTGCAGAGGCTGTGAGAGAGAAGGAAAATATCTTAAGATCTACTTCGCCACAGAATCAGAAGCAAGATCATGCATGGATAGAGCGACAGACAGAAACATCAACAACTATCTAATACGAGAATTCGGAAATGAATACTATATAGTAGAGATTCCGATGAACTGGCAAGAACACAGACCAACCCGCATGTATCCAAGACATAGACAAATATTGACATAACATAAAAAGTCTTGACAAACAAACAGGGATACAGTATAATATGTATAAAGAAATAAAGAAAGGAGGAAACACAACATGAATGCAATAACAAACATCGTAACAACAGGCTTGCTGGCGGCAACAATGCTCGGAGTTGGAACTGCAGGCACAGCAGTAGCAGCCTCAGAAGAACAGGCTCAGCAAAAGATGGATCAGTACAACTATCAGATCGTCCATGAGATCAACACCGAAGACATATACAGGATCAACGGTGAACCGTGTACGTACGAAGAGTGGATCGCATACTTAGAATGGATCCAAAGCCTTCCAGACGGCGAAGTGATCGTGATAGATCCAGAACCAACACAAGACGTACCGCCACAAATCGAAGCCAACAAAATTCTATACGCAGACTCAGACGAATTCGCACAAACTGTAACAACAGAAGGGGCTGAAATTCCATACCTGGCAGTATACAACGGCGGATCAAAAATGGCAGAGATCCTGAGACTAGAAAACATACCTTATGTCGTCGGATCCAGAAGCAACAACTTCCCTGAGCTAACGAAACTGAATCTAGATTTTCACTGTATAAACAGATCAACTTCAACAGCATTTGAATTCGACGGCGCAGGAGTATACATACTGACAAACGTACGTATAGAAGAAGTAACAACAGAACCAGGACAAAACAGCTATATACCTGTATACAAGATCACATTAACCTGCGCACAGGCATATAGACCAGCTGACATATTAATAGGAGGTGAATAAAAATGTGGACAGCAGTGGTAATTATTATAGTATTATTAGTCGTAGTCTTCTCGGCATCAAAAGCGATAGTACAACACGGTATTCTCCCGAAGGATAAAGATAAGCACGACAAATAATACAGACATGTAACAACCAACAATAGCAAAACAGGGACCATGAAGTGAACATGGGGAATTGAGAGAAAAGGAGGACACAAATATGGGAACATTATTATTCGCAGTAATAGCAATTGTAGTCATGATGGTAGTAGCAGTAGCAAGCTGGATCATTGAGTTGGTTCGCGATACTAGTGGCTGGCCAATCATCCCTAGAATCCTAGCTGTCGGAGCAATAATCGGACTTGTGATTTATTGCATAGTAGACTGTTGTAGGGGCTAGTAAAGTATACTAAGATCTGGGCTAAAAACCCAGGTCTTTTTTTATACTTGAAAACCCCGTAAAAACTACAGGAAAACTATGAATAAATACACAAAAATTCATAGGAATCCGAAAATAGAGTTAAAAATATGGTAGTGGGAGGGTGGGTATATATATACAATTATAGAGGTCATATAATCATATGATCTCAAACCAGGAGGGGTCGATACAAAGGCCTCTCTTGGTCTCGTAAGAGACAAGAATAGAGAGGAGAAATACTTCTCTCTATTTATCAGGCGCTCCGGGTCGTTTCCCCGTGCCCGTACTTTCTTTTCTAGACAGACAGCTCCCCAACCCGCCATCCCCCCCACATATATTACACCCCACAAACAAAAAAATTTTACCAGCCCCCGCCTAACTCCCTATATTTTTTTATACGGACCTATTTTTCTTTCCAACCTCCTGGGGCTCTTTTTTCTTGTGACGCTCTGTAAGCCTCTCTGTGCGTCTTTGTCCCTCTCTCGACAAATATATCTATCCGTCCCCTTATATCTCTCTATACGCCTCTACATCGCTCCACAGCCCTATATACGCGTTTCCTTGCATATACACGCACGCACCCGCATACATACATACCTACCGCCCTAGCTCCAGCCCCACCTATAAAAAAAATATATAAAGCTCCGCCCACCGCTATATCCCTATATAGCAGCAGATCTATTTATATATAAAAATATATATACCTACATACCTATCTATCTTCCTTCCAGGATAGGTACATAAGTATAAGTATGAATAGAAGTATGCCCATAGCAGCAGATCTAGATCTATAGATTCTTATACAGATCTTCGACTGCCTGTATCAATACATCGTCCTCTGTATAGTACAATATAGACTCAGGTACAGCGTTACAGATAAGCTGACCGAGACGGAGATCCGGATGCTTCTCCCAGATCTCTTTGATCTTATTTAGTATGTCTTCAATTCTTGCTGGGTCTCTCATATTATGCTTCCTTATCTTGGTCCTTCTCTTCGCCAGAATCGTGCTCAGCTTCCCACGCGTCAACCTCAGCGATGATCTCACGACCTCTGCGTGTTAAGTTACCTTCGTCGTCAACGAGCCAGCCCTTCATCATCTCCCAGTGCCAGCCACGTGTCTCTGGATGCCTATATTCGTCGACAAGCATCTTTTTGCTCATCATGATAAGGTCTTCTACTATATTATCTGTTGCCATCTCTGTCGCTCTCCTTCTCTTTCTCGGCAGATTCCTCTGTCTCTTTCTCTTCCTGGGCCTCTGTAGCTTCGTTTATCGCTGCATTGACCTTGCTGTCGAGTAATGATTCATAGATCCCTAGAACTTGCTGTACACGCGCATATAACTTCTTAACGAGAGCCGCATCCTTACGACTCTTCATGCTCCATATGACTGTGTTGAAGTCTTGCTCTAAATTGTGATTGATCTTCATGCCTATGCCTCCACGTTTTTCTCTGCATCAGCAGCAGCTACTTCAAACTTACCTCTGCCAAGATATTGCTTTAAAAAGTTGACTAGACCTTCGTCCGCAAGTGCGTAGTCATCGATGGATATAGATAAAGATCCATCTTTACCTTCGTTGAGCTCGATACAGCCTTGCACTGTATATAGGATTCTCTGTAACTCTCCGTTTGCGTCTTGAGCTTTATATAGCTCTTCCTCTGTCTCTGTTAATTTGTTTAATACGTATTGCTCGCATGTCTTTACTTCCATTTTTAAGTGCCTCCTTATATGTTTATATTTGTATGTAGATATAGATAGATATAGCAGCAGATCTATGCAGAGATATCTCTAGAGATATACCCCCTTCGAGAGAGATAGAAAGATCTATGTCTACCCCCCTAGGGGCGCAGGTTTCTCTAGCTATATACGTGTCTATCTGTGCCTGTCTGTATCCCTCTATGCCTGTCTCTGTATCTGTCTATATCTTGCTATAAATGTACATATCTATCTCTAGATACTAATATTATACTGGATATTGATAAAAAAGTAAAGAAAAATATAAAACTTTGTTACTCCCTTTTTTCTCACGCATAATGCGTGCATGCATATATGCGCGCGTGCGAAGAGAGATAGGTATATCTGAATGAATATGTAGAGCTGTGTGCGGCTGTGTAAGTCTTTGTATATATGTAGATGTGTGTAGGTATGTGTCTGGATCTGGATATATATGTGTATATGTATAGGTATATATAAATTAAAGAAAAGAGAATGAAAGAAAAAAAGAAAGAAAGGTTTATAAAGAAAGAAAACGTAATATATATAAATATATATTACTAAAAAGAAAGCAAGAGACGAGCTGTTGCTCAGCTTCGCTTCGCCCCAGAAACAAATCAACGTCCGGCGACTCTGGAGTCCCAGCGCCGGCCGAGATTAGAGTTGCACAGCATAGCTGTTGTTTTGTTTGTGTGTTTTTTGAGCTGTGGAGGAAGGCAGCTATACGTGCTGCTTGCTTTCGCGGTGCTCAGCTGCGCAGCACTAGGGTGCTGTTCCATAGAATTTCCACCGAATTCCACGGGATTTCCACGAAAATGACAGGTATTTCCACCCGTTTTACCATGAAACCGCAAAAAAATAAAAAAAGGAGGGTTTTTAGTCCTCCTTCTAAATATTATTAATTATAAATTAATTTTAACGAATTTGCCACTGACCGTATCATAAACAATAACTGTTTTAATTTTTAGGTCTGAGCGTTTTGTTGATAAATAATGATAAGCCAATACCTGTTTTACCATAGATTTATCTATATAATTAGTTGTCTTGATATCAATAATTGTATCTTGATTAATATAGTCGGCGAGACCTGTAATATGTTTGATACTTAAATTAGGATCATAAAGCTTATTATCAGACGTAAATTGAGTTGTAATATTAAACTCTTTTTTAACAAAATCTGCTGCTTTAGTTCCGAGTTCAACCACTGTTTTAACAAAATCTATATAGCTTTTTTTAATCAAGGATTGAATACTAATAGTTGGAATTAACTTTGCAATTTTAGATCCATAAGCTTCTTCCATCAACTCACGATATTTTAGCATGCAAGCTCTTATAATTAAATTATCATTAACAAAACTATCATCTTGGATACCCGCTTCTTTACGTGCTTGTATTATATGTTTATTTAAATAAAGATTCCCATATACTAAGTATTTAGAATAATATTCAACACAGTAACCTAGACATCTATTACATTTAGCATCAAAATTAAAATCATTATGTCCTGTAAAAAGGCTGTCCACTACGCTATTAATTTTTTGTTTATATTTTTTTTCAATAAAACTATTAAATTTAGAAGCTTTATTTATTTTAGATGTCACTGCTTTATCTTCTATCCAAATCTCTTTATTGTTATTATTTTTACTATGTTTCATAATATCTGTTCCAATGATAGCAGATTCTTTATCATTAAAAACTTTTGTATATGGAAAATAAGGTAAGGTATTAGCCATTAGATCAACAAGAGATTCAGCTTTAATATAATGACCCGTAAGTACTGGAATTAATGGGATGCCTTTAATCGCAGTATACATCGTTACTCTAGCTCGCCTTTGTTTATATAAATCCAATACGTTTTCAACAAGCTCCTTTTCGTCTTCTCCACTGACATAATTAAAACGAGAAATTTCAACTGTTGTTGATGATAATTGTGATAGATCTTTTATTTTATAATAATAGTAAATATTACCAAATCTTACGCCAACCAATTGTTCATTTTTAATGCGTTCCGTTTTGTAGAAATCACTTTCAGGATTAATAATGTTAAACCCAGTTTTTTTATCTTTTAAAACCTTAAAAGTACCAGTCACACCATCAAGTTCTATAATTTTTAAACCATTTGGAAGTATTCCTTTTTTAACTTTAATAACAGAATCGGTCTTTAATTGTTCAACTGAAATAGTATCACAGAAAGCAGAAACCAATTCACCGTCTTCGTCTTCGTCAATGTGCATTTGCGCAACGTTGTAATATACAAAACACTGTCTAGTGTTTTCTAATAATTTTTCGTTTTTTGAATTAAAAATGTCAATATCGTCTCTATATAATAAAGCATTACGTCTGCATCTACCAATAAGTTGAATGGTTGTTTTATTATTACTTGGTTGATTATCCAAAAATAGTACGTGAGCTCTTCTAATATCAATACCTTCAACAATTTTAAATTTATTAATAATTACATCATAACTATTATCATCTTGACAAAGATCGGACATATTAAAATTTTCTTCTGTGATATTTATATATCGTAACTTGTATTCTTGACAGAGTGTAATAACAATATTTGTTAAATTATCATCGATGCATCTAAAAATTGCACATGGATTATAATTTAAAACATTAATATGTTGTTGTTTTACCTCTAAAAGCTTTTTGATAGCATCTTCTGGAGTCCCAGTACTTTGATGGACCGTGCGAAGCATCATGGTATTAGCAAAATTACATTTAATATCAGCATTATCTGGAGTAGCTGTAAAATTAATTGTCTTAAAAGCTTTATCCTTAAGCAAATTTTCCCAGCGATTTGTATTAATATGTCCCTCGTCTCTAATCCATATAAAATTTGTATTTTTTGGAATTAAATTTAAAATATCATTAGCTTGAAGTTTACTGGAAATAGTATATTGTTGACACCCATAAACGACGAAATTGTCATTTGCACAATCATGCTGTATACTTGTACTAATTTGTCTATCGAGTTGACCTTTAGATAACGTTGTAATAACAAAAAAAACATCTGGCATAAGATTGATAAGTTTAGCCATCATCTTTGTTTTTCCTGTACCAGTAGGACTTTGAAAATTAATAACTTTCATATAGTCTTCAGTATTGTTATTAATCTTATCAATTAATTCATTAATATAATAGTTTTGTGTCTCGTTAATTTCTTTGAAAGCTTCTTTTTTCGTCATTGTTTTTTACCTCCATTATTTTTAATCTCTTTTCACCTTATTAAAATTATACTGGATATTATAATAAAAGTCAATTAAAAAAAGGAGGATCTTAATCCTCCTTCTCATGCTTCGGTTCTATCTTAAAATATTTAGTCGTCTGCAGAGTTGTTTAGTCTTTTTTGTAAAAGCTCATAAACCTTAGATTTTTTATCGTATATAGCATTAATTTTATAAACTGGTTTGCCGCCAGATATGTCGACCTGGAGATCTTTAAGGATTGCCTCGAGAAGTTCAAATTCATTAACGATTATATCTATCTCTTTTTTATATGCATATTCATCCATAAAATTAAAATTCTGGAGAGCGATTGAGTGCCATGCTTCTTTACCTGTCATTTGTGGTGTCCTCCTGTACTTTTGTTTTTAAATCATAAAAGTCATCCATGAGTGTGTTCACATAATTCTCGATTTCGACCACATCTTTGGAGTTACATGGGAGCTCGAGGCGGATCACATTTTTATCTTCATCATAAGATCCTACGAGATACCAACCTAGAAATTTTCCGAGCACGGAAATATCTTTTTTTAACTCTTCCAAGAAGTCGATTTTTTGCTGGATCTTGGCGACCTGAAACTCACTTGTTATCACTTCGAGATCGCATTGAAGTTTTACTATTTCTTTGTCTAATAATTCTAATTTTTCTTTTACTGTTTTCATGTGTTTACACTGCTCCTTTTTTATTGTCATTAGCTTTTGTAACCATCGTAAATTTCTAATGTATAGACATCAGTTTTTCCTGTTAAAGGATCGTCACCAATATAGTCTATAACAACAGGAAGTTGTAACTCTTTCACTAAGGATCCTAAGTCATTTGGATCAACAGTAATAAAAGTAGTGATTGAAGATTTTGACTCCATTTCACCATCTTCAGAAGGAACATCAAAATCGTCTTCGACGAACTGAATACCTATACAAAAAGATTCTATCAAAGGTAAATAAGATTCATCTAATACCCTTGACCAAAAGCTTGATTTTGTGTTATAAATTAAAAATTCCATATGTTTATATCCTCCTGTATTTGGACTTTATTTGGAGCTGGAGGTGAGAGTCGAACTCACAACCTGCTGATTACAAATCAGCTGCTCTGCCATTGAGCCACTCCAGCAGATTTTGGCGGAGAGTACAGGGCTCGAACCTGTACAAGTCTTGCGACTTGGAGAGATTAGCAATCTCTTGAGATACCATTACTCCAACTCTCCGTAAGTGCCGGCACAACCCGGCGAGCAATCATTTCGATTGGAGTTCCCCGACTTTAATTTTCTCACACTTCGGTATCGGGTGGTGGATTTTTGTGGGTGCAGAGGTAGGATTCGAACCTACAACCTTCAGGTTATGAGCCTGAGAAGCTACCGTTTGCTAGCACTCTGCGATGATGGTGGACCTGGTCGGTGCTGCCCCGACGTTCTGTGGAGTGCACTTCGGCTTTAACCACAGTCGAAACTTTTCTCAGGCCCGATTAATCGAATATGAATCCTCTAACTTGAATACATCCTTCTGGAGTATCTAGAATTCGATCAAAGCAATAATTGAATGTCGACGCATATTCTGTCAACTCTCCACAAGTTGAATTCTTGCCAAAATATAAAGGTTCATTTGTTTCTTCGTCTACGTATGTTTTCAGATATTCGTTTACATCTTTCTCGGCTTCTTTTAATGTATCATAGAAACCTACAAGATACCAGTTATTATATTCGTCTACAAAAACTACTTCATATTTCTTTAATTCCATACTGAATAAAACCCCTCTTTTATTGTATTTTTTCACAGAATTCTGCTGCTTTTGCGGCTAGATCTGATAATGTCCCGTTGTTGTCAATTACATAGTCGTAATTGTAATTTAATACATCTGCATCAGCATGATTTGAACAAGTGGCCTCTTCTGCTGAAGCACGGTGAATAAATAATGTTTTGGCATTAACACGTTTAACCATCTTTGCTATTTCTTCAGGTTCACGGATATGTACAAAAACTACTAAATTATTGTACTCCTCACCATATGTTTTTTTATGAAAAATATGATCAGAAATTGACTCCATGATTTTGTTATATGGGACGTCGTTCCAACGTGTTAAGAGGTCTTTTAGATCGCTCAAGAACTTACGATCTTTCTCTGTTTTTGTGCCATCCCAACCAGCTTGTTTTGCGATCGATTTAACGAAATCTACTGAGGAAACAGCATAGGATCTATTCTCTCCAAGATATTGTTGGCAGAGTTGTGTAAATGTGTCTTTACCTGATCTTTTAGCTCCGTTCACACAGATCACTTTACAGTACTTTTTTACTGTTTCTTCATTTAATGAATTCTTTAAATTATTGTATTCGTTAGTCATGATGCTCCTCTTTTAACCACTCCTTTAATTTCTTTATTGCTTCTTTACATTCACTGCAAATTATTTCATCACTGTTTTTAACAAATTCTATATTATTCCCACAAATAGCACATCTTTTTGCGATTGCTGATATAGATGATTTTTCTACAACACACCCACTTTCTCTTGGACATCTTACAAGATAAGGTTTAGAGCAACTATAATATTCATCTCTATCTTTATCAACTAAATCATCTGGTGTTGTAGATGAAGATGTTGTATAAGTATTTATTTTTGTAAAATATATACACCCATTACATTTAATCATTGTATAACCACTCCTTTATCTTTTTGTATTCTTTTCCTGTTAATCCAAACTTTAAATGGAAATAGTCATCATCATCTATGTTATCAAAAACGCAACCACTCTTTATAAATACATCTTTTATACGAGTTTTAATTATCTCTAATACTTCTAGATCTTCTACGGTTTTGTCTAATTCTTTATAAGAAGTTTCATAACTATTTATGGTTATTGACATAGGTGGACAATACAACCCTTCTGGTTTGAAACACCCTGTATTACTCATATAATAAGGGCAACTATCATTACATCCCGTTCTTATCTCTCTCATTTATCTTCCTCCGTAATTATCGATATTCCTGCGATTTCGTCTGCATTAAAATAGTATTTTGTATTACCATCTTCCACGACATACTTATATTCGTCATAGACGAATGAATCGTTGAGTTTGAATATACCTGTGCAGATAAATGCATAGCTCGTTACAAGCTCTACTTCTTTGTTTAGAAAGTTTTGAAATACGTCTCCTGGTAGCTTCATTTTTCCTCTCTTGGTAGATCCCAAAGTTTATAGAAATCTATGCCTGTATCTATCTCAATTTTTTCGTTACCTTCATATCTATAACAATGTGGTATATCCTTTTTTGTTAATCTGCAAGCTAGTTTATATTCGTTAAAATTGTTTCTATATTGGTTGTCACCTTCTACTTTATCGAAACACTTTTCGCACATATATTCTATCCAACCTTTTGTTTCATATCTTGCAGGTTTACCGCAGATAAAACAATATCCCATAGATAGTAATTCATAGCGATTAATTACTTTTGCTGTTTCTGGTCCTTCTCCGTTATTATATAATCTTAAAGTTCCATATTTTTCTTTTATTTCAGTGAATTCAAAAGTTTTTAAGATCCCGTCTTTGATGAGAGCTTTTCTAAGATCTTTTTTGAATTGCTTACCGAAAGCTTTGCGCCATCCTGAGGCGATGTAGCTATATTCTGAGAAGTCCCAGTACTTCTTTCCTGTCCATACATTACGTGGTTGAAGGAAAGGATATTTAATAAACAAGAAAGCATTATATATGCATCTTGCTGGTTTTGTTAATTGATACTTAAAGAAGTATTTAATATTTGACTTTGTAATTTTCTTCATATATATGCCTCCTTATGTGTTTCTCTATATATAATACTGGATATTTTATTTTTTGTCAACTTCGTAATTAAAAAGACTTTTAATTGTCTTCTTATATGTGTCTATTTCAAGGTAGTGTTGTAAGAATCCTGGGAAGATCCTGATCACTCCATCTTCAATGTCAAGTCGTACATCGTCTAGTCTATAACAGTCATAAATATCAATCACGTTACCATCTTTATCTACAATATCAAAAAGATCATAAGTTTTTCCATCACAAACTATCTTACCATCGTGATACGTACTTGGTTTTAGATATACATGACCTGTTATTATCTTATTTTTCTTCTCGTTCTTCATCTTCCTTCTTCTCCTCTTTTTGATATCTTTTTAGGATATTATGTTTCTCTTTATATTCTTCTACCACTCCACCAAAAATTGCAAATATTGTAATAATTGCAGTAGATATTAAGATCCCAATACATACTAATGTGTCAGTTAATACATTCATTTAATCACCTCTAATCCTCGTTATATTTTATTTCGCTCTCAAATATTTGCCCCTCTTTAATTCCATATACAAGTGAATTATTACTAATGCACTTATTTAACAGTTCATTATAAGATTGTTCATTATATATTATACAGTTATTCGAAAATGGGGTAAAGAAAGCTGCTTTATTTCCACATTTCTTATCACATTGTTTGTAAGTCTTGTTATATAATTTTTCATCATTTTTATCATATACTCCATCTTTACCACACAACGTATAACAACCTTCTTTATCGACAAGTGGTTTGTCATTTTCCATTATAACGTTTTTTAATACTACTTCATATCTAGGTGAAATCCAAGAACCTCTATCAAAAATAAAAGCTTCATTATTTTCAACTTCTTTACCTATAATAGTTTTTACAGCATTAAACATATCTCTAGCACATTCTTTTTGTAATTCTTTCTCGATCCCTTTGTCTCTCCAGTGTTTATCCCAGAATCTCTTTGCTTTCTCTCTACTTACATATTCAGTATTGTAATCAGCATAACACATTTCTCTATAGAATGCTAGATATGGCTCTTTTGCTATGTAATAAATATTATCGCACATCTTATTAAAAACCCAGTCAACAAAACCATCATCTTTTAAACTAAATTTAAAGTCAAAAGCATATGTAGATGCACTTGGCTTAAACTTATCAATTTCTTCTTCAAACTGTGTAAAGAGACTGCAATACACTCTATCTGTCCTATACTCTTTCTTTTTCTTATCTTTGGTTTCTTCTGTAGAAACTGGACTCCACCAAATACCATATAACCAGCCAGGTGTTTCTTTAATATGAAAGTGAACAACAGAATTAGTTCCAAAACCAAATATAAAATAACCATCTTGATAGTTTACATCTTCAACAGTAATTTTAATCCCTTTATATTTCCACTGTGTTTTATCAAACTCTTTTTGAATATCTTTGAAGAGTTTTTCGGTTGCTTGTTTATAAATATCTGCAAATCCTTTTTTATCTTCAGACTTTACACCTTTTTCATAAATATCTACTAATTTTTCAACTGTATTTGTTAAATTTGCCATATTAATCCTCTTTATATAAATCGTATTTATTATTTAATGTCACAGGACAATATATCCTATATTGATCCTTTAAATTGTTAGTATTATATTTAATACGTTGCTCTTTGAAAAAATCATTATAATATTTTATCTTATGTTCGAATGGTAGCTTAACTATTCTGATATTGCTGTAATGTGCAAAGTAAGGATCGTTGCTATCATATTGTTTTTTAACTTGATTTGTCCATATTTTATCATTACAAGCAAAGAATATTCTTTCGGATCCAGAATAATCTGTACCTATAAGGATCCAGACATATTTGTAAGTTTTATCTTCTAACCACCAGTGTTTTTTTCTATTATTAGTTGTGTTGATAAACTGAAAAGGAATATGATAATTATATTCAAACTTATTTATTTGACAGTGTTGAATACAAATATGTTGTCCGTCTACTCTCTTTAAATCAAAACAAATTGTTGCCATATTAATCCCACCATTTTCCTCTATTTTGCGCTATTAATGTATATGCTTTTAAAATATCTGCTTGTTCTTTTTCCTCTGCTTGTTTCATCATATCAAGATATGTTTGACGGTTTTCTTCTGAGTCCCATTCAAAACGTATTGTAGGGCATACCGTTGATTTGCCGCCAAAAAATAATATTTGTTCACCCTCAATTGCTTTGCAATGATCATGATGAAAATCGAAAGCGTCCTGATCGTAATCGCTTGTTTCAATTTTCTTAAATACGTCTAAAACTTCTTGAATTTCTGCAACGATTGGTTCACGAGTTTCATCTACTTGTGCAACGTTCTCAGGATCTGAATAATACTCAAGCATAAGTTCAAGCTTGTGCACAATTATCTTTTCGAGATAACCATAGTCCCAGTCAAAATCTTCTTTAACTATTTTTTTCCATCTTTTTTTCCAATTTTTATGATGTCCATTTCTAACAAACTTATTCATTAATAAATTCCTCCTTCCAAAGAACATCTAAATACTTTTCTGAGTGTTCTTAACTCTAAATACTTTGTATGTGCGCCTATCTCAACAGTAGGAAGTGTCTCTTGGATAATATAGACATTCCTAAAAAAGAACTTTCTGTATTTATGGGTTTTTTCTTTAAATTCATCTATATCTTTAGTCCAATAAACAGATCTAAATCTTACGTGATGTGGTTTCTTTGTTTTAATTATTTTTGTGCGCATATACATCCCCTCTTATTTAATATCGTGCTTATTAAGTAAATATACAAGTTGCTCAATGTGTTTTCTTGTGCTGTGAATTTCTTTTACTAATACTTCCTTAGCATCTGGTAAAGTACCGTCTTCTCTAAGGTTCTCTGTAGTGACGTGAAATTCTAAATCATAAAGTTTTACTGATGTTTCTTGTAACTTCTCTGTGAGTGTTTTTGTTTTTGCCATGTGCGTATCCTCCTATATATTAGTCTATATAAATATAATAATGGATAACATACAAAATGTCAACCATTATTATACTTTTTTTTAAATTTATTTAGGATTTTTTAGAAGAAGACATCTATGTCTGAAATGATTTCATCAACAACTCCGTAGTTGATTTGATCCTCTGCATACAAGTACCATTCTTCTTTCTTGTGTTTAGCAAGGGTCTTTTGGTCGATCTTTGTTCTGTCAATAATATAGTCACGCATTACTTGTACAAAGTGCTTATAATCATTCATCTGTGCTTCTGTTTGTTCATATGTGCCTTGTGTGCCACCACTACCAGAGTGTGCTAATGCTGTAGAGTTTTTAAGACAGAATCTCTTATGTCCTGCTAATAATAAGAGTAAACCTGCGCTCATAGCTGCACCCATATTGAATGTCCATACAGGTGTCTTACTTAATGCGATAGCGTCTAATACGCTGAAGCAAGCTTGTCCTTCTCCACCATAACTAAAGATTAAGAGTTTAATTGGCTTACGTTTCTCTACTGGGATTCCTTGGTCTTCTTTGTTAAACAAAAGGATTAAACGTGAGATTTCGAGTGTTGAACCATCGATTTCGTCATCAATCCAAATAATTCTATTCTCTAATTGAATATAATAATTTAGTAATTCTGGATTTGGGAATTTTTGATCATCTGTTGGTATTCCTAATGTTGTTTTTGTTGCTGTTGTTTCTTTTTTTACTGCCATGTTTGTCATCCTCCTTAATGTGTAGTATTTTTTAGTTGATTTAAGTATTTTATTTGCTTATCGTAAACGATATCTCGCTGTGTGACGTTGGTATTAAACCACACGATCCTGTAAAACTTTTTCTTACCTGTGAAGTTAAACTTGACGCCATAAGTGATACTACCGTTATGTTCTTTATCTATTTTTTCTATGCTTTCAACATAGTTGAGGTTGATTACATTTCCTTTAATTGTTTGTGTTGTAGGAAACGTAATTTTCTCCTCTTCCTGTGTAGTTTCAGGAGTGTCGAGTATATTAAAGAAGTCTACATCATTTTCTTGAGATAGATCGAAGATATCTGGTTCACAAAACGGATCTTCAATATCACCATCATATTCGCCATAAAACAGATCGTCAAAATTTACATTCTTCAATCTTTCAATAAATTCCTCTGCTTCTGCGAGAACTTCTTCTAATGTTTTCTCTTTTTTTTCTTCTTCTGCCATAGCTCCTCCTTGAACTATACTAATATAATACTGGATATTTCTATAAAAGTCAATTTATTTCTCAATATATTTGCATGATGGGTATCCTGAGCATCCCCAGAATGTACCATACTTTGATTTTCTACGTACTAATGGTTTACCACAGTTTGGGCAGATCTTTGTTTCTGGCACAACCTTTTTTACTGAATCTTCAAGTTTGGTATAAAACTCTTGCAAGAAATCTAAATAAGGCTTTTTACCTGTTGCAATAAGGTCTAGATCTGATTCTAATTCTGTTGTATAATGTAAATTAATTAGATCTGGAAAAGACTTATCTAAAAATGCAGATAATTGCATACCTTTCTCAGTAGGTGTAATCAACTTATTTTCTAAAGTACAATATCCCCTGTTTTCAGCAAGGATTGTTTTAAGAATTGTCGCAAATGTAGATGGTCTTCCTATACCTCTTTTATCTAACTCTTTGATGAATGTTGCTTCTGTATATCTCTTTGGAGGTGTGGTTTCCTTTGGCTCTACCTTTAATTCTGTCTTTTGAAGGATCTCTTTCTCAGTAAAAACTTCTTTAACCACTTCATCTTTGGATATCTCATCTTCTGTGTCTACATGTATTTTTCTATATCCATCGAAGATGATCTCTTTAGAGTGCATAACAAATCTATGATCACCATTAGCAATATTGTATTGTGTGTCGCTAATGATAGCTGGAGCCATAGAACTCATTACAGTTCTTTCCCAAATTAATTTATAGATCTTGAGAAGGTTTTTATCGGAAATATAATCTTCTAAATCCTTTGGAGTCATATCTAAATTAATAACACGAAGACATTCATGAGCTTCTTGACTTCCTTCTGTTTTTGTACCTTTCTTAACAGGAGCATAGTATTGTTTTCCATATTTCGCTTTTACATATTTTTCTAGGGTTTCTGCAAACTCTGGAGACATACTTGTGTCATCTGTTCTAATATATGTAATTAAAGCTGTATGAGATCCCATAATACTAATACCCTCGAAAAGCTTTTGAGCACAGCTCATAGCCGTGTCGATCGACATGCCATAAACCTTATTTGCTTCCTGTTGGAAAGTGCTAGTTGTAAATGGTGGTTTAGGGCTTTCTTTTTGCTCTTTTTTCTCAATAGAGCAAATTGCAAAATCCTTATTTTTACAGTCGTTTATGATCTGATCACATGCCTCTTTTGTAGGTAAACGTTTAATTTCTTTCTTACTGGTTCCTGTATATTTTGCTTTAAATTTAGTCTTATTTTTTTCAAATAATAGGTAAAGATCAAAGTATTTTTCAGGTACGAAATTTCTAATTTCCTCCTCTCTTTCTACTACAAGTTTAAGACCAGCAGATTGACATCTTCCTACAGATCTAGCTTGGATGTTATCTCTAGCTATGTTTGTGAGTCTATATCCAAGCATCTTATCAATAGCTGCACGTGATTTTGCAGCATCAACTAAATTGTCGTCTATCTTTCTTGGAGAATCTAAAGCTGCCAATACGGCAGGCTTTGTTACTTCATGGAAGGTAGCACGGGCATATTTTGATTCAGGTATTTTAAGCTGAGTTTTTAAATGCCATGCAATAGCTTCTCCTTCTCTATCTGGGTCGCTACAAATAAACACTTTTTCAGCATTTTGTACTGCTGCCTTAAGCTTTTCTACGATATCTTTTTTAGAAGGCATAACACTATAGTTAATCTTAAAATTGTGCGTAGGATCTATTCCTGTATTCCAATAAGATCCACCGTCTTTGATTTCTGTAATATGGCCTGCCGAAGCCAGAACGGTAGCATTTGTATATCCACCGTCTTTTAAAATTTTTTTAATTGTAGAACATTTATTAGGTGACTCTACAAGTATTAAAATTTTTGCATCTTTTTTCATTATTCTTCTCCACTCTCTCCAATTAAATATATATTACCATCAACTGAATAAATCTCCTGAGTATCTATAAGATAATCCTGTATTATTTTTAGAGCATATTCTATAAGTGTTACATAGTTTGGGTTATCTGTATCAAGTTTTTGGTCTGCTTTTTTAGTCCACATAAGACTAAGGTGTCTGTACTGTTTCTTAGGCCAATAAGGACAACAATAAGAGTCGGTTCCTGTGTCTATTGCTGCTTTGAACAAATATACTTTATTATTATCTATATTTTTTATTTTCACGTCCCAATAATATGTATCATATGTATTTCCATAGATTTTTACAAACCTGTTGTTAATTTTGTGTATTGAAATTTTTTTAAGTTTAAGCTCCATATATTTACTCTCCTACATTGTTTCCTAACCACTCTTTAATAAGGTAATCATACATGTCATCTAAAGAAGCTAATTGTGGCATGTGGGCTATTTGTTTTTGTTTTTCTTCTTCCGCTAAATCGTCAAATTCATAAAGATAATAACCAATTAAATCATCTCGATCGTCGAATTCTTCTTGTAGTATTTTTACCAATAAGTCTTCGTATTCTGTGTAAATAAAAGCAGGCATAGGAAACCTATCATCTCCACACATTTTTTCTAATACTGTACAGAACTCATCTTCTTTTTTTCTTTGTTCTTTAATAAAATTTATTACTTCTACAAATCTTTCTCTCTTCATCATATGTGTCCTCCTTAACTAAAATCCCAGTCAGGTGTTAGATCGTATGGTCCGTCTGTTCTATAATGGGGTACTAACATAGGTATAAACTGCTTCCATTCTTCTGCGTTTCGTGTATCCCAGATAGAGCTTGAATGCGCTAATAATCCATTTAATCCTCTGTCGGCGTGGTTTTCTTTTAATTCTTCTTCGCTTAATAGTGAATTACCTTTTCTATCCACGATGGTTTTTATCATTTCATCAGAGGAAATTATCTCATCATATTCATCTTTAATAAAATATTCATGAGAATTAAATAACTTTTTCCAGTCTTCTAAATTATAAATATTTATAAAAGGATAAATACAAAGATCAAAATGCCAGCCACAGGACGATTTACCAATATGTAAACCTTCTTGTTCGACCGTACATTTATCAAAATCTAAGACACAAGCGCTTTTATCGAGCTCTCCTGTTCCCATTTTGTATATATCTCTTTCGATATATTGACCAAGTCTATTGATCGGAAGGATCCAAGGCGTGCTATCTTTTTTATGTAAATAATAATTGCAACCCATAATTTACCACTCCACTCTAATTTCATAAGAACTATATTGTTTTTCTAATTTATAACCTAATTCTTCTAACTTTTTCTCTGCGTTTTCAAGTGCGGTTTTACTTATATATAACTTTGGAAGTCCGTATATTAATACTTTTTCATTTCTCATAGCGCATTCTCTAATATGTTTCATTATATCATCAAAAAGATAATCAGAATTATCTGCTATCGCTGCTGCTTCTTTTGCTGTTAAAACATCTTTTGTTAAGTCCATAATTATTCTCCTTTCTTATTTGAATTGTATTTACAAGTGTCACATTCATTATCACAATTCTCACCTTGTTCATCATTTGCAATACAGTTTACAGTGTCATACTTTGTATCAAATACTTCTGCATATTCTGGATTATTTTTCTTTACCCATTCTTCCCATTCTTTTTGTTCATTTTCGTCATACCAGTGCCCATATTCATTCTTTTTATAATATGGATGTTCTTTTAGGAAATCATCTAATGCTTCTTTTGCATCATCTTCATCCCAACAAAGCATAGTAGAATTATCTGGAAGTTCTAATACTGTTGCAACTGTTTCACCTTCATTTACAAATTCAAACTTTGGTGAATTATCATCAAAAAATACATCACACCATTGAACAATTACACAATAACTATCACTGGTTATATTAATATTTGTGTAACCGCCAGTATGACTTTTTTCTTTGACTTCATTTGACTTCATATCTTGTTGCATTAAAAACTCAACAAACTCTCCCACCATTCCTGCTTTAACTTCTTCTGGTGTGAATGCTTTTTCATTATATGGTATTATCATTGGTTTCATTTTTATTTCCTCCTAGTCTAAAAATAGTGAATAATCTTTTTTTCTTATGTACTTTACTAATGCTATATTATTTTTAAAAGTATTATTATAATCCTGTTCAGATATTTCTATCTCACCAGTTTCATAGTTAATAACTTTTGGTGTTGTCCAATGTGGTTTAGCCCCAGCTTGCCAATACCAATCTATATCAAAATGATCATCAATTGGATAGTTTACAAAGCCTCTTCTGTTTTCATTAAAATCAACACAATCTACAATTTCACGGTCTTCAGGATTATAATATCTTAAAACAACTTCTCTGTAATGGTCTTGAAGTTTTTTGTTATATCCTTCCCACATTTTTGAGTCATATCCATGATCATACATCTCATCCCTTTCTTGTAATACAAAGTTCTTTTTACTAATCACTACATACTCACTATCTTCACTACTATAAGACATAGCAATAACATAAGGATAATATGGAATTAAATCTAAAATTGTATCGAAGTGTATGTCGATCGTGATATATACTCCGTGTTTATTTAATTCTTTTAAAGTGTCGTAATCTCTGCCCCAGTATCTGTATGTGTATGTGACGATATTTCTATATCCGCCCTTCTTACGTTTGTCTGGAACTGTATCAAAATATTCAATAACCTCGAAATGATCGCATTTTTCAGCGACCATCATTTGATTTTGTTCTGTAACTGTAATTAATTGATGTTGGTGAATTACTCCACCTGTTTTTTGCTTAAAAATTTCAAAGCACTCTAATTCATCTGAATAGAGAACATGTGCTTTCTTAATTTCTTCTGGATCGTCTGATCCATCTGCTGTGCGATGCTTCTCCATCATCATATGATCGTATAAGTCGCACTTACCACTAAATTTTGACATATTTTCTTCTCCTTTCCCTTTTGGGTTATAAAATTGGCCTTTTGAGCCTTTTCGAGTTTCTTATTAATATTATACTGGATGTTTTATAAAAAGTCAATTTTATTCTTCTAAAACCAACACATTTACAAATCCAGATAATACTGTACATGAATCTATCGCTATTACATTCTCTCCATAGAAGATCGTGTTGTCTTTGTCGCTGCCACCATAATGCCAATGAAAGTCACTGGCGTGCCAATGCCCGCATACTAATCTTTTACCCTTCTCAATCTCTTTATCAAAATATCCATCATCGATTAACCAGTAAGGGCATTTCCAGGTGGCTTCTACCCATTGTCTAGGTGTCGCGCATTCTCTCCAATTTGGTTCATATCTTGCAAAATCACAATAGGTTCCATGACTTTCGTAGAGTGGTATAAATGCATGTGTGATTATATAGTCGTTTAATTCAAGATAATTCACCCACTCGTCGCTTTCAAAAATCCATTCAATTAACTGCGACTGCTTTAAATCATTTCTAATCATATTCCAGGTTCTTCTGTCTAAAGCATGTTGGAAGTAATCATTAAATTTTTGTACCTCTATCCAATTCATATTAAAAATTGAATAATTATCAGGATCAGACCAAAATTTATTATAGTTGTTAAATACTTTAGTCTTTGGGTGTCTATCTTTATATAACTGGAACATTGTAAAAACTGTCCCGTTAGAAAAATCATGAGACTGTGGGAAAACCTTGTCTACTAATTGTTTTAATAAGTATTCGTGATTTCCCCTAATTAAAACTCGTCTCTCTTTAGGGATGCTTCTTACAAATTTTAATATTTCAGCAGATTCCTCTCCACGATCAAAAAGATCTCCGTTTAATACAAAACAATGTTCAGGATTATTTATATCATATCCTGCCTTATCTAATCCCTCTTTAAGTTCTGTATAAAAACTATGTGTATCCGATACTATAAAATATTTCATATTAATCTCTCCCGCTTTTTATTATTATAACGATAATCGCTGTGATGAAAGCTAACCCTAAAAAGATAGCTATTGATAACATCACAGGATTGTTTAACCTTACAGTTCTAAAGTTGTCTGCAGGTGCTGATAATAATAAGTTTGATATCATTTATTTTTTACTCCGTTTTTTGCCCAATAAAATGGTGTTTTTATTCGGCACTATTTTCCGAAAACTTCGATGTGCTTAAGTCTAACTGCTTCCTCTTTATAAGCGTCCGCAAGTTCGATTAAATAGCTCATACCTTCTGCTTCATATCTCTCTACTTCGACGAAGACTACGATCTTAGTTTTGATCTCTGCGAGAAAATATATAAAGTTAAGTAAATCATCTGCCCAGAAGAACAAACGCTCTTCTTTAAAGAATTCATAAGGTTCTTCTTTTGTTGATAATACAAAGTATTCGTTGTAATATGCTTTTTTAATATTATTGTTTGCTTCGTTTATTGTTGTCATGTTTTATATCCTCCTAGTACCTATCTCTGCTTCGTTTATTTTATTATATACTTTCAATGTATATTTCTTATCGTATATATTATAATGTATATCGAATAATAAGTCAACTAAATTAACCGTAACCTTAAAAATCCCTACACACTCATTATCGATCTCTGTATAGCTGCATGGATCTATAACTGGGATAACTTCTACGTCTGTTGTTGTTAATATATATTGTTGTATAACTTTGATCATTTCTTTTAATCTATTCATAGCTCCTCCTAGACGTGTATATTCCTTAAATTAACGTCTGCCGCTTGTAGTGTTGGCCTTTGTGGTTTCTTTCTAAAAGCCCATTGTTCGATCCCGTCGACAACTACGCGCTCCATCCACCAAGACCCCCCTACGATACGTAGAGTTGGATCTACCACAGGCTCCGCGTTAGCGATTTTCTGATAAATTAAGACGGTAGCTTTTTGTACAAATTCCGCCACAGGGATTAGTCCCTCTCTATTTAATATGAATTTTATATTACGAAGACTGAATCCACCTTCTTTTAAAGCTTCTTCAGTCTCCTCTAATAAATTATATACCTGTGCTTCCGAATCCATTATCACCTCTATCTGTATCTTCAAGTGAATCTACTTGCTCTAATTCTATTTCTGGGATTGGTAAGATAACTAATTGTATAAGTTTATCACCCTTTTTGACTTTATGATTGAAACTTCCGTGATTATAAAGCTTTACAACGATTGGTCCTGTGTATCCTGAGTCAATCACACCTGTTCCAGTTAGATCATGTTTAACGTTTAACCCACTTTTTGACTTTAAAAATCCGACATATCCTTCAGGAATTGCAATATGAACACCCGTATCGAATACTTTTGAATCGTGAGCTGGGATCAAAGTGTTGTCTCTTGATTTAAGATCAAACCCTGCATCTGTTTTATATGCTTTAATAGGCATATATGCGCCTTCGTCTAATGTAACTTTTAATTTCATTTGTTTTCTACCTCCTTAAGTGTCTCTAATAACTTATCTATATCTTTAACAGTTGTATATTTTGTGAACGAAACACGAATTGTGTTTCTAATTTGCTTCTCTGTACGTCCCATTCCTACTAAAACATGTGATCCATTGAAACCACCTTTGGTCTCATCAACCTCTTCTGTGCAAGCAGATCCACCTGCAACAGCAATTTCTTGTGTTCCAAGTACTGAAGCAAGCTTATCATAATCACACATATTAGAGCAATCGAGACTTATAATATTTTTTTGGTCTGGAACTATGGTCAATTTAATTTTTGGAAATTCAAAAATCAACCTCTTCATTAAGTAATTGTATAAATATACATAATGTTGTGCATAATCTGTAGCTTTATACATTTCTTTAACTGCAGCTGCTGTTCCGACAATTCCTGCAACGTTTGAAGTGCCTCCTCTGCGACCAAATTCTTGAGATCCTGCATTAATGAGAGGCATTGGACGATCCTCTGGATCACAAACCAGGATACCAACACCCGTTGGTCCGTAAATTTTGTGTGCAGAAAATGTTAAATATGTCGCTTTTGGGAAAATTGTTTTCAAACAAATGTTTGTACCACCATATCCTACACTTTGTGTGCAGTCAACAAGAGTTTTGATGCCCAGTTCTGCGGCCTTGTCGGAAATTACTCCAGCTTCATTATAGGTTCCGAGTTCATTATTAACTGAAGATGTACATATAAGGCATGTACTTTCTCTAATATATGGAGCAATAACATCCCATCTTAATCCTTTACTGTCTGGGGTTATGTAATCAACACAACACCCAAACTCTTCTAATTGCTTACAAGCATTAGTGATTGAGTCATGTTCAAAAGCTCCACAAATAATATGTGTAGATTTATGATCAATTAGAAGTTGTTTAAGAGCTGTCATTTTAATAACCCAGTTATTTCCTTCTGTTGCACCAGATGTGAATATAATATGATCTGCAGAAGTTCCTATAACCTCTGCGATATCCTCTCTGGCGTCTTCTACGGCCACGTGAGCTTCGATACCATAATCATGGACAGATTGACTGTTGCCAACAAAACCGTCTGTTAAAAACGGTTTCATGGCGTCTAGTACAACTTTACTTATTGGAGTGTTTGCTGCTCCGTCTAAATATGTTTCTGCTTTTACTTTCATAATCCTAATAATCCTTTTAATTTACGATCACTTAAATCTCTACATCTGTTTTCAACAAAACGGACTAATTGCTTATAAGATAAGTTTTTGTCTGTCCTGAGTGTGATAACATCTGATTTTGTTGGGTGATCTGATAATCTGAACATCAATGAATATTGATCAGAATAAATTTTAAAATACCAAGAATCTGTAGAGATAGATTTTCTCTCCTCGATCTTGTATCCCTTTTTGCTAACTGTTTGCTCGATAATGTTTGTTATGTTTTCCATTTTCATATTAATTTACCTCCGTTGTTTTGTTTGATATTAATATTATAATGGATATTATCGTAAAAGTCAATTTAATGTTCTTTTTTATATAACTCATATAAAGCATCCTTGATCCAAGTTTGCTTTACTTTAATATTGCTTACTCTTGTAGCTTGATTTATAGCTGTCGGTTGACCTATCAATGCGCAGTACTCACGAGCTCTCGTAATTGCTGTGTATAACCATTCTCTCATAAGTAGTGGGAATGCACTATTATCTAAAGCAACAATAACATAACGTGCCTGAGATCCTTGAAGTTTATGACAGGTACAAGCATATGCTAGCGAGATATCACCCCACTCGTCTCTTGGAATTAAGATCTGGTCATTGTCGTTTAACTCAATAATCATGTTTTCGTAATCAATATCTACAATATGTCCCATATTACCATTAAAGATTGCGACTTCTTTTCCGTAAATATTTCTGGCATGATAATTGTTCTTTGTGACCATAATTCTGTCGCCAGGTTTATATGTAACTTCAAATCTTTGTCCGCCATCGCTTATCTCGATCGTTACACCTTTCTTTTGTTCTGCATTTACAATAGCTTGAACTTCTACATTAAAATATCTACAGCTATTCATACCTTTAGAACGAACAGGAACAACAATCTGGATATCATCTGCTGGGATCTTTTTATTATAATATAAGTCTTTAAATTCTTCAAGAACTTTTCCATGAACTATTGCAGCTTCAGCAGAACTTGTTAGTTTAAAGTCTTGCAATTCACCACGTACCTCAGATCCTGCGAAATCACTCTTTACGATAGACTTACCTTCACAAATGTGAATAGATTGTGTAATAATACCACTTTTGAGTGCTTGTCTTTGTATGACGGTAAGTGTATTTGTAGGTATGTATCCAGATTTGATACAATCGCTGAGAATATTACCAACAGAGATAGGTGGCAATTGTTTAATATCTCCCAACATAATAAGTTTGCTACCCTTACGAATACTTGAAATTAAAGATAAGAACAATTCTTCCCCAACCATTGAAGTTTCGTCCAAAATAATTACATCTTCTGTAAGAGGATTGCTTTCATTTCTGGCGAAACGTTCTTGATCAGGTAGATAATTTAATAATCTATGAATTGTCTTTCCTTCTAACCCCGTGTATTCTGTTAACAAACTAGAAGCTCTTCCTGAGAGTGCGCATTGAGCGACTTCATAACCGTAATGTTCAAAAATACGAATTAAAGGTTTTAATGTACTACTCTTACCTGTACCAGATTGTCCTGTAAGGATTGCTACGTTATTATTTAGAATACTCCAAATTGCTTTCTTTTGTTCAAAGGTATATTCAAATCCTTGTTCTTTTTCGGTTTCAGCAATAATCTGATCGCAGACTACCTTGTCAAAACTGAAAATACTTGGAGCTTTTTTGAGTCTCTTTAATTGATCAACAATTTTTTGCTCTACAACTCTCAAGCTAAATAATCCGATATAACCATTATCTTTTTCATAATAGAAGTTAGGAAGTTTAAGATCTTTTTCACCGAACTTAATCTTCTTATATAGCTCTTCAAAGCCCTCTGGGCCCACTGTGCGCTCTTTTATGAGGTTAAGAAGGTTCTCCTTCGAAATAGGTGCACATACGTTTAAAACGTCTTCTACGAAGCCACGGATCTGTACACGAGAGTTTCCTTCTTCGTTAGCCATCTTATCAAGTCTGTATAAACAGTATGCCATACATCTTTCTGGACAGTCTGTGGTAAACCCTTGAGCTAGGGCTATTCTATCTGCTCTTTCCCAACCATAGCCTTTGGCTAATTGAATTAATGAATAAGGATTTGTTTTAATGATATCTACCACAACATCTGGAGATCCAAATTGTGCTATCAGTTTATCAATAGCATTTTTTGTAAGACCATATTCTTTTAATTCGATATAAGCTCTACTACTATTGACGTTTTCTGAATATTTGGCACACATACGGTTTGCCGTTACAGGGCCAATACCTTTAATCTTTGTTAAAGCCCCAATGTTCCTTTGGAATAATAAATCTACAGGATTATCATATTCAGAGAATAGTAATTCAACTTGTCTATCTGTCATGAAGAAACTGAAGAACTTTTTTTGGTCTTCTGGATTGTCCATGTTGTAGGCTAGGTGCATATCTAAACATTCATATTGAGGACCCCACTCAGGATCAAACACTAATTTTCCTGTGAAGATATACTCCATATCATATTCAACTTTAGGGAGATTTCCTGTGACAACAATGCTTCCATCATAAGCAGAAAAACACTCAACCGTGAGTTGTCCTTCTAAAACCTCTTCTACGTTTAGTAATACGATCGCATATTCTCCTGAGTTGTGAGGTTTATTTTTTGGATAACGATAATTATGCAAAGTTACCTTTGCAGTTACTAATTGGTTGAGTAATTGTTTTGTTTCACTCATTAATGGTTTTGCTAATCTTTTTTTTGTCACTTTTATCTCCTTATTATTATAGTAAAAAAAGAAGGATCTTTTTCCAATATAGATTATACTGGATATGATCCCTCTTGTCAACTAAATATAGATTATTTTGGCTTATTCCTTTTATATCTTATACTTAGACTGCCATCTGTTGAGACCCCTTCGATCTTTCCGACACCTTGTGTAAACGGAGTTTTAGTAGATCTAACATGGAACATATTATCTTTTCGTACGCCATAAACAATTAATTTGCTTCCTCGTTTAAACCATGACTCATCAAATACAGTTTTCTTTTTTGTTTCAGGATCTAATTTACTAAGCTTTGCATTGAAATCTACAAAAGTCTTAGCAAAGAATTTAGCATCTACGACACCATCTGGAGTTAGCAAGCTAACTGTATGACGAATGTTGTTGTTCCCTATTACTGTGCCAACAATGTTGCAGTACTCTGTATTCTTAGGATCTTCTGGTAAATCAAAGAAATTACGGACATCATACTTTTGTTTATTGACGTTCCCTAATTCATGACCGCTATGATAATAACACATAGTTTCCATCTCCCAAGTAGATGGTGTACCTAAACAATATTTATCAATGAGCTTTTGTTTGAAGTCATCTTGTAATAATTGTTGATATGCTAGTCTACCACTCTCTGAATTGAAGAAATCCATCAATGGTTTGATACTTTCATCATAAACACGTGTAAAGCTAGCTTTTTTCATGAATACGGAGTTATCTGGAAGATCTCCATATTCGCTCTTTGATAAACTAAGTTTAGATTTGAAGAATGTATTGAAAAATCTAATACAAGCTTCTTCAGTTAAGACATATCTATTCGAATTTTTATCGAATTGATTTTTATCTATATATTGTTTAAACTTAAACATTCTAATTTGTTCATTGAACTGTGGAATGTCTATACTTAGTTGTAATGCTTTTTTGATCTGTACAGATGTTAACTTGTCTTTTAATTCGATCTCTTTATCTGCCAAGATTTGTAAATAACGATTAATAATATACATACGAGTATTATTTGGGTAGAGGGAGTCGAAACATCCTGCCTTGATCAACCCAAGCATTTGGACTGGAGTAGGGTTAACTTTTTCGACAAAGTCCTCAACCTTTTGATATGGTCTGCCCTTAAAGATCCTGTCTAAAAGATCTGGGTTAACCACATTAACTGTTTGTAAACTATATAATATGCTATTATTTTTAACGTCTGGAATAAAGTCAACTTGAGCAGTATTAATGTCTGGGAGTTCTACAATAATGCCTTTATGTTGAGCGTCAGAAATAGCTTTTGCAACTTTTCTGTAATCAGGAGCAGATCTTTTAACTTTTACACCATCTGAAGATTCTTCAGACTCTTCTTCGTCTGTTTCTTCTTCTATGGTTTCTTGTTCCATTTCATCTTCTTCTGTAAGCTCCTCTAAGCCATCTGTGTAGTTCCCCGCATTAATACACAAACATGCGCATTGCCAATAAAGTTGATTCCAACGAGTTGCTAGATTCATTTCTTGTAATGCGATAAGGCTATAAGGTAATGTATGATTCAATGAGAAAGAATACCCCAATTGAGGTTCTATACAACGTTTCCATACATAATCTAAAAATTCTTTCCTTGCCATGTTTTCTCCTTTAGGGGCGTGATATTTCACACGCCCTCTATATATAATACTGGATTATTAAATAAAAGTCAAGTTTTATTTTATGATAGAGATGATAATGTTACCTGAGTAAATCCGGTTACAGATGCATATGTAGTGTAAGATGACCATCCGCTATCATTTTGATAAGTAGATAATAATGTAGATGGCACCGATACAGCAACTCCAGTAGTAGTGGAATTAACAAAAATATTTGAACGGAATTGGATAGAAGCACGACGAGATGTTTGCCTTAAGCTTAACGAACGGAGATTAGTTGATTCAAATAAACCTGATCCTAATGCGGCGGTATTTGATGCTCCAGGTTCCACTAATGTACTATAAATTGTGACACTTTGTAAATATGAACATCCTTTAAAAGCATACACACCAAGTGAAGTAGATATATTAGTATTACCAATAGATATTGTTTGAAAAAGGATGTTATTACAATTCTGGAATGCGTGTTCTCCAATAGAAGTAACGTTGGATATATTAAAACTACTTATTGTTGAACAACCGTAAAACCCGTAAGCTGGCACTGTTGTTCCAGTTATAGTAACAGTATGTAAATCATCAGGCAAGCATGCCGAATAAGAATTTCCATCTGATCCTTGTTGCGTAATTATAGTACCCCCTGTATATTGAGTCGAGCCAAAGATGTAACCAAATAATTGTTCACTTGCGGTAGATGTTGTAGCAGATTTTCCAACAAACGGTAATGTTATGGAATAAATTTCTGGACAATTATTAAAAGCCTCACTACCAATGCTAGTAACTGTGCTTGGAATAGCAACTGCAAAATCATCATTCATTGCATGTAAACTTGTACAGTTTTTAAATGCGCTATCTCCAATGCTTTGGATTGAAGGTAAAATGAGTGAATCCACTCTATTACAACCATAGAAAGCATTGTTTCCTACAGTTGTAATAGTGTTTGGTAATGTACAAGATCTAACTCCTGAGCAATTATAAAAAGCACAATCTCCTACTGCTGGTACAGATCCCTTAACCTTAATAGTATTTAATATAGAACATCCATAAAAAGCCCCATACATAAGTTTACCGCCAGATACGGTAACGCTACGCAAATTGTTTGGAATATAATACCCCCTCGATCCTGTTGACGAATAATATTGATATGTTAAGGTTCCGCCTTGGTATTCATCTGTACCAAAAAGATAACCGAACAAAGTGTTTTCGCTTGCTTGTGTCGGATTTACCGAATTACCAACATAAGGTATTGTGAGTGTTCTAAGACCACTACATCCATTTAAAACGGATCCTAATATTGTTGTAACAGACGTTGGTATTGTTAAAGATGTGAAATGAGTACAATTTTTAAACGCTCTTGTACCAATCTGTATAACCGAATTTGGAATATTAATATTGTTGAGGTTAGAGCAGTTAGCGAACATTTCTTCGCCAATATTCGTTAAATTATTTGACAATATAGCAGTTGTTAAATTACTGCATCCTCTAAACACACCTGTTCCAACGGTTGTTATACTATTTGGTAACGTAATGGAAGTTAATCCAGCACAATTTTCAAATATACCATAAGGTAATGATACGACAGAGTTATTTAATGTCACGTTGGTTAAACCAGACGCAGTAAAACACATATCTCCAAAACTTGTTATATTTGATAATATAGATAAAGAGGTTAATGCTGCAGTTTGATAGAATGCTTGTTGACCAAAAATAGTAATGGTTGATGGTAAAACTATATTTGTTAAACCAGTGCAGTATGCAAAAGCAGCGTTGCTAACAGTAGTGGCGTCTCCGTTTATTGTAATATGTGTCACATGTGAACACCCTTGGAAGGCGTGTGAAGTTATATCTCCTCCAAGAACCGTAATATTTGTTAAACTCAGAGGTAAATAATAATTAAATCCGGATAATGTTACTTTATAACTTTCAGAATATTGTCGCCCCCCAAAGATATGCATAAAATAACGACCACTACTAGTTTGGTCTGCTCCAATAAATGGTATTGTAATGTTTGTTAAACCATAACAACCGCTTACACAAGAACCCCAAATATACGTTAAAGTAGATGATGACAATATTAAGTTTTGAATATGAATACAATCATAGAACGCCCCATAATATATTTTTAAAGCACGTGTAATCTCAATTTGTGTTAAACTATCAGGAATATAGTATGTTTCAGAATACACAGAAGTAGAAGAACCACCATCGTAATAAACTTGTGTTACAGGACTACTACCAGTGTAATTATTAGTACCAAAAATATACCCAAACAAAGTAGATCTACTTGCGCTTTGTTCGTTTTTGTTTCCACCAACAAATGGTAATAATAACGTCGTAAGTTTGCCACACCCATAGAAAATTCCTTCAGCTAGTGTAGTAAATGTGCCATCAAGTTTGACCGATGTAATTTCACTACAGTTATAAAACACATCAGAACCTACATTTGTTAAGTTTGGTAAGTTAAATGCTGCAACCATTTTACTACAATTGTAAAACACCTTATTAGGTAATTGTGTGATATTATTATTTAAATGTGTCGTAGTATTACCTATTTCCATACCCACTATTTCACTACATCCTTCAAAAGCGCTTTCGCCAATGCTTGTTATATTTGGTAAATTAAAACTTGATGCTAATAAACCACAATTTTTAAATATTCTTGGATTAATAGTTGTAATTGTAGAACTGATTGTCGCTGAAGGTATTTTAGCACATCCGTCAAAGGCGCCTTCTCCAATACTTGTCATATTCAAATTAAATGAAGAAGTTAAATTCGAACATCCGTAGAAAGCTTCTGCAGGAATTACAGAAATTTTTTGACTATTTAATGTTACTGTAATTAAACTCGAACAATTATAAAATACTCGTGCCCCTAATGTTGTTACATTTGACAAAGTAAATTGTGAGGTAAGTAATGGACATTCAGCAAAAGCTTGTTCCTCGATATTTTCCAAATTATAGTTCGATATATCGATAGAAGTTAAATTTGAACAATGATAAAAAGTTTTTTTCCTAATTACAGTATGTACTCCGGCTATGGTTATTTCTTGGATATTTTGACAATTAGAGAAAGCTCCATACAACATTATTGAATTTGCTCCTGCTATATTTACGTATTTTAATGATGTTGGTATGTAATAATCTGCGGTTTGACTGTCTGACCATGCTTGTGTCGTAGGAGATAATGCACCTATATAACTAGTAGATCCAAAAATAACGCCAAACAAAGTATTGGCAGAAGCAGTAGAAGAACTTCTTTGAGTACCGACAAATGGTAACAATAATGTTTCAAGCTTACCACACCCATAAAAAGCGCCAGCTTCTAATGTCATAAATGTACCATCAAGTTTTAGTGATGTAATTTCACTGCAATTATTAAATACACCAGAACCAACAGTTGTTAAGTTATCTAAATAAAAATCAGATTCTAGTTTTTGGCAATTATAGAAAACCTGATCTGGCAATGTTGTAATTAGTGTGTTCTTGTTTACACCATTGTGATCAGTATTAATATTGATAACTTCAATTTTTTCACAATTATAGAAAGCACGTGCTCCAATATTAGCTAGATTAGGAAGTACAAAATCAGATTCTAATTTTACACAATTATAAAATACATTTTCTGGTAGTTTAGTAATATATGTATTGCTAATGCCATTTCCATGTGTGTCGATATTTGATATTAATTCACAATTGTAAAAAGCGCTTGCTCCTATTTTTGCTAACTTTGGTAACATAAAATTAGACGTAAGTTTAATACAATTATTAAAAGCGCCTGTACCTATACTTGTAAGATCATTTGAATTAGTAATTGATATAGTTGTTAATTTTTTACAGTTATCAAAAGCTCCTGATCCCACCCTTGTTAGGCTACTGTCAAAAACTACTTCAGTAAGATTTGTATATTTTAAGAATGATCCATCTGGTATAATACTATCATTTTTAATTGTAATTTTACGTATATCTGATGGAATATAATAATTAGATGAATATATCTCACCATTATCAGCATAGAATTTTAATGTTGATACGATATTATGATCAGTATCAACAAGATTTTTACCAAATATATTACTAAATGGCACTGCGTATTCTTTTTTAGATATTCCTTCGGATATATTTTTATCGCTACTGCATGATGTTGTTATTGTTTGTAAGGCAGTATAATTACTTAAAGCACTTTGACAAATAAATTTTGTATATTCATTGATATCAACGCTATTAATATCTTTACGTTCTGGGTTTGTTGATACCAAAATCATATATGGACTATTTCTACTACCGATATATCGCAATCCCTGGCCGTCTTCCGTTAATTGTAATTTATCACATTTTTCAAATGCTGAAGTACCTACACTTTTTAATCTATTAGTTGTATCTGATAATGAAATTTTAATTAATTCTTTTTGATTGTAAAATGCGTATGGCTTGATTCTTGTAACTTCAGGTATCTCTATATCTGTCTCTGTGCCTTCATAAGCGACAACAGATGATGTGTCATAATCTATCCCGCCATTACCATCTGATTGACCGTATATAATAAAATCTGAGTCTGTCTTTTTTAATACACCTTTATCCTTGTCTTGTGAGTCTAAGACAACCTCTGCTGCGTAATATCCAAGATATCCTAAAGTAGGACTTCCTAATAACAAAGCAGCACTATCATCCACAGATTCTGCACCAAGATTTGGAGCATATACCTCAACAATATTAAAGCAACAAGCAAAACTATCTTCTTTAACAACTGTGTCTTTGTCGAAATATACTTCAATTTTTCTTAAGTTATTGCAATCATAAAAAGCTTGTTCTCCAATATACTTTACAGTAGCTGGGATCATAACCTTATTATTATTAAAATCATCTGCATCGATATCTTCTACGATACCGAGGCTTCTACATTGCAAGAATGCTCGATCACCGATATATGCTAATTGACTGTTGGATGGATCAATAACTATTCTTTTTAATTTTATACAGTTATTAAAAGCACCAGTGTCTATTTTTGTAACAGTGTTTGGGATAGTCGTAGTTTCCAATTCGTCGCAACTAGAACATATGTTTGCAGGAATTTCTGTTATACCACTACCGAAAGTAATTGACTTTAGACTCTTGCAATCCTCAAAGCATCTAGGCCCGATATATTTTACAGAATCAGGAATAACTATATTAATAAGCTCTGCGCTATTTTTAAATGCTTCACTACCGATATATACAACAGTGTTTGGTATAGTAATTTCTGTTAAATTACAATCATAAAAAGCATTATTTAAAATAAATTTTGTAGTATTAGCCAACTCACCATTGTAATTACCTAATATTGTTTTGTTTGTGTCTAGATATCCTTCGTGTTTAGTTTGTATATCTACAGCTACGGCTTGATAATTACCTGTCATTAATGTATTGACCGCTTCATCAACACCTATTAAAATTTTATTAGTAGCACCAAGATATTTACCCATGCCATCTCTACTGATATTTAAATTACTACAACCAGAGAAAGCATCACGACCCACATAATTAATGTCAGCATTATTATTGATATTTACTGTCGTTATACTTAAATCGTTAATAAAAGCATAATCAGAAATATCACTGTTAATTAAAACAGTTGTAAATGGAGTATCTGATGTATTACATAAATTCTTACTATAATATACAGGATTAGAATATTTTGATTCAAATTTAATCTGACCCCAATTTAGAATATTTGGCGTCCTTACCATTCCACCTTGTGTAAAACTACAATTTAAGAAAGCCCCGTTTTTAACCTCTTTAACGTTAGCTTTTAATGTAAGTTTTTGGAATCGGTAACATACAAACGTAAACGATTGAATGACTTGAGCATTAATCTGGATATCGGATCCAAAGTTTATAATCTGACAAGTACCCTGTTTAACGCTTAATGGGTTTGCATAATAGTTTTCAAATTCAATACTAGCCCATTCATCTACTGTACCTAAATATTGTAAATTGGTAGTGATTTTACAGTGCTTAAAAACATCTTTTTGTATTTTTTTTAATTTTTTATTTAATGTTAAACTAAATAAAGTTGTATAACTTTGTCCTGTTGGTGGATCAAAAGCTCCGGAAGCGATGATTTCTGTGTTACTATTAATAGTAACCGATGTATGCTGTGGATCTAAGTTTTCATACTTTTTAAGTATCAAATATAAATTATCAGATGTACCAAGATATGTATATTTTGCGTAACTTTCTTCAACCTCAGTTTCAATTAAAAGTTGATCCATATTTTTTCCTCCTATTTTTTTATTTTTTAATTTATATATAAAAAACCATATTAGTTTTAATATGGTTGAATTTTTTTATTTACTTATCTTGCAGCCCTTTTCTAAAGAAATCTTCTTTTAGTTTTATCAACTGCTTTTGTTGTTTTTTTGCTATAGCTTTACGGGCAGCATTTGCTTCGCCAAGCGTAAATCCACAGACCTGTGGATCCATTAATATCCTCATGAGAACTTCCTGGGAACCAGAAACACCGTTAGTACCTTGTAAATACTTTTTCATAATCTCTATCTCATCATCTGTAAGTCCTTCCTCGTACATCTCTAATAACCATGCCTCAGGATTATCTCTGAAACGCACATAACGATCGATAGGTTGTTCTATATCTTCTGTTTGTAGCCTCATGATCGAGTTAACTTCTGCTAATTGCATAACATTTTCTGGTCTTGCTTTTTCAATACAAACAGCCCCAACCTGTGTATCAAATTGGAATAGATCACTAATCTTTCCTTCTGCTGCATTTTTCCACATCTGTGGATCCTTGTATTCAAGTACGTCTGGATGTATGTATTTATCATACGTTGCACGTAAACTTCCTTGCCATTCAATTAAACCATCTCTTAATAAAAGCTCTAAGCATTTAGCTATTTTCGATTGTGCGTTTGTACGCAATACGTCCATTTTTAATGCACCCATATCATCAGAGTCATGCATATTAAATGCTGTAATCTTAACTTTATTAGGAGCTCTCATTAAACTGTTTTGAGCGAGATAACCATCATTAAAAACATATAATGCACTAGCATGTATACTTGCATTTGTAGGGATACCTTCAACCTTTCTAATAGCTTCGAACAAACCAGGATATGCTCTAATTTTATCTTCAAATCCTGCAACAGCTTCAAAACCCTGCTCTTCGTCTCCATATAAACATTGATCTAAGGTATAAGAATTACCTCTATGAAAAGGCACAAGGGCTGCTAAAGCTTGCATTTCATCGCTATTATATCCAAGTCCTCTACCACAACATAAAATAGCTGAACGTAAGGACTCGGTCTTGAATGTTGCGCAGTTGAGAACATTATCTTCTCCGTAGGTTTTTTTAAGAAGTTCTGTAATATCTTTTGTTCTCTCTGGTTGGAAGTCTTCATCCACATCTGGAAGCTCTACTCTTTCTTTATTTAAGAAACGCCAATATGGAAGATCATACTGTAAAGGATCTGCTTGAGTAATACCTAATAAATAATTAATATAGAAACCACAAGCGCTACCTCTGCCGACTCCACATAAGCTTACATTCCAAGCTATGTCTACTATATTTTTTGTAAGATTTAGATAAGCACTTAGCTTTTGACCTAGACGTGTACTAATATAATCTAAAATGTCTAATTCGGTATTTATTCTATCTATTTTGATATCATCAAGTACTACATTCTTATTTTTAATACCCTGTTCGATTTGATACATTAAATATACATCTTGTTGGTCATCGCTCTCATAAAACTTCTTAATCATCGGATATTTTCCATTTTCGCAAAAGTTATATAATATTTGCGATAAAGTAAATTCAGGAATTTTAATTTTTGGAACGATAGTACCGTGTCTAAAATCAATATTTTCTATCTGATCGGCAATTTTACAAGTATTTTCAAAAGCTTTTTTGATTTGGTCTTCTGTTAATCCGCCAGCCATTAAAATAGTTTTCATTTCATCTTCTGTCATGATATAAGTAAAACGATAAAACTTTTCAGTTTCACGATCTTTACTTTGTCTACTATTCAAGAAAGCTGAGTGAATACCAAAATCATTTTTATCTAAATAATGACTATCTGTTGTAACGATATATGGAATGTCATAATGTTCCGCCATTTTAATTAATACACCGTTGACTTTAATTTGTTCTTCATTATCTGATGGTTGTAATTCTAAAGAGAAATTATCTTTGCCGAAGACTTTAATACACCAACGTATAAACTCGTTTGCTTTACTTACGTCATGTTCTAAGATTTTATTAGGTAAGAACCCACCCAAACAAGCTGTAGATCCAAAAATGTGTCCTGGGTTAGATCCTATAACCTTCTCGATATCTTGATATGTTGTTGGAACTCTCATAATGCCTTTTTCAAAATATCCACGTTCCCATGCGATAGAAGATAATTGTTTAAGTTGGTACCACCCTTCTAAATCTTTAGCCAATAAGATAAAATGATAATACTTATTAGTATTACCTATCTCACTTTCATCAATAAGATAAATTTCATTTCCAAAAATAATCTTAAAATCTGGATTTGTGTCTTTAATTTTATCTTTCGTTTTAAGTATATCTATCGCTGAAGATAGAGCTTCATGGTCTGTAAAAGCTATACCAGAAAAACCAAGAGATATGGCTTTATTTACCATATCTTCTGGTCTGTTTATACTATCTAAAAAACGAATATTTGACGAATACGTGTGATTATGAAGTGATGTAAACATAACATTCCTCTTGTATTTATTATTTTTATACTAATATTATACTGGATATTATTCTAAAAATCAACTATTTTGTTCAGGTTTATAATATGTTCTAAAAACTAATATATCGTCTTCTAAACTTTCATCAACACCTGGACAGAAGTTTAAAAAGTCTTGATTAAGACTATTTAAAACACGTGGGTTTAATTTTTTAGCATAATGTCTTTCGTTTTTCCCGTATGTTTTTGTGTCCCAGAATACATGATTATCTTGGTCTATGTCTAAGGAATATTCTGACCACATTGTTTCAATAAAATCTTTGATTTTTTGAAGTGTTTTAAAGTTACATGCCAAATTATCTAATGGAACGATATTCTTTCCTTCCTCTGCTTTATATTTTTCAATAAAATCAGTCATACCACATGCCCTATAAAAAGAGATCATGCTACAGATAGGGATGTCATCAGCATCTTCTTTTCGCCAATCTTCTAGTTCATCAAAGTCGAGGTCGATTGTTGCTCTAACTTTTTCTTCAAATAATACTTTATCTTTTTCTTCCATAATATCTCCTTATAACTCGATCTTCTCTTCTTCTGTTTTATTTTGTGCTTGTTTCTTGAGTTCATGATTCATGATACTCTCGTGATTTTCCATACCTCTCCATTTATGAGATACGGCGTGTGTCTTGTTCTCACGTGTCCATAAAGAATAATATGGGCATAAGTTTTTACCAGCCTCTGGTTGATTTGGATTTGTTGGACAGAAATTACACCAATGACATAGTGGTGATGGGTTTGGTTCGTAATTACCCGCATCAATACCTGTGAATATTTCGTCTAACTTTTTCATACCACGCTGCATAAATCCTGGCGTACCAGCTTTTTGTTTTGTTTGACAGAATGGTAAATCATAAAAACATTCTATATCTTCATATGGAACATTTAATGTTGTATGCAGAGCATAAACATATACTACAAATTGTAATGGTGTCACAAGCTCTGCGTCTTTAAATAACTTGCCCTTTGTTTTAATATCTTCTACGATGTATTTACCAGTGTTCTTATTATAGAAAATTCTATCAATAAAACCACTGAGAGTATAACCATTATACGTTACTGAGAAGAATTTTTCCATATCATAGACTTCTAAACCAGGATTATCTTTAATATAATTTTCTAATCTATAAATACCAAAGTTTAAATAATCCTCTACCTTTGTATTATAAGAAACGCCATTGTCATCTGGTTCGTAAAATTCTTCCTTATATTTTTCTTTTAAGATGTTTATTCCATAAACACCGCCCTTTGTATCATATGGTGATGTCTTAGGAATATTGATGTTATAAAATTCGTCTTTCAATTGGTCATAGTTTATTTCTTCATGATTTTTTAAGCTTCTAGCTATGCTTTCTTCTATATAGTGCAATGTCGTACCTAAATCTGCTGCTAATGAATCAACATTAACAAAATGACCGTCAAGGTATGAAAGCTTGTATTTCCATGCGCAGCTATTGTAAACGTTTAGTCGTGAATACGAATATTTAACTGGCTTTTTATATTCTGCCATGTTTCTTTCCTCCTTTTTTTATTTCTTCGTTATATGTGTATAACTTTATCCTATTATGATAAAGTTGTTCAAATATCTCTTTTCCACAGTCTGTAGGCGAAGCTTTATATGGTGTTAAATGATCATAGTCCATAACTACGGATACATTAACATATGGCAATAAAGGTGATACTGTTTTTAATAATTTTTCTTCGTATTGTGTAGTATCCTCACTGCCTTTGCCACCCTCGAACTCTCTGTCATATCCGAGTACAATTTCTTCAACTCCTAAGTCTAATAATAAATTCATTTGCTCCTTAGAAAATGAGGATCCACAAGTTGCTACTGCCCAACAATTCTCTACTCCATACATTGTAGCTAACTGTAAAACAGATTTTTCTGACTCTGCAACAAATGCCTTTTTAATTCGTGCAATTGTATCCTTATTTTCAAATAATCCAAATAAATTTTTACCAAGACTGTGCTTATATATATCTCCCTGTATAATTACGGGCATATATTTCTTTCCAGCATCAACTTCGATAGGGTCGTAAGATCTTCCTCTGATACCAACTAATTCTCCATCAATATTCCTATGTGGGATTATAACTTTGTGTAAAGCTGAGTCTACACGGATCCCATAATATCTCATAACATCCTTACTTATACCATCTTTAAGCCATTCTGTTGGGGCTGCTAATGGATAAAAATATTCCAATAGATTTTCGTGGATTGGTGGGATTGTTACGTCTTCTTTTTCAACTTTTGCATAGTCTTGAATTTTTTGAAAAATATCCCAATCGTCAGTTAATTCCGTACTTTCGACTTCTTCAAACCCTATTTCTCGCAAATTAAAGAACTTTACGATATAGTCTAAAGCTCCTTTAAAATCCGTATCTAAAGTGCTTTGAACTACCTCGAAAATGTCTGGACTTTTCCCACATGTATAGCAATGGAATAATTTAGTTTCTGGATAATAATATAACTTGTCTTCACTATCTCCTTTGTGACAAAGATAGGTATTAAATGTTGGATGTTCGTAACGGTCATACCCACATCTATCTGTTCCCTGTAAGAAGCAGCAAAGTTTGATAATATCTTCAGTTGTTAATCTTTCTTTGATTTTGTCTGACGTTAACATATTCTCACCTCATTAAAAATCAAAACCGATATCATCATCTTCATCCGAGGTACCTGTATAAGCATTCTCGAATTTCTCTTCCTTTGTACTATCTAATAAGATTTCAATGTTAGTATCTTCAATAGGAAGAATAATACCTTTACTATCTGTCACGAAGCAATCTGTCCATTGGCATACGGATCTATCAAAGTATCCATATAATTTAATATTTTGATAACTACCTGCACGAACTTTATAAATATTAATAACAAAGTTTGGAGCAAGCTCAAATCCTCTAGCGCAATAACTATCAATAATCGACTGATCAATTTCTCTAACAGGCATAAGAATACAACCAACGTCTACCTTATCTGCTAATGATTTTGCAGATCTTAAATAAGATGCGTCTAGATCTTTAGCATTCTTATAATCACCTGATAATTGCGAAGCTGTCCATATATAAATACCCAATGTTTTAGCTGCATCTTTTAATGCAGATGAGAACATAAGTAAAATTTGGTCAGTTCTAAGTCCTTGTACTTTTGTTTGTCTAGCTGCAGATGATGTTATTTTTAAAGTTTCACCTAAGTAGTCAAATATTACATAATTGACGTTATATAATTGTTTGTATTTTTTAATAATGTTAATAATATCGTTAACATCATAATTGGTAATACTTACAAAATATAGATTAGATTGTTCAATTAATTCTATAGCTCTATCAACTCTTTCTTCTTCTCCTGGGGCATATCTACCATCTTTGATATGGTTTTCAGGAACACCACCAACGAAAGCCATCCACATTTGTTGACATTCATTTTCTTCTAACTCAGTGGAAATAACTAATACGGACTCTTGCATATTTGTCTTTATCCATGCCTGACGTTGTACGTCATAATATTCAGGTATAGCAAGATGGCAAGCTTCCGAATTACCGATACGTGTATTGTGCGTAACGATAAAATTCTCCGTCAAGAACAAGTGTTCGTTATTATCCACTAAGAAACAAGTCATGTCCTCCTGATATCCTAAATCCTCAATTTTAATCATTGGATTGCTTCTATGTTTGTGCGTACCTTTATTATTTTTAGACTTTTCATACCATGATTGCATTTTTTGGCGTTTTAAACTAAGTTTGAATAATCTATTTTTTAATTCAGGACTACCCATAATTTGTACTAAATATCCTATGTTAGTGGATTTATGAGTATCAACAAAAATAGATGTTGAGAACCCTAGACTTTGGGCTAATTCAGTAACATCATCTCTTAATTGAGGACTAATTGTAAAGAAAGATACTCTGCCTCTTTTATCAACACAGCCATCTGTATCTAATAACCCATTTAATAATTCAAATCTATTGTCAATACTATCTTCTAAATATACACGCGGTATAAATTTAGTCTGGCTATTTGTATTAATAAGATCTGGATGTTCTTTTAGGGCGTCTCTCACCCAAACATTTTTACTTCCTTTTTTACGGTTAATATTAGAACTTATATCACTAAGATTGTTAAAACTAAAAGTCCATGCATAAGTAGTTTTATGTTTTTTAACTGACCAATTCATTGTGTTACCAATAATAGAAGGTAATTCTTCATTTGCAGAAGAAAATTCAAGCCCTTTATTAGATTCTTGTTCTTTAAGACAACCGTCTCCTAAAAGTAATCCTAGGATATATGGTGGTAAAAAGTGCTGTTTTGGGGAATACTCAAGAGCTTGTTGTTGTGGTACCAATATGGTGTATTCACCATTTTGACGTAACGGTTTGTCGTTCATAATCTCTTTTAAGGTCTTTGTATAAAATATCCTGTCTTCTACAGATTTGATACGCTGACCATTAGAATTATAACTCCACAAATGTTCATCACTACAACGACATGTTCTTCCGTCTCTAAAAGTTATTTGGTATACTTCTTGTTTACCTTGTGGATATACGCCCAATACTTTAGTAGGATGTCCTTTGGCATCAAATAAATAATCTCCAACTTTAATATCTTGTACATTTTTCCATCCTACAGTAGTTGGTATTCTACTACTATTTGGTAACGCTTTGCCGTACCCACTTGGAGCTGACTCTAAGAATAAACAACCTCTACGTTGCCCACGTACGATTGTTGTAAGCTTTGGAGAGACTAATGGTAAACCCATTTCAGGAGTTTGTTTAAATCTTTCTTTTAACTCTCTTAGTCCATCTCCAGCCTTATTTTCAACACGGTCGCTATTACTACCATATTTCTCTTTTGCTAGGATTATCTTTGTTTCTTCTTTCAATAAAATATCGTTTATGCTTAAAGCATCAAAATTCTCATACATTCTAGCACTCTCTACTGGATCCACAATATCAGGATCATAGATATCTCGTGTATCAATTCCTTCAGCTTTTAAGTTATTTATTAAACTATATTTTTTTAGAGTTTGATAATAATAATCAAACTTCTTTTCATCATAAATATTGAGAGCATTCTGTATATACTCTACACCCTTGTTGTTGCAAAAAACTTTATACTGTACAGTATATTGTTTTAGAAATTGATCTATGTCTATATAGTCAATTTTTTCCATTCCCTTTTTCGCCAAATATTCGATAGCCCCGAACAAAATCTTATGAAATTGTTCTGGAAAATCTTCTATTGAAAAGCTATAATTATTATTAGCAAACAATAATGGATTTTTAATTAGTGCCGCTAATACATGAATTATCGCTAATTTATTGGAAGCTGCATTGTTAACTTCTTGCGACATTTTATATCTCCTATAAATCTTCTATTCTATAGTTAATTTTATCTCTTGGGTTGGTTTGTGTTTTTTGTAAATCTGATTGTTTAATAACGATTTTATTCTCTGGTACGTTTATATCTACAGTTTTATTTATTTCTTTAATTTTATTCATTTGTAAAACGTATGCACGTGCGTTTTCATATTGATCTCTAATTGTGTATACAACACCACTGACACTGCCAGTATAACCACAGATCTCATAATAATACCATAAGGTATTCTTAATCCCTTTAAGTTTTTTACCATTGGCGAGTTCTCTATCGATACCCATAACAACTTCTTGAGGGATCTCAGAAATAGCAAACAATTGTTTTATATATGTATAGAGTTCTTGTTTGTCTTGTTCTGTCTTTAATAATTCTTCCTGAATAGTTTGATAACAGGAGTAGCAATACCCTTTGCCTTCGTAGGTATACTTTAACCCTGTTATCTTATTCTTACAAGAATTGCATATGAAAACGTTAGCCATTAAGCACCATATCCACCTTCAATTAATTTTTGATGTATTGCTAATACTGTATCGTATTGATCTTGTGTGGCTGCATTACACTTAAATGTTGTATCTCCTGTCACAGCTTTTACAATTTCATTGTATTCAGCAATGCTCTTCTTTTGAGTGTTCATATTTTTAACCATTTTACCTATATCAGATATAAGGGTTTTTAAAGGTGTTTTCTCGGAACTTGAATTAGTTGTTGATACTGACTCTACTTTTGCTCCTGAGGCTGCTACAGGCTCTGAGGATTGATTCTCATCGTTTGTAGCTACTGTGTTGACCATCTTTTTAGCTACAGCGCCTGTTGTTGGTAATTTCCATGAGAAAACTTTAACATTAGTCTTAGCATTACAGATTTCAAGTTCTGTAATAACTCTTGTATCCTCATTATATGCAATGTGTGTTACAACATACTTTGCATAAGGATCTGCTAAATAATATTTACCATTTCTTTCAACTGTACTAACGTCTGCCCAAATTAAAGGACTAGAATAGAGCTCTCTGCCTATGCCGAGACGGCTACAACAACGTTTGAAAGCATCAGATGCCTCAGCTTTCTTTTCGTTACCATCGCCTTGTTCAGACTCAATACCGCAGTCGCTTTTATAAACAAAGTCTTGAGAAGCATCTTCTCTAATACCAATTTCACAGAATAAGTTGCCCTTAACCTCAAAATATCTATTAGTCCAATTCATTGGGCCAACAGCGGCATCTAAAATTTTAGCATCTGTACGACTTGTCTTATACAAAAGCATAAGTGCGCCTGTTTTTGTTACTTGTTTGACTTTGACTTCAATGTCTTCTGATGTTAATAGTGGAAAATTAATCATGTTTGGTTCCTCCTTATTTTCCGTTTGTTAATATTATACTGGATCATTTATTTTTTTTCAACTAGTTTTTATCTATATTTAAAAATTTTGAGTAAAAACTTTCTCCTAAGCTTGCTACTGGAATAAATCTTCCTTTTTCACCTGCTAAATGAATTACTCCTAATTTTAATTTTTCTTGATCAGATATATATCCTGATTGTACTGCCCCTCTTGCATATAAATTCAATTGAGCTGTGACGAGTTGACGGTGTATTGTTGATGTTGTCTTAAAGTCTGCTAATGTTAATTCATTATTAACTGTACATAATAAATCAAAACGTCCTGCAGATACAGGGATATGGTTATCGTCATATAAGACTATGACCTTCTCTGTTAAGATAGGTTTGATCTTATATATTTCTTCTACAAAAGTAAAATAATTACTTGTTTCTTGATATGAAAAACTTAAAGGAATATCGGGACTTTCTTTACGCATCTCTATCAATTCTTGTAATTCGTTATGAACGGCTGTGCCATAATCGGCGGCCCTCTTTAATACCTCTGGATTTACATTGGCATAAGGATTGCCATACACCTTTGATAATAAAGTTGTAATACTTGGCAATTCCTTATCGTCAACGAAATACTGATGTGTCTCTGGATAAAAATCCACAGACACGCCAGTTGGTAATAGAAAAGTTTCTTTTTCTGTTATCATTAATTTTACTCCTTATTGAGTGGGGTTACTCTTAAAGACTCGCTAACAGAAGAAACTTTTACATATTGTTTATATAAGTCAGGATTTTCTGTCTTAAAATCTTTAGTGTTAAATGTCTCTCTAGTAGTCTCTGGGATATATGTATATCTAATACCATTAGCCTCTAAACTACCTTCTCCAGATTCAAAATATTGATCCTTGAGACATGCTTTGATATTACTATCAATGTTCTTTTTTAAATCTTCTAAGTATTTTGTTACTGCAATAAGATTTAAATAGCTGTTATTGAAATCTGCAGATACTAACATATCTTTGTCAATTTGAACATCTGCAAGACTTACAATACTGTTCATTTGTGTGTCGATGTTTACTGGTAAGTTTGTATTTTCGCTCATGATAATACCTCTTTTTTAGAAATCAAGATCATCTGCTGTCACAGTTTGCTTTTGCACTGGTTTACTTACCGGAGCTGTTGCTGCAGCCTTTTCACCGTTTGCTGTCATTTTTACTTCTCTTGCAGCTAATCCGTTCTTTACGAAGTCTAATGTGACGCTTCCTTCTTCGCCTTGATGGATAGGTGTCTTTGATCCACCCATAATTCTTCTTTCTCTAACAAAAGTTGTTTCGAATTGAGGAGTTGATGCACCTCTACCAAAGAATTCAGAATTATCGGATCCAGCAACTTGTGTACGTTCTTGAAGACTGATTAAATCACCTTTGATATTAACAGTGTCATAAATATTGTAATTTTTGCCGATATAATTTGCAATATTGTTTTCTGAAACTGCAATAAAGTCAATCTTGTCAACAGATCCGTCATATTTTGGAAGTAATCCTTCAATAACAATTCTTCCTGTCTTCTTGCCGTTTTCATCTTCTTCGTCAGTCATTTTGTTAATGAAAATGTCTACGTCAAATTCTGCACATGGTGTAAATGGTGCGTCTGCTTTTGAGAAACCTGCTCTGAATCCTTTTAGTGTAACTAAAGAACGAACTCTTTCACCTGTTCTCGTTGCATATTCATCAAAACGTGCCATTGCCCAGATCTTGCTTGCTGCGTTTGCTGCCATGTTAAAATCTGCTTCTGGATTTTCTTTTAAGAAAGAAGCTACTGTAATTGTGTTATCTGGTAACAATTTTAATAAAGAAGCATAATCTTTTGAATCTTCACCACTTGCGGTTTTTTCTGCTACGTAGAATTGTACCTTGTGACTGCTTAAAGCATCTGTTGCGATAATTACAGAACCTCTAATAACTTGATCTCCTCTAGAGTTTACGATTTGTTCAAGATTGTTCTCTTTTAAGTATCCAACGATTTTTACTGTGTTTGTTTTTGTTTTCTTGTCTGCCATAGTTTGTTACTCCTTTGTGTATTAATATTGATTATTTGTGAAAGATTTCTCTTTCGATTATATTATATTGTATATTATTTCAAAAGTCAACAACAACTTTTAAAAACTTATTTAATAGTTAGAGTTACTTGATCGTTTAATGCATATTTAATTGAAGATACAGTTGATCCGCTATAAATAAAATACATCCATCCTACTTGATAAGTACCAGGATCTGATGTTAAAAAAGCTAATTTAACTCCAGATAAACTTGGTTCTTCAGGTACTGTAGTCTCAGCAACTCCGTTTGTTAATAGAACCCACGCCGACCCATTTGATCTATACATTTCATTTGTGTCAGATAAAATATAGATTTTATTTGGATCAACTTCTGCTGGTATTAATCCAGCCCAATCTGGTCTATCTATAACCTCTGTTCGTGAAGAGACTGCGATGTCTATTGCTTCACCTGTATGACTTGATGTATAAATTCCTGCCATAATTTTCCTCCTTTTTAACTTACCACGAATGGTAGGTTATTTAAATTACTAAAACTAATACTCATTTGATTAGAAAAATCTAAAGAACACGACACCGATTGTAATAAGAATCGTTCATACGTAAGATTAAAGAAATCATCTGAGATCGTTATAACATTATTAACCTCTAAAAATGGGTTAAATACTACATTAGCAGAAGTTGTACTTTTTAAGATTAATACTTGTCTAAGCTCATATTCTGCACGTTCGTCTGCTAATACTTGCGAATATATGTTTGCGTCATTAATAATATTGCCAGTCCTGTATCCAATCCTCTTTCCACATAATGGAGAGGCCGGATCGTCATTTTTTTTATCAGAAAGATAAGTGCCATTTGACTCAGAGCTACCAATAACTATAACACGATTAATAATTGAATTATAATCTAAGCTAAAGTCTAATTGAGATATATCACCTTTGGAAGTCTCAAAACTGTAAATAAGTGGTTTATCTTGATCTGTTGTAACTTCATTAATTGGTATATATACTAAATTACCATTAGAATTATAAAATACTTCTGCCGATAATTGTGTTGCAATTTCTAACAACAATGAAGCAAAATTTTCTCCAGCATTTTTTGAAATTTTAGCTTGTGTCTTCTTACCATTAAAGCTTGAATGATATATTAGGTCTTGTGGATCAAGAACAGATCCGTTTCCCATATCTGTTCTTAATATATCATGAATTAAGCTTTGTATATCGGTCCCTGTGGGAATTTCATAGGTTGAAGATAAAGTACCTGTGCTGCCTTCAAATAAAGAAAATTTGTCAGCAGCAGAAATACTTACTGTTCTAGATGACTCGGTCATAGAAGGGGTTATGCTATTAATAACAAAAACCCCTTTTTTAAACCAATAAATTACGTCATCTGAAACACGTAGCCCCATATCAAAACGTAATCTTGTCCCTGCCCAGAAGGTATTGATATTCGGAGTATATTTTCCATCATAATTATACAGCGTAAAGCTCAGAGATCTTCTTTGACCATTTTGATAATTTTCGCTATAACTTCCCCCAATACCTATATCTTCTAGTGGGATTTCATAATTTATAGTTTCATCTGGATATAGTACAAAGATCCTAAAACATGATGTAGTAATATTATTTTTTATTCCCCATTTAATTGTTTCTACATCGGTATCAAGACTTACCATACCACCTTTCTTTTCTGTAGTGACCAATACTGTGTCGCCACTAGCAGAACTAATATATTGTGTAATTGCGTTCATAAATCACTACTCCTTTATTATTTTTATTATTTATGATATGGGGAAGACCACTCAGGTAACCCAATATTTGCTTTAATCTTGCTATCATTATCTGTATAATCGCCGTAAATAATAATATTATCTACGGTATCAACTTGTCGCCATTCAAAACTGACGGTGTCTGGTGTCTTGTAAATGAAATTTTGTGGAGTTGTTGAATTACTAATTAATTGTACTATCCAAGAACGTCCTTTAATATCTCTTAATAATTTTGGATTTTTAGAATAACAGAAATCATACCACTGTTCAAGCATTTTGGCTTTTTCATTAGATGATAAAGGTATAATTCTACTCTTACCCAAACGTTCTGTATAAGCTACTTTGGAACTTAATATTAATTCGCTACCTATAAGCGCTGAAACAGATCCAGATTCATAATTTTTATTACCAAAACCAAATTTAGAGAAACGACCTAGCGTAGCGAATTCTTCTTTACTTATGTTTTGTGTTTGAGAACCTGTTTCTAAATTATATTTAAATAGCCAAATGTTGTTATTATCAACTTTATACTGTTTCTTAATAATTGGTGCGTCTATATCTATTTCTTCAGGTATTAACTCAGCAATAGACCAACACTCCCAATGTTCATGTACTGGAGCTCCTGTACCAACAGAGGTATCTTCATTACCAGGCGCCAAATATCCAGCGTAGGTATTATCTTGTACTATTCTGAAATTATCTTTAGTACGCCAAATTTGACCTTCAAAATTTGCATATGTTTGTTCAGTCGTATCTAAACCATATTCTAGTGTTTTAGAAGTTGTAGGATAAATAATATATTGATATGAGCGATCATTAGCTATATTAAAATCTCTAAACCATTGTCTGTTATCAGATATCAACACAGGTTGCCACTGTCCTTTATATGTTCTAAAGGCTTCTGTAAGTGTGAATGTTCCATCAGTATATCCGCCAGTACTTACATCTCCAACTTGAGGAGGATTAAATTGATAAGTATGTGTTGTATCTTTATCTATGTACACATAGGACTGATTTAATGGTACAGGTGTATCATAGTGATAAATTGGGCCACTTGTTTTATTCATATAACATAATCCATCTTCTGGATTGTAATAACACTCTATTTGGTGACCAGGGTTTTGATATACATCATATTCTCGTCTATAAATGCTATACAAATAAATATTGTCTTCGTCTTCTTTCGTAAATTTAGATTCTTTATAATGTACAATATTTGAATGTGTTGAACAATCATATGTAACTGTAAATTCGCCACCTTCATGAATAAAACTAGAGATCACACCAGGATTAATTTCAAGGATTAATTCATATGTAATTATATCTCCAAAATTGTTTTCTACCAATAATACTGCACGATAAATTACATCTTCAGCTAAATCATTAGATAACCCAAAGAAAACGACGCCCATATCTTTATCATAACGTTTACCTGTATCTTGTACAATATTACCATCTTCATCATACAAAATCCATTGATAGCTTTCCCAAGCAGATTGTCCTAAACCATTATAAACACCCTGCAATTTAACTGATCTTCCTGTTACGATTGCTTGTGCTTTATAATCTACTGTTAATAAATTTTTTGTACCACCCTCTTGATCATAGACTAAAAATTCTAATGAAGCAGGATCTGTATATTGTGGTCTTACATAGAAATAAAAACTACCCCCGACAATACGCAAATCACTGTATGACTCATTATTTTTCTTTAGAGTAATATATGGAGTTTGATATGAATAAAATGGATTTTCGTCAGATGTTTTAAAGAAAGATCTAATATCATATGTCCAAGGTATTGTATCATCATCTTTTTTATACGAAGCTAATGTTAGTGGAGATGCTAATTCATTATGAGTAATATAGAAAATTTTATCGTTGAAGCTTTTTATAGTAATCCATCTAGTAGGATCCGTTGGATCACCTTCTGTAGTATATTGTACAGTTTTATTATTTAGTAAAGCTAGCTTCATATTGTTTTGTAAAGTTTTCCATGGTGATATAAAAGTTTTTGTGGATGTATTATATAACACAACAGCTGTATGTAAATCCCAACTTTCTACTATGGAATTGTCACTAACTTTTAATACATCTTCCTTGTATTGATCCCCATCTAAAATATAATAATATCCATTTTCTATAGAGGTAATATTTTTTAAAGTATAGGTATTGTTAGATACTGTGTCTACCGTACCATACTTTTTGTCTTGATATAATATTGTATCACCAACACGAATTGTTTTACCGTCTACTACTAAATTATCATGAGTATCACCTGAAGTACTATTATTATCATATAAATTAAAAGTTTTAGTTAATTTTTGTGGAAATAGTAATGCAGGTTTTTCTTGTGTGAAATATAATAAACTTGTACCAGATGTAGTATTATTAATATCCCATAATGTGCCGCCAGCAGAAGCCAACGACTGCATATTCATATTACGGCTATCGTTTGTACCATTTTGACAATAAATAACCTTACCTAAATAATTTGCCCATTGATTATAACCATTAACTCTTTTTAAACACCACTTAGTCTCAGGATCTGAAACTCCAGGCGTTTCTGATTGTACGGTAATTGCGTTGATCTGATAGACACCATTTTCATATTTACGGTTTTGTTTTGCTAACAAAATTAAATCGCCATCATTAATTAAATTTACATAGCTTTGATTATTTATATTGGTGATATCTATAGTAATATAACGGTTTGTAACACTAACTGTTTTATCTGAGGCATCAATTGTCCAGGCTTTCCATTTTTGATTTAACAATCTCTCTTCTTCTTGTGTACCAGTTGTCTCGATCGTATATCCAGTAAAATCTACGTTTTCATTAAAACAAAAATTAACAATATCTGTATCTAAAATTTCATTAGGATTAGAAGAATACTTAAAGAATTGACAATACTTGGCATTAGTTGGATTTATATCGGCCGTTGTTAATGTATCTTCACGTGGGTATACATGTCCATATACAGAATCATATGTCTTAATATATGTACGTGTACCGCCAGACATTATAGCTATAGGAGCTGTACCAGATACTTCGATATATTTCCCTTGTAATACTACAGGAGCATTGTCAATACCTTCTGGTAAATAGATTTCACCATTTGCATCATCATCACTGCTAGCTATTTGTATACGGTTTGGTGTAGTTCCCATAATTTTACCTGAAGATAGCGTCATATCAAGCCACTCTGGGTTTACATCACTATATATAATAGATTTTGCATCAATATGCTCATCGTCAGATATGGAGTTACCCTGATATAAAGTAATTTCCCACTTATAAGTACTATTGTTAGAATCTAATAATACTATATTATTATTAGAAATATCTTTCCATGTACCACCTGTCGAACTTTTAATATATATAATATGATTAGATCCATCTTGTGTAATTTGATATGTATAATTATGTAGAGTTTTGCCTTTAGTTAATGTGATTTGCTTTTCCATTGTAGGTACATTAATCTTAACAAGTTTAGTGGTCATGTCTACTGTTGTGGAATTTAGATGACCAGTAACTTCATATAGACCAGAAATATCAACATTGGCATTATTAATTTCTTTACTACCAAGTACGAGAACAACCTCTCCAATCAAAATGGATTCACTATCAAGCATAATATTATTAGCTTTAATGTCTTCTGCACTTGCATCTGGCCAACTGTATGTCAATGTTTCTGTAGTGGTATCATAATCCCAATATTGTATGTCGTCCATCTTTGTATCAAGACCTGTTTCCGTTTCTGAAGCAATCACATGATCTGCTAAATATTTTGGTTGATAATAAACTGCGTTGTAAGAACTTAACACTTTATTATCTGCACTTTGGAAAAATGGTATTCTTAAAGTTGTACCATTTAATCCAGAGTTTATAGTTAATTTTTCTGAATCGTACCCCAACGATGAAATTTTTAGCTCATCAACTGGACTAATATATCCTTCTATAGCTTCGCCATTTTCATCAACAGGGAATACTTGTTTATTGTCACTAGATAAAATCCTAATTTTATATCCAGTAATTTCCGTATTTGAGCTATCTATTTGACAAGTTAGAAATTGAACTGGTTGTGACGTATAATCTTTATATTGTGCAGTTCTAATATCTATACTATTCAAAAATGGGTAGCATAATGTTGCTTTATATACTGCCATATTTTTTCCTCCTTTTTATATTTTTTTTAAATATTTAAGATGAAAAAATTGTAATATTAATATTCTCATCTTAAATAAAAATATTACAATATATTTACACTACAATATTCTTATTTAAGATAAGAATATTTTATTACCAAAGGGCATGAAGCCCTTTGGATTTTTCGTTCATTATTTATGATCTACGCATATTTTTTGTTAAATTTGCTCTAGTCTTAATTGAATCAACAAACGCCTCAGCATCGAAAGATCCGTCAGCAGTTACGTTCATTGTAAGTGAATTAATATTAAATGATTCATCTACAACATCAGCTTGACTTGAGCCAATATGATCTGGCATAATTGATGGTCCAATGAGACGTAAAATTGCAGGAGCAACTTCGCCAAGAGCCCACAAATTCTTAGTAATATCAGCAGGAACTATACCTGTACGAGATGGCAAAGCTGTTATGGTACCAGAAGGAGTAATAATCGCTTCTGTACCAAGCTCATTAATTAATGATGTTTGAATTCCATTAATTCCTAATGTTCCATATTTGTGTTCTTTAGCTGTATCTGAATGAACTAATCCGCCAGAAACCCAGTCAGTACCAACATTTTTTGCAACCTTGAGAGCAGTGTAAGAACCATCAGAATTTACTAATACATATTCATGACCACCAAGCATACCCCCAATAATCAGTTGTTGACCAGATGTTAAAGATACGTCTTGAGATAATTGCTTAAATAATTTTTCTGGGGTTCTGAGGTTCTTATAATCTTTCCACATATTGCGTCCTTTATAACCAGCAACCTCTTTTAAGTTATAATGGTTGACTGTCCCGTCTGCATTTAAAACAAAGGCAATTGCATTTTCCTCTGTTTGGAACCCATTTCCACCAGACCAAGCATCAGCACCACCACCATGATCTTGAAAAATATCTTGGACAATCCAATTTGCAATACTTGTTGCTTCATTTTGCTCTGAATCGTAAAGTGTACGAACCCAATCCCCTTTATCTCCTAAATTATAAACAGTTGCATCATATTTTTCTAATCCAGTAGTTTGCGTTTTAGCACTACCTGCATTAATTACAGAAGCTTTCTCTCCTGGCTGTTTTCCAAAAGTAGATGTTAATCCTTCTGTTTCACTGTAAGAAATGTTGCTATATTGATCTTTATTTCCTTGATATTGATTTATAGCCGCAGCTTGGATTTGATTCATTGTTCCACCTAAAGATTCTGCCTTTTTTGCTTGTTTTTGATATTTCAACAATGCATCAGCAGTGCCAGTGTTTTCATACTCTAAAAGTAATTTTGCAGCCTCGTCAACTGCTTTGTTAGCTTGTTCTTCTTGTGTACCGAATTTATCTTCGAGCATATCTGATAGCTTTTTTACAGAACCTTGTGTTGCAGCTGATGCGCTAGCAAGTCCTGTCATATTGTTTTGGAAGCCACCTTCACCAGATTTAAGTATATATTCTTCAAAAGCTTCGCTTTCTTTACGTTGTAACTCTAAAGTTTGCTCTGCGTACATATTATCCCACTGATCTTTAATTGTTTGTAAAATATTGGTTTGCTGTTCAAGCATTGAGATTTGCTTATTTTGTTGTACATTTTCTAGATCTTCTTGAGCTTTAGCGATAGCGCCTTGGTCGGCTTCATATACGAAACCAACACCCGCTCTATACACACGTTGTTTTTCATTAAGAGCATTGTCTAGTCGTAATTGTGCTTCTATTAATTGATTTTGATATTCTCTTTGTTTATTTATTTCTTGTAAAGCTGATTTTTGAGCTTCTAAGTTAGACAATTGTTTTTCTAATTCTTTACTCTGTGTCTCTGCATATCTTTGTAAAAATTCTTTGTAGGCATCAGAAACAATATTATACTCATCACCAACTTCTTTAATAATTTGTTTAAGCTCTGTGACTCCAGATACACTTTCATCATATCCTAAGACTCTGTCCCACAATTTTTGTAAATTTTCTGCACCAATTGTTTCTATTAAATCTTCAATATCTTGTGCTTTCTTAGCATCTGTTTCTCTTATTTTATTAATGCCAGACTTAATAGTGGCGTACCCTACATCGTCCTTAGTCTTTAATTCTTCATAGAAAGCGCTGGAATTCATAAGTTCACTAAATTGAGAATTGAATCCAGCCTCAATTAAACCACCAATCTTTTTCATAATTTGTTCCATTAATCGAGGAGTATCTGACATGTATGCGATAAGCTCTGGATATTTAGATACCAATTCACTCATCCATTTAGTAGCAGACTTTGTACTATCTGCAATTTCAGACATTAAAGAACCGTATTCTTCAATAGAAGTTACGTCTTCTGTTGTTGATTGTAAAATTTCAGATAATTTTAGCATTCCTTGAGAACTTTCCATGCTCGCAAGTTCGTCAACAGACACACCTAACGCATTTGCAAAGTTTTGTAAACGACGTTGTACATATTCGTCTGCTGCGTCTTGACGTAATGTTTCAGACAACGTATATGCTTTACCAGAAAGGACTTTTTCAAAACCTTCGTCTGCTGCAGAAAGCTCAGACTCAATCATCTGTTTAGCATATTCTGTAACATCCCCGGCTGGATTATCTTTATCTGTAAACGTATAATATCCTTGTAAAGCACCACTTTCTAATAATTGATCAGCGACTAATTTAATAATAGTAGAGGCTCCAATATTCTTTTTTTGTTCATCAGATAATTCATCTATAAAAGATCCAACTCCCGCTAAACGTTCTTCTTCTGTAGCTAATCTCCATTGATTTGTTTGTGAGTCTTTAATAAATTGAGCTTGTGCTATTGCTTCTCTTGTTCTTTCTTTATTAGTAGTTTTAATATTTTGTAATATCATAGAAGTTGTATCAGATATTACTGAAAGCATTTCATCAACGCTAGTTAGACGAGCCTCTGCCCCTTCTACTTTATTATCAATATCTTGTAATATTTGATTACGTTCGTTTCTAAGATCTTCTTCTTTTTCAAAAACATTTTTAGCATTCCATTCTTGGAATTCCTCTTCTTGTTTTTTAGCAATAGCTGCTTCTGTCTCTTTAGTTCCGATAGCTGCGCTACCAACAGTACTTAAGACAGCACCGCCAGCTAAAAGACCTGCCCCAAGCAATGCGCCGACACCCGTCGCCATTAAAGCTGTGCCTACTGCCATCATAGCCGCACCACCTACAGTAGCTGCTACTGTGCCTCCGTGGTTTTTACCACTTAAAGCATCTGCTTTACCTTCGTTGGAAAGTCCTGTAGCAGAGTCATATCCTTTTTGACCTTTTCTATATGCAAGATACTTATTTTTACTTATATCAGTATTTTGTTGCTTGTATAATGCGGCTTCCCTTGCTTTAGCATTCGCTTCATTTTCTGTTTGTAATTGTGCTATTTTTAGCCTTCTAGCAGCATCTTTTCTCTCTTTTTCGTTACCGTTTTCATATTTATCTAATAAAGAATATACTGTTTCTCCTCCTAACTTTTGTTGTATTTTAAGACGAGCTTCTTGATTATCTTCATTATATAATGTTGATGTAATTGCTTCTATGGCTTCTCTCATTTTTTCTGAACTAAAGTTATCGTTAGAAGCAATATCAGATAATGTATTAACGCTACCTGAAATATCTTTCATAGCTGAAACAATTTTAGATGATTTTTCGGCTAATGTATCCATGCTGTCTTTGACGCGATCAATAGATGCCATTACTTTTTGAGCATGGGCTTCGCCAATAATCTGGCCCACAACAGGAACTAAAGTTGTCCATGCTTGAGCGATTTTACCACCTTGCTTACGTGCTGCTTCACTAGATTGTACATCCTTCCCTTCTGCGTTTTTATGTGTCTGTCCAATCATTTGATATGCTGTCCATCCAGCCATAACTTGATTAAGAGCAATAGATGCGCCAGCTACAGCTGCACCTGCAGCAGCACCGCCACCACCAGCTTTAGCTACGCCTTTAGAGAAATTGGCTGATACTTTACCACGGAAGGTATTTGGAGATAATGCTTTTGAAGCTTTACCTGGTCCAATAGATCCAACAGATGCTGGCTGTTGCATATTCCAAATTTGGCTAGCTTTTTTAAGATCTCTATTTTTTAATAATGCTCCCCATGCACGAATTTTTCTAGTACGATATAATTGATTCTCTTTTGCAGTATTAGCATATTGTGTATTATAACGATCAATATCTGTCGCTGTTAAATTAGACAAATCACCTTTTTCTTTTGCTGCTAATGTATCATTAAATTTAGATTGATAATATGCTTTAGCATGATCAGAAGGTGTACCTTTTTCTAAATCAGAATAATATTGCAATTTAGAATCAAATACGCTATTAACAAGAGTGTTGTTTTTAGCACCAGTGCCCATATTTAATCCGGTTGAAACTACAGCGCCTGTATTATTAACATTGTTAGCTTGCCCACCTGTGCCTAGGAAACCTCGAATACGTTGTTGTAATTTTTGACGCATTGTTAACGTATTATTCGATCCGCCACTTGTTAAACGTTTGGCTAAGACACCAGCTTCTCCTCTTAAGAACATTCTCATCTTGCTACCAAAATTTAAACCTTGAGGAAGATCTGATATTCTACCAAAAACATCTTTTCCTAAAATTTTATTTAATCCTTTAGCGATAAATGATTTGCCAGATAATGCTCTGAAGTTTTGTATAGTAAAGAAGATATTAACTAAATGCTTAATTAATTTTGGTAATAACTCGACAAGTTTAGTGCCAAATTTTACTATTTTTGTTAATAATTCATTGACCTCAGATCTGTTCATGAAGTCTTGCAATGCCGCGGTAAATGAGTTTTTAGCTGCTTCAAAAGATTCTTGGTATGCATTACCATACTTCTTTTCAGCAGTACCTTTAGAATTTTCTGAAACTTCTAATAAATCTTCATATTTATCCCAGTTTTGTAATAATGTTACGAAAGCTTCTTGTTGTCTAATACCAGCAAAAGCGGTAGCAACGGCTTTTTGAGAAACTCTATCTAGGGTTCCCCATTTTTCTGCAATCTCACCTAAAACTTCGTCGAAATCTTTAAATTCAAGGTTACTCTTTCTAATAGAGATACCGAGTTTATTTAAAACTCTTTCAACATCGTTGATATTTACACTTTCATCTGAAGATTCAGAATCGACATTTAATTTACCATAAGCACCAGCTTTAACATTACCATAACGTGAAATAATAGTTTTTAAAGCCTGACCAGCACTTGATCCTGACATCTGTGTTACGTCAGAAATTGTTGCTACATATGCAGCAGCTTGGTCGATGTTTACACCTGCCAAACTACCTAAGTTAGCAAATTGTGCTAAACCTTGTGCAATTTCACCAGCAGATGTTGCTGCCTTCATATCAATAGCTGTTAATTTATCAACAACATCCATTGATTCAGAAGCTTGTAACTTGAACCCCTTCAACGCACTTGTTAAGCTTTGTGTTGCTGTAGAAGCATCCATCATACCTAACTTGCTTAAATACATTGAGGATTTAACAAGATCAAGAACTTCTGCAGTCTCATAACCCTGTCTCAACCATTCTACAGCACTACTTGCAACTTCTGTTGTTGTTGCCCCTATAGCTTTACCAAGGTTTGCATACTCTGTAATTAAAGCTCTCGTACTTGTTTTACTATCACCAGTAACGATTCGCAAATTTGCCATAACTTTATCAAGAGCTATAGCTTGAGCGATTAACTTAGATATACTTTGTATTAATCTCCTTAAAACCATATGGAGACCATAGCCTTTGGCTAATCCAGCTACAGTTGCGCCGATTTTGCCTTCAAAACGATCAATGACACCAGGTTTATTATTTAAGACTTTTAGTCTTTCACTATATAACAACCTAGCTTTATCTTCTTCTAAAGCATTTTGATCGTCTTTGCCTTCATGCTTAGATTGTAATTCATAATTTTGTTTTTCTTGCTCTGCAACTTCAAGACGAGCTTGTAATTCTTCACGTTCGATTTGTAATAATCTTCTCTGTGTAGGATCTGTCGTTCTATTATAACTTTCAGTATTTTTATCTAAATTAAATAATGCTTCATAATATCCACCGTATGCCTTGAAAGCTGCTGATTGACGCTGTGTTTTTCCTTGTGCTATACCTAATTTAGTAAGTCCTTCTGCTGTTTGATCAACATATGCAGCATTTGGGGCACTCTTTTGAATATTATCGAGAATATTTTGTAATCTAGTTTTTTCTGCTTGTGTTAAACCTTTCTTAGTAGCTAAAACTTTTTGAATATTCTTTTGATAGCTATCGATATAGTTATTGATTTCTGTGTCTAGTGTATTCTTTATATTATTTAACTCTAACTCTAGTCTACTTCTCTCTTCTGGGCCTAGTATAGCATTCTCATCATTTAATTGTTTATCAATAATAGCATATCGTTGCTCAAGACTTGATTTTTGACTGTATAGTTCTTGTAAATCACTTAAGTTATCATATACACCCTGTTTCTTTTGTAATGCTTGGATAGTTTTTAATTTTTGTTTATATGTTTTAAAACTAGTAGTATCTCCACCGAGCGACTTATCTCCATATATAGCTTCTTCTCTGTCTATTATAACTTGATTTAAAGCAATTGCATCAGATAGCGCTGTGATTTGTTCATCTATCTCACTAGTATCACGCCCATTCTTAGCTAAGCCTGTTTGTTTAATTTTTAATTCGTCTAACGCTTTTTGATATTTTATATTTTCTTTTTGCGCTTTAAACCACTTATTTAGGCCGAATGTTCCTTGTCTGTGTTGTTGCTTCCAGTCATTATCTGTTGAGCTATTTATTACAGTATTAAATCGTTGTTTAAACGTATCAAAGTCGTCAGTCATTAAAGAATGAACCAAAATTCCTGCATCTTTATCGCTTAAACCTATTTCTGTAAAACTCTTAATCATATCTTGCTGTGAAGCAAATTTCCCCGCTCTAACGATACCTAAAGCTTCTAAAATACCATTAGTACCTTTGTTAGTGAAGAAATTATCACGCAACTGTGTTAACTCTGTTTGTTCCTCTGGGGTGATTGTATGATCCGCTTTTTTATCTTCTAAAGCGTTCATTCTTAATGCATCGTTTCTGTATTTCACCATAGCTTTATGGGCCGCTAATTGCTGAGCTTTTAATTGCGTTGTGGTACCGCTTCCTTGTGATGATACAGATGTAATATATTGTTGAACGTGTTGTAATGCTTGGATTTGTTCTGCTTCGTCTTTATAAATAGCACTACTAGGATTTTTACGCATTCTGGCGAATATCTCTTGAACGAAAGGATCTTGAATGGCTCTCTTAAGATCTACACGACTAGCTTCTGTAATACCAGTCATTGCACCTTTATTTAAGAATATTTCAATATCGTCTGCCAATCCAGCCATTGTTAAAATTTCTTGTACTGTCTTAGCATCTCCACCATTTAATGTATATAACGCTTCCCAGATATCGGCACCTTTACCAACTGATTTTCCATCAGTATAACCTCTGAAGCTACCTTTTGCGCCAAAAAGCGAGTCAAGAAGTTTTTGGTTCTTTTGAGTAATATGTCCTTTACCTGTCCTGGTATCAGTTCGAATTTTACGTAAAACAGATTTTTCTTGATTTGTTAATGTTTCTTCTAAGATACCTTGCAATCCAGTAGCCATAGAAGCATAGAACATTGTTTGTAAAATATTAGTTCCGGTCGGAGCCCCGGCTTTATTGGCAGTTTTAATATCCCCAATACTCCAAATTAATCTACCAGTTTGCTCAGCTTTAACCTGCGTTTGTAATTTATCTAAAACTTGTTTTTCATCTTTAGATAATTTACTCTTATCTACACTAGCTAACGCTTTTTCTAAATTATCTCTTGATAAATTTTCAGTATCGCCAGGTACCCACTGATAAGCAGCAGCTTCTGCCGCCAATGATTGCCAATATGTTGAGCCAACATCTCGTCTCCCCCAACCAAAAATAGAATTATCAATACGGCCATAGCCTCTACCATAATCTGTTAAAGCCCCTATCAGTCCAACTTCAGAACTAAACTTAGCATTTTTCAATGCCTTAGCGTCAATTGTTGTCCTACCTCCTTGGGTTTTAGTTAAACCAAGAGCTCTAATAGTATTCACGGCTAATGATAAACCTAATTTTTTAAGATCATTTTCTGCATCTAAAAGATCAGAAGCCACACCAGTTGGATTATATCTCCTCATGACGTCAAAATATTTTTTTATTTGTACGCCAGCACCACCATGGTCTTCTTTATCTTTTTGATTGGGTTTTTTATTCCACTTTGTGTTTAAAGTGGTACCAATCTTTTCATTTAATTTCGTAACTTCATCATCCGTAATTGTATCAAAAAGACCTTTACTAAATATATCCATTAATTCAGCTGGACTTTCTAAAAGATCTTGTGCAATTTTATGAGCAATATTACCTTTTTCAATAATTCTAAATGTATTTAAATATTGCTTTTGTGCTTCTAATGAACCAAAATCTAAATTTTTATCAACAATATCTCTGGTTTGTGCTTCATAATCGTAATGATTTTTGTTGTAATAATATGGTAATGTATTACCTAAAATACGAGTAGGGGTTAAAGCGCTCTTATCAAAATCGAAACTCCCACCTTTAGCAGCAAAACCTTTATATGCTGCCATGGTATTTAATCCCATACTTCTACGATTAAATAATTGTTCAGTAGCTTGTTTATTTATTTCGTTTAATTCTAATTCTTGCTGTTTAAGACTTACGGAATCTAAATAGTCTTGTGTAAACCAGAACGTTTTACCATCGTCTGATATGATCGCCCCATTAGCAATCATCTTTTGAATTTGCTCGTCAGTAAATCGACCATTTGGTCCAGCTGCTTTACCAACATTAAAAAACGTATTTTCTGAAGCTTTATAAATTGTAGCAGCTTTTGGTAAAATAGCACGCTTGTTAGCCCATATGTCGGTTAAAGATGCGGCCTTAATTGTTTTACCATTTTCACCTAAAATAGATATTGGATTTTTCTTTAATGCACTATTTAAATAATCTACAGCATTGCCTATACTGTTTTCTGTTATTTTAATATTACTTAAAGCTTTTTCTGCTTTCTTTGGATCTATAAATTCATGTTGATCATTCATCTTTAGATCAGGCAATATACTCTTTAATGTATTACCATCTAACCCAAAAATGCTACCTAAACCGTTTAAATACCCTGTCTGATCTTGAAATTTTTCGGCCAATAATAACATTTCAGCAATTGGCAAAATTCCCAATCTGGTTTGAGCTTGATCGTCCCCGAATAATCCTAATCTACCGCTTTTAAAAATCCCAGCTTTTTGTGCTTTTTTAATAATGTTCTTAACTTTTGCACCGCTATCCCATGTGTTTTTATCATTGATTGCGGCGTATAAATCTGATAACTGACTTTCGAATCCAATTGCTTCATCTGCTGACATCTTTTTTGCAGATATACTCGCTTGTTCAAATATACTTAAAAAATGCCCTAATAAGTTTGATGCCGCAGAGAACTTACTTTCTTCTGCCGTGCCCCATGACGATGACTTATCATGCATAGCATTCATGAATCCTTGACGAACATTACTAAACATACCAACATATGCCTTACCAGTCTTAGTTAAAATAACATCTCGTGCCTGGTCTTCTTCTGATGGGAATAAGTCCTCTAATGTTTTTTTATCTGGTGTCTTAGGACGTCCTTCGTTAAATAAACGTTCGTATGCAGTCAATCTTGCTACAGTATCTTGCATAGCTTTTACTTTATCAAGCTGACCCGCACCAACAAGTGCACCAACAAGTGTGTCTCCATCAAAGTCTGCGTTTAATAATCTAATTAAAGATTCATCACCGCCTACTATACTATGTTTTTCTTTACCCCATAAAGGGTTAACTAACAATTTTGCAGCTAAAACGTCTTTATCACCTAATAAACTTGGATATCTATTAAGCAAAACAGCTAAACCTCTAGATAAACTTTGGTCTGTACCTTTACCAAGAGTTATGCTATCAATAATTTTATTTTTTAGCCAGCCTTGTTGAGATCTTACTAATCGTTTGTCAAATCCTTCTTTATCCTTATTTTCTTCTACAAATTTTTGTAATCCTGTGTCCATTTGGGCTTGTACTTCTTCTTTTGTTAAACCCATAATGTCCATATAGTAAGCCATTAATTGATCTGACCATCCTTCAACTTCACCTTCTGCTGGACTAAGAAGTTGATTCATCATATGTCTGGAGACAACTATAGCATTCTTTGTATATGCCTGTAAATTTGCATTTACATCTATAGGAACGCCAGCTTGTTGTGCTTGCGCTTGTCTCTGCATTATCTTATCATAATCAATTGTTGCAAAGTCAATAACTTTTCCTTGGAAGGAATGTCCTAAAGCAACTTTAGTAGCTTGGTCATATGTAGAAGAATCTTTTAATGTCAATTGTTCTAATTCTTTATCACGAAGTTCTTGAACTTTTTCTGCTGCTTTTGTTGCTATTTCTTTTCTATTTGTTCCAGCTACGCCGTTATTTTTAAGGTCAGCAACAAAATTATTAATAAAACTATAAATTCCAGGACCTGTTGCACCCAAATTAACTACGTCACCAACAGCATCTTTCCTAATATCGAAATCAAATGCTGGCAACAATAAGAAGTCATTTGCTATGGCTGTCTCATTATTTGGGAACATCATATTATCCCCGGCTTTAACTGCTACAGGAATATATTTTGCGCCAGCTTGCATTTCAGCAATCTTTATTAATTGCTCTTTTGTATATTTATTATTTCCATAAGTATCTGTCTTTTCTAGATCAGCAACTTTTTGGTCAATATAAGCTTGCCCACCAGCTCGTTCTATCAATTCTTGTCGCTCTACGTCAGATAAATTTAAGAATGCTTCTTCTTGTTTTTTTCTAATATCGTATAATAATGTTCCTGTAATTTTGTCTAACTTTGGTAATTTAGAATCTTGCGATTGTATTTCTTCACTATATACACCGTTTTTAATATCTTGTGCTAATTTAGTTATGTTTATATTCTTTAAAAATTCATCATTAATATCGTAAATAATTCCATGTCTGGCTCTAATACTACTTTCATTTGTGTCAATATCTTCTGCCATTTCTTGGATCATATTATGATATTCAAGCATTCCATCATATCTTTTACGGGATATCTCTGTGTCTCTAGATTTATCTCTGTAATACTTTCTCAAATCACCCATATCTACATCAGATAATTGTTCTGTGAGATTAATCAAAGACATTAAGGAATTAAATTCACGATATCCATATCTAACAGGCATACCACCTTTAGATAAAGGCATACCATATTTTTTACCAGCGTGTCCCATTAACATATATGAAAGGAATGCGTCGTCTGCATTTTCAATTCCAATAGTATTTTGGAGACCACTGTTAATAATATTAAACCATTGTTCAGGATTTAATGATATTGGTTTATCATTTTGTGTATATTTATAAGCAGAAGTACCGTTATAGGCTGTAGAAAAAGCCTCCATAAAAGCTGGGAAATATTTTTTAAATACTCCTCTAGCTGCAATTGCTTCTGGGCCAGACTGTTCAACGACTGTACCGTTTCCTACTTTATATAATGCATCCCAAGCATCTTGTAGTGCAGTTGATCCTTTGACAGTCAATCTTCGTTTAATTTCGTTAATAAAACCAGCAGGAGTTCTGTCTGAAGCAATAAATTCACCCTTATCATTCTTTTCGGTGAGCATACGGCCATAAGCATCCCACATAGCTCCGATTGCAGAGTTGACTACATTTTTACTTTCTACGGCTTCTTTGTCTATAATACCAGTAATGCTTTTGTTCATGTAAAAATCATCACTATGCCCACGAACTCGTGCAAGATATGGTAGTAATTCATTTAAATTAATAGAAGTACCTGTAGCACGTACTGTTGTACCTGGGGCAACATATTTCATACTTTGAGCACTATGTTTCCCATTATATCCTTGTAAAATACCAAAACTTGTGACACCAGAATCTTTATCAATATTACCAGCCAGCCAATCATTAACAAATGCGTCAATTTGATCCTCATATCTTTTCTTTTTAGTATTATATGTTGGTCTACCCAAACCGCTACCAAAACTTAAAACATCTGCGCTAGGATTATATGTTTCTAAATCTGAAACATGTTGTTGCATAGCTTGTCTTACAGCTTTTTTAAGTAAAGCATCATCGCTTAGTTTGCTAGTATTATGTGCTTTTAATTTTTCAAATTTTAATTTAATAGCTTCATTGGCTAAAGATTTCGCAATAACACTACTTGCAGCAATTTCTTGTGCACGTTCTTGATCTAATATAATACCACCATTTTGTATACTAAGTACCAACTCTTTTTGTGCACGTTTTAATCTACTACTTAAAGCATTATATGCTGCTGGATCTAAAGCCTTGTCAACTGCGTCTCTCTGTTTAGTTAAATCGGCAACTCGCGCCTCTAAAGCATCATGCAATTCTTTTTGTGTAGCTTGAATAAATCTTGTAGTATCATATGCTTTTGAGTCTGGGTTTACTCCTAATCCACTTTGCTCTCTTTGTGTTAAAAATTTAGCTCCTTTTGTGAAAGCTTTTGAATTTTTATCATTAAAGAAATTTTGTTCTGTTAATGTTGTCTGATATCCTTTTCTACTCTGTTTTGGTAGTAAGAAATTTAACATATGTGGCACATTATTTAAATATGCCATAGTTAAACCATTAGAGTCAGAAACTGGACCATAGACTAAGTCCATTTTTGCTAATTGACCTAATGTATTTAATACAGGTACAGCCAATCTATAATCATTTAGAATTGGCTTAAACTTACTATTACGTTTAATAATTTCATACCCCTTTTTAACACCAGAGGCAGATACAATTAACCCCATCTCGTTTAACAAACGAGTAGCTTGATCTTTTTTTACAGCTTGTTCAGCAAAGCTACCCTTGCCAGCATAATATTTATCAAGTATACCTTTAAAGAGATCTCCTAAATAAACGCCAGATTTTATAACGTCTTGTCTTTGTTGGCTTCCTTCTATCTTCATTGCGTCTTCTAGATCTCTCATTGTGGAAGCGTTATATTGAGACATAGCACTACCAACATTTATAGCATTTTGAGTGCTGGTATTCATAATACGTTTAAGATCTTTTAATCCTTGGGCTGCTTGTACTTTATTTGCGGACTTAATCATCTTAATAGCTTCAATATTTTTTTCATATTGAAATTCTTGTAAGATATTATTAAGTGCGACTTCTGTGGCTCCTAATAATTTTAAGTTTCCTTCACCATCTGTTGCTGCTTGTAAAAGATTATTTCTTTGTTGGTTATTAAAATAAATAGTACCATGAGTATCTATTGGTAAGTTCCAAACTTGCTCTTTGATGCCCAATTTATTATAAAAGTCTTGATCACCATAAGGAAGAGGAACGAGTTGTAACATTGTGTTGTTTCCAACTTTTTGTGTTCTAACATTTACATCAATCCCGGCATCGTTTAATATATGTAGTACTTCTTCAAGCTTTGCTTTTGCAGATCCGCTACCACGCGTATCTAGTGCTTTTGTTATTATATCGATTTGCGATGAAGTACGTCCAGTATATTTGGTCATATCTGTTGCTTTGTCTAAAGCATTTGTACCTTCGAGCGCTTGTCGTATCTCTGGATGTTTCCTAAATAGATCTTCTAGATCTCTATAATTTTCATTTTCTATCATACAACTTTTCCTCCTTTATAGACTAAATAAAAAGCCGCTTTTATTCGTAGCGGCTTTCTTCATATTTTTATTATTATTTATATATATTTTATTTTTGATCATCATCTTTTCCTCCTAGTGCATATTTACGATCTATAATATCGTCAATAATATAACAAAAATCGTATTCAGGGAAACCATTAAAGCTTCCTCCTCCATATTCTTTGCCTTCAAAGACCATGAAATACTGTTGTCCATAGTCATCGTCATATACAGGCACACATAGACCTCTATATTCAAGCATCCTTATAGGAGGTTGATCCTGATACAAAAATTCTTTTTCTTCTTCTTTTGTTGCTTCCCTCATAATAGGTTTGAAGTCATCACAATAATACATCTTCATATCTTCAAACCATTTGTGTACTGCTTCATAATAACCTTCCCAGTACTCTTTCGACGTCTTGTAGAAAGATAGAGTTTTTGGCTCTGTCATTCTTTTTATGTAGTCGAGTTGGTGTTCGTAGTCACCTAATAAATTTTCAAAATTAAATTCCATAACTCTATCTCCTTTTTTAATTATTTTTATTCTAAAAAAATGGTGCCCGCCTATGTGACGAACACCATGTAATTTTTTACCAAGCAATTATAATTGTGTCATCGAAGCTTTCATCATCTGCCATTGGATCAGATGTGACAATATATCCATCTGCTTTAAGATCGTCTATAATAGACTTTCTTACTTCTGAATCTGTGTCCCAGAAACTCCATCTAGTTCTGTTACGTCCTTCGTTAGCACATTCTCTAATTTCTCTGTAAATGTGATTTTTTAATGCTTGTGATGCAAGCATTCTTGTTCTTGCTTCTGCTGCTGTTAAGTAGCTTCTTGTTGTTTCTCCCATAACGTTTCTCCTGCTCTAAAGGGCTAATATACTTATGGCTATATCGCGAACCCTGTTAATTATATTATTTCTTCCAACCGCCAGAGAAGTAGTCAAAAAGATCTCTAACCATCTCACCAAATCCAAAGGCCTTTTCAAATTCAGAATCTGGATCAATTGTAATCTTTGTGTCACCATCTGTGTCGGCTGCAAGTATTTCTTCTACTTTATCATCTTTCTTATAATACTTATCAGAATATAAGAAATCATCTTCTTTTTCTTTTAACTTATCGTAATTATCGACCCCGTATAATTCAATAAAGTCTGCCTTCATGTCATCATATTTAAGCTCTGCTTTTGCGATCTTTTCTGCAGCTTCTCTTCTGATTTTATTAATATTATCGCAGGCATCTAATAATTCTTTAAAATCTTTGTTCATTTGTTCCTCGCCTTCTAATATGGCTTCTGCTTTTAATAGTTCTTCTTCTGTTTTGTAAAATTGTTTTGTTTTTTCTGAATAGTATAACATTTTTCATTCCTCCGTTCTGTTTATTTGTTTGTTTATGTAGGTAAGATGGTGAGTCCAGGAGTCCCCGGCGTCCTGGTTCTCTAGTCATATAAACTAGCGTTCTTAGGGAGATATTTAAACTAACCCACCAGATTACTATTAATATTATACTGTATATAAAGTTGAAAGTCAACTAGAATTTTCAAATTGATAAAAGTAGGGGCGGAAAAATCCACCCCTACTTTGGTTACCCATAAAATACTCTTACTAATGCTTATTGCCCTCTTATGTAACAGTATCGATAATCCACTATGCTTTTTGCCCTATATGTAAATTATCTACATTTATATTTTTTAATGGAAAAAAGTTTTAGTTATTATGCTTCTGTCATGACGCCGTTATCCCATGCGTAAAGTTGATCATCTGCGTAGTCAAAGAAAATCTTAACGTCTGCACCTGTACCTGCGTTAGCAATAATACATGCGTCATCTGTTCCTTCGATCCAAACAATCAATTTAACTTGAATAAGATCTTCAAATGGTGTCATAGCTGTTGCACTATCATAGAGTGGTACAATATAATACCAATCACCAGCAGCAACTGTGTGGTGTTCATCAAGAGTTGATCCAGCTGCGGATACATATGTTCCTGCTGTAACAGTCCCTGTGAAGTTGTTAGATTGTACTTTCCCTGGGTATGCACTCATACCTCTATTTGCGATTGTATCTGTAATGACAGTTTCAGATGTACCGTCATAGATAGCGAGATAGAAGTGGATAGCTGCTGCCATCTTAATTTGAGTACTTGCTGTTGGTACGATTTGAAGTGTGAGATAAGCTTGTTTTACACTGTTTGCATTAGAAGCTGTTACTGCTAAATCGAAATCGATATAGTCTTTTTGAACTTCTGCTGCCGCAACAGAACTTGTATCTACAACGCTTGCGTCTCCGTTAGCCTTATACCAACTATTTGCTGCGATTGTTGTGCTAGCTGCTGAACCTGTGCCAGAAATGGCTGTTGTTGTATAGCTGACTGCTTTGCTTGCTCCTATTGTCATGTCAATGTTTTGGCCTGCGTTTTCTGGATCTTGAATTTGGAAATTAAGATTTGTACCCATATAAGAGTCTCCATTCCATTTTGATCCGTCCCAAACAACATCACCGTATCTATAATCAGTGTATTGTCTTGAAGCTTGAGCTGTTGTTGTGCCTAAAGCACCAATAATCAAACCATCAGCTGCTGTGGCTTCTAAACGGATAGATTCTACAGTTGCGCTTGCTGTAGCACTAAACCATGCATAGGTTGCGGTAGTTAAAGATACTGCTAACACTAGTACCATAACTATCGTTGCGATTGTTAAACTTTTCTTCATAATTTTATCCCCTTGTTTTTTTATTATACGAGAATATTTCTATCCTCGTATTTTTTTATTTACAAAATTGAATAAAAATTATATTTGTTTAATTTTTTTGATATAAATAATAATTAAAGTTTGGATCGTATTCGTTATTAAGATTGTCAATAATATCTCTAAAATATGGATAATCTGTAGCTTTAGCTTTTTCTATGAAATATTTATTTGCTTGAGCTTCAGCAACAGTTTCTCCACAATTGTTTACAGACTCAAAAAAGTCACCCTTATAATAATAATTATCTGCAGGACATTCTTCACAACTATGTATAATAGGACATCCTTGACATTGATAATTGTTATGTGCAGAGATTCTATTTAAAAAATCTGTGACAAAATCCATATCTAATGTTTTATTGAAAATATTTCCAATTGGCCTATATTTATCTTGTAAACTTGATTCAGATAATCTAAAACAATTATATAAGTTACCATATACGTCTATAGCTATCTGTACACCTGTCATTCCGCAACTTGAATATTCTTTAACTGAATTATAATTATACGTAAAAGGAGTTATAATAAAAGGAATTTTATTATCAAGTATCCAATCTGCAACCTTAATTAACTCATTTTTATATTGCTCACACTCTACAGGTGTAATTTCTTGTGTAATATCTAGATTCATTCTTGCTCTTTGATATCCTAATGAATATAAATATTTACAAGAATCTAAAATATATTTGAAAGTTTCTGGCGTAAATGTCATTTTACTGTTTGGGACGTCACCTATTCTTTCTTTCTCTGCTTTTACAGCTCTATCTACATCATAAAAACTCGGCCTACCATCTTTATATCTTCTGCACTTATCATGACATTCTTCACATCCGTCTATTGTGATTGGGGCAGAGATCTTTTCTTTATATTTATTCAAAAAATGTTGTACATCTTCGTTAAAATATGTTGTACCATTTGTCTCTAATACTATACGGGTTTTATAAAACCATTTTACTAAACGGTGTTTAGCACACTCTCTAAACCAATAATCCGTTATAGATTCTACTAAATCCATATACAATGTTATCTCTCCACCAATAAAATCTAGCTCCACTTCTGTATCGTTATCAATTTCATTGTTTTGTTCGAAATAAGGTCGTAAAAAACTTTCGCCTGTTGTTTTATATGATATAACTTCGTCTATGAGTTTTGTGGCCGTTGTAAGTTGTATGACTTTATTTTTTTTAAATTCATAACAATAGGTACATGCCATATTGCATTCTTCTGTTATATGAAAAGTTACTCTAAACATTTATAGTATCCTCCTCATCTTTTAAATAAACTTCTATATCACCATTAACTCGACCATGAATATAAATAATTTTATAATCAATTAAATTATCGCCATAATAAAAGATCATAAGATTATGTATTCTGTCTAAATTATTGTTTATTCGATTGACACAATTCTCTCTTTCTGCAATCAAATCTGAAATAATATTATCTATACATAAATCCGCATATTCTTCTTGTGTTAAAGCATTTACTAAATCTGTTGTTACATCTATGTTATAAATATCTTGTTCACAAAAATCATTGATTAAATCATTTGTCATTTTGTATATAACTGTCTTCATACACACCCCCCCTATTGTCCAGACGACCTTCTACATGTAACATATATACAGGTACTGCCGCCCTTTGAAGATTTGCCACAAGTTGTTACAGCTGAACAAGTACTACAACTAGAAGAAGAACCACAAGTTGTTGTAGCACTACATGTGCCGCAAGTACGACCAGATGCTCTATATTCTATTGTTGTTGCTCCAGATACAGTCACAGATGTTGTCGAAGTATTATTTACATATGGATATACATAAAAAGTATAACTACCAGCTGTGTATGAAATATAACTTGGCATCGTTAAAACGTCTCCGTAGTGGGCTGTAAATGTCCATGAAGCAGCAGCCCCTGATGCTGTTGTGCTCCAGCTTTCAGAACTATGAGTAGAATTTGTGACTGTCAACGTGCCAAAATATTCAGGGGCGTATGTTCCTGTTAAGGAAACCGTAATTGTATATTTCTCTTGAAGAATGGTATAGATAGTACTTGACCCAGTTCTGTAAGAAGAATCAATGGCGCCTGTGACAACAGACAGTGTACAATCATACCCTGAACTGTTAGCTGGCGTATAATTTGAAGATGCTTGGTTTAGATTAACAGCATAATCTTGACTACTATTTTTTGTATAATATGACATATTAATCACCAACCTTTTCTTCGAGCTTTTTAACTCTATCTTCTAAATTATCATTACGCTTAATCTCTTCTTTTAATGCACCTATTAACCAGTAAATTAATTTAGTTTCATTAATTGAATAAAAACCATCATCATTAATATAAATCATAGACTTTAAGTATTCGTTTGGTAATATTTGTTCTAATTCTTGTGCGATTATACCTATAATTAAATTTTTATCTTTATCACACTTAAAATTAAATTCTTTAAGTATAATTTTATCTAAAATTTCTTTGAAATTAATATCCTTAACTTCTTTAATATTTTCCTTTAATTCTTTGTCTGACGTTGAATAGAAATTAACTGCAGTAATTTTTCCTGTTGAAGTTAAATCTCCATTCACTATTGTGCTGCCTAAAATTGCCATAGTTAATTCTCCTTTATTTCTCTAGTTTCTAAGAAACCATTTTTTAATAATCTATTTGTTGTGCTACTAACTCTTATATATACTAACTGCCATCCATAGCATTGTTGTCCATTGTAACTTGGTATATATCCAGTTCCCCAGTACGAACAAATACCACAACCAAACCAGTTACCATTCGATGTATTAGCAAAGCACATTTTACAATTACTTGCATTATACCAATACATACCAGCATAACTATTTGTTGTTGTTGCAGATATTCTAGTTACATTTGTTCCAACTTTTGCAGGATTAACATCGTCCCAAGTTGCATTAAATGGATTTTTATTTTGTTTCCATCTATATCGTTCAAAGCCTCCCCCAACACTAGTTTGGTGTTGAACCATAAACTCATACCAGCCACTTTCTGGTCTATTTACGACATTGATCAAACCAAAATTACTCCATTTATCTATTGCTTGCGAGTTTAATGTCGTAAAATCACCACTGTTACTAAACACACCATTTGCTACATTATGGATACAAATAGGTAGCCAAGTGGATCCATCTTCTAATGTAACAGTTTCATACAAACTTGATGTTTTGATAGACCCTGTCTTTAAAAAACTCGTTTTTGTTAAAGTGGTATCTTCTTCTACAATATTACAGTAAATACCCCCTTTATTGTCAACACTTTCTCTTACCTGGTATAAGGCTGTTATGTCTGTCTGCGCTAAAGCAGTTGCATAAACCCTAAGATCAGATACTTGCCCGTTAAACCAGTTAGCTCCACTACAACGTATACCGAGCCTCATTTCTCTTGATCCAAAATCAGATCCAAATGATCCACTTTGCGTTCCTTTAGATACTCCGTTTATATATAATGTTGCATTTGTAGATGTCATAGTAACTACTACATGATACCATGTACCAGTAGTGAATCCACAAGTAGAGGCACTCCATGTGTAAGAGCCTCCAGCAGAACTATAACATTGTAATCCATATGTTGTACCGCCATACATTGGTTGTGTCCCTGTCTCCCCAGAAGGAGCTCTATTATCTATAATATGGTAAGAGCCAGTGCTCCCAAATTTTAGCCAGCAAGCATATGTCATTGCAGTTGTTAGTGGAATACTTCTATATACATAATTACTACTACCATTAAATGAAGCGCTTCTTCTTCCAATGTTTGTTGTTGTGCTGTAACTAACGCTACCTGATCCATTATGTCTAAGACCACTCGAATCGGTTAGATCTTCTGTATTAAAAGTATAATGTAATATTAATCCTCTAGCAAGTTCTTTTATTTCCTTTGTAGATAATGTATGATTATATGCTCTTAAATCATTTATATAACCATTTAATTTATAGTTATCATAAACACCATTACCGCTAGCATTGGCGAAAGACCAACACCCAATCATAAAATAGTCTGCAGGTGTAGACATGCCAGTATATGCATGTGATCCATCTAAATTACCGTTGACATATAACCTAATAGTACTGCCATCATATGTATAGCAAAGATGGTACCAAGTGTTCGCTTGTAATAAAGTAGAACCACAATAAGTATTATATGTTCTTGAGCTCCCGTTACCAGTATTTACACTCAAATAGCCAGTAGTAGAAGACACGTATTTAATTGTCATCCCCATACCTACATTACTTGGGTATCTGTGCTGCCCTGCAATAGATCCACCAAGAGAACTATCACTGCTCAAACTACTGAACTTAACCCACGCACATATAGATTGATTTTGACCTAAAGTGACTGTATTGTTAGAAACATATCCACCACTAGAATAAGATGTGTTGCCATAACAACATACTGTTACCTTACCCGCATTGGTTAAACTAGAACCACTTAAACTAGTAAAATTTAAATTTGAAGTTCCATAATTAATTATACTATTATTCAAGGGAAGCCATATTACTAAACTCATATATACCTCCTTAGAATACAAAATCTATAGACTCAGTTGATGTATTATATTGCATTGTAGCTTTAGCTGTCCCCGAAGATGTAATTCTATACTTATCACTATCTAATTGTCCAGCTGCGCTTGATAAAACAACATAATTCGCACTTCTACCACCGGACGTACTAGAGTTTAAAGTAATTTTTCTACTGCCACTTGTTGTAATGGCACTAGTACTATCTATCGATAACCCTGTTCCAGCAGTTGTGATAGTTACACTTGTAACAGTACCATTAGCATAATTATTTGGGTTACTTGCTAAATAATATTGACTATGAGTATGGTTCTTAGAAACAGCAACTCCATCAGTATCTGTTGCGCCATTCATGTCTCCAGTAGCTAGCTTAACATGGCCGTAGTTAGCGGTTGTGCCAGCACCATAGGTGGTAGCAGAAGAAGCGTGTGAAGTAGGTGTTCTGCTATTACTTAATCTACTATCATTACCAACGCAAACTGAGGTCGCACTCGTTCCTGTAGGTACATATAAATCATTAACTCCTGTACCTGTACCTATTTTTAAACCAGAACTATAGCTTGGTGTGTGATAATAGTTTGTATCAACCCCTCCTGCTAATACTTCTGTCATAGTTTTGGTAGTGGTTCCATCAGTTAAACCTGCTGCTCGTAAATTACCAGCTAAATATTCATTTCCAGACCAATCTAATGTTCTTGCATTTGAACGAGCAGATGAAGTTCCATTACCAACTATTTCTACATAAGTATCAGCTGTATCTTCTATATTATACTTACCACCTACATGCTGATATTGTGAAGATGCAACAGTGCTAAAACCTTCGGCATGAGAACCTTGGCCTGAAGCAATAGTACCAGAACCTTCAGCATGAGAATTAGGACCTGACGCGAAAGTATTATACCCTTCGGCGTGTGCTCCGCCATTTGATGCTATTGTACGATCACCTTCGGCGTGAGATAATCCATAGGCTGCGCCATTACATATATATACTGTGGCACTTGATAGCGCAGAGCTAGACAGGGTTGATGACACAGTTATTGTAGTACCCGTACCAGAAACAGTGTTAACTCTTGCAACTTTTTTATTTGTGCCACTCCCATATGATAATATCGTGCCAACTTTTGGTGCAACACCAGAAGCAATAGTATAGCTTGTAGTATTTGCATCTCCAGTGAGTTTAAATGTAGAACTAGTAGATTTACCATATCCTTCTGCATGGCCACCATCAAGAGCAGTTGTCCCCGTACCTTCAGCATGTGAGTAATTACCAAAAGCTCCTGTAATATATCCTTCTGCTAAAGAATAACTTCCGGCAGCAGTATTACTACTACCTAATGTTGTACTGTAACTACCAACAGTAGTCATCATAGCTCTATTCATACTTAAACTACCAGTACCGATCGCATCAGCTTTATTCATTTTTGTGGATATATCTGGAATTTGGCTTGTTAAAGCAATCGTCGAATCTGCGGTTAATGTAGGCAAAACCGCTTCATATCCGTTATTTTGCAATCTTTCTGGAATAATTTCGTAATCTGTTACTCCATCTGGATTTATTTTTTTAATTTTATTTGTAGGTAAAGCCATAAATCTCCCTCCTTATTAAAGCATTAAAGTATCTTCGACAACTTCTCCTTTAATTAAAAAAGGAAGATCGTTTACCGTATGTATACCATCACCAAGTTTTATTTTTGGCGAATTATTTTCGAAATCATAAACTATTATTGTAAAAATATTTGGGATATAATTTACCGCCTTTTCCCAATTTTGAGGCGTGTCCACCTTTACGATGGCGTTTGATTTTTCCATAATTTTCTCCTCCATTTCAAGATATAACGCTTATCTTTTCAAAGCGTGCAAGATAAGAGGAGCCATTTCTGACTCCTCTTTTTAAATTGTTTAAGAAACTGTAACTTCGACAGTTTTGCTTGTCTTTGTTAATGATACAGTACCTGTAGCTGTACCAGTTGAATCAATTGTAGCTTCAGTACCAGTGAATGTAGCTGAGTTAACTGTAGCTTTATCATATGTAACGCCTGTGATAAGTGCGTTTGTAGCTTTTGTACCAGTGAATTCTGGTGTACTTGCAGAAGCAGAAACTCCTGTGAGAACAGTCTTTTTCTCAAAGGTTGGTAAAGTAACAGCTGTTGGTGTGTTTGCTGTAAATGTATCTGCACCGTGAGTTGCAGGTGTAAAGCTATCTGTGCCTTGTGTGAATGATCCTGCTGAGAAACTGAAAGTTAGAACTTCATTAGTTACAGTTGCTGACCATGTTGGTGCAACAAAACTATCGTCTCCTTGTTTGAATGATCCACCACTAAAGCTTCCTCTTGTGAAGCTTGCAGCTGTACCTGCTGTAACTGATCCAGTGGTTTTCTCACTATAAACATCTGTTGATGTTGGATCTACTGTTATAGTTGGTGCTGAAACACTACCTGCTGGTGTATAATCTGCTTTGGTTAAATTTGCAGCAGTTGCTGTTTGTGTCAATGTAACTGCGACACTACCTGCTGGTGTATATGTAGCACTAACACTAGCTGCACCGTTTGTAAAGCTTGCACTATCTGCTGTCGTTACAGATCCACTACCAGAAGCAGTATCTTTATATGCTAAATCACCAAGGTTGCTAATATCTGCATCAGTATCACCAAGTTTTTCCCAAATCCAAGCTGGTGTAGCTGTACTACCTTCATTAACTGGGATATACTCATCGTATATATCCTTAGGTAAAGTTTGCTTTGATGGCACTAAATAAATATTTGATTTATCTGCATCTACAGCTGCTAAAGTACCAGTAATTTCTGTAGAACCGTCCATCCACTTTACACCAACTGGTGTGTCAGCAGCAGATGTACATTTGTGGAATGTAACACCTTGAAGTTGCTCTATCATATTTCTGGCTTCAGCGTCTTTAATAACATAAGTAGTGTTATCACCAGGCAACTTTACTTGTGAAATATAAGTATTTGGCATTTTGCCCTCCTTTAAAGATTTTTAATCCTAAATAAAATTATAGTTTTATATATTAATTAACTGAGAAGATCAAAACCTCATTTGATCTACTACAACTAACTTTATTATTCCAACGGTCACGTTCCCCATCTTGGATATGAACATTGGTATTATTTATATGTTGTTCTAATGCAGGATCAATTATCACACTATATTGATAAGCTTTCGTTGCAATAGTAACATTAATAATTTGTGTATTACCTTGATATAAGATATCTGTTACATATCTTCTTATGGTATTATCTTTATAAGCTAGTTTATAATAACAATTATTATATATAATCTGGCTTAATGTGCTTTTTCTTAAGTTTTCGAACGTCTCGTCATCAAACACTCCAGAAGCTTCCGTAATAGTGACGTCTGATGCAGCGATCGGTCCGATTTCTTGTTCGATTTGGTCTATTCGTTTATTGGCTGCTTCAACTTGTTGAATACTATTCGCAGCCATTCCTCTCGCTAAAACATCCATAAAATAACTCCTTTAATGAGAGAGGTATTCCCCCTCTCATTTATGTTTGATTAATTATATTTTCTTAAATAACTTGTTGAGAAATATACCATACTTGACGAACTTATAGTTGTACTTGCTAGGAAATAAAGCCATTGACCATCATGGAATATATATCCTACAGGATCGTTTGTTGTAAAATTATATGCTGTACAAAGATAATCGGTATCGGTCTTAATTTGTGATCCCCAATTAGCAAGGATTTGAATTGACTTATTGGAGTCATATATTGGTATATCCGCACCAGATCCAGCATATACATATGCAATATGATATGTAGTGCCAGCTGTTATATTAGAAGCAGTAAAACGTCCAGTTAAGTGAATAGAGTCATTTGCTCGCGCGAAGCGAAGTGTGCAATCACTTGAATGAGAATCCCCATTGTAATCTTGCAATTCGCCTGTGCTTACAAAATTTATACCATTAACTGGTGCATATGGAGTTGGTGTATTGGTTAAATCATTATAATTACCTGTCTTTGCAACAGTTGCTAATTGCTCATCTGTTGTTAGTGTACCATTTGTTGATGGTAAATTTACTGTAATATCACTATTTGATTGATTTACTAAAGTCGTATGATTAATTTTCATACTACCTGTAATATATTCATTACCAGACCAATCTAATGTACGAGCATTAGATCTTGCGGAACTTGTACCATTACCAACAATTTCAATATAATTACCATATCCAGTACCTCTCGATAATGGATCTGTTGTTACGTCTGATATGTTGTATTCTCCAAAAACATGTTGAGAAACAGCTTTTGCCTCATTATGCTTACCTTCTACATGGGACGCTTCTCCAGAAGCAATGTTGTTTTCGCCTTCTACATGAGAAGCTTTACCAGAAGCTTCATGCTGTAATACGCAACCCAACCACTGACTGCTAGAGTAAGCTTCATTAAGTCTCCATCCTGCTTGAAATTCATCTGCACTTGCGATTGTTATGGAATTTGATGTTTTGCTTTCAACGTAGAATAGAGGACAAATATCAGAACTATTTCTATATGTTGGTACTATAAATTTGGTTCCAACATCCAATATAGTTAAATCTGAAGATGAAACATTGAATGTAGCACCTGTTTTTGTAACTTGCATACTAAATTGATCAACAGACATACCTTCGCTATGAGAACATTCTCCAGATGCGATAGAATATCCGCCTTCTGAATGAGATCCTATTCCCTTAGCGATGGTGTTTTGACCTTCGCTGTGAGAATAATTTCCAGAACTTAATCCATAATATCCTTCTGTGTGAGAAGCTAGACCAACACTATTTGTATATTGTCCTTCTGCATGAGAGTCAGCGCCGACCGCTTTTGTTTGTTCTCCCTCACTATGTGAGTCGCTGCCTATAGCAATTGTTTTATATCCTTCTGCATGAGAATAACTTCCAGATGCCCCAGAGCATCCCTCTGAGAACCCATATGCCCCAGCTGTAGATTTAAAATAATGTACGTTTTGAGGATTTGTTCCTAAAGTTTTATCAACAGTAACTGTAACTTCAGCATACCATCCCATTGATTGAGATGTTCTTGTTAATACTTTAGCATAGTCGCCAGTATCTTTGACATATAAATAATCTCCTACTGCTACGTCAGAAATAGGATTGCTGTATGATGCGGTGATAACATAAGTTGTACCAGAACCGCTTAAACTACCATAGCTGTCATCGTCTGCTGGTATTAAGTTAGGACCAACGGATATACTGCCATCACCAAGAGTTATAGAAGCTTTTGTTAATGCAATAGAGTCTTTACCAACGCTTTTGCCTTGATTTAATATTATTAAACTATATCTGTTATTTTCATATTTATAAATATTATTATCGTGTTTATAATATTTTCCATCTTCTGGCTGTGGACTATAACTTATAGTAGCCGTTCCTACGAAATTACCATTCCAGTCAGGACTTGTTGTCACAATAGAAGCACCATCGACTGTATAATAATAGCTTGATGAATCAGTTGGTAAATAGAAATCTCCATGAACGTCTACATTGGACTGGAATCCGCCAGAGTTACTATTATATATTGTGAAACCTTGATATGGAGTACGTATCATAAATTTGTAAGCATCATTATCGTACTGATCAAATATTGCTTCAAAAGTAAGATGTTCGTTTGGGTTGGTGGACATCTCTGCGCTCATTAATACTACAGAATAATTGCTACTGTCCACAGTATTTTCTAGCATTTCTAACAATTCTGCTGCTTTTGATCTATCAAAATGTATCGCATCGCCTTGATGAATTTGTTCTTGGTCTGTATATGCATGTATTGTATACACAGTCTCTTGATTTATGATCGGTTTATTGTCTAAATCATCATAATCTGTAACACCCTCGATTTGGATATTTCCGGACCCTAAAATAGATTCATTATTAATAGTTTTAATATTGGTACCTGAAACTAATGTGTCCTGTTTTCCAGATAAATCTTGTTGCGTTGCAACCACAGATGTGTCGATAGAAAATTCATCTCCACTTAAAGATAAGCCATTGCCAGCGGCGTATGTTGAATCTGTCGCAGAAATTACATTATTATTAATCTCAATATTATTACCAGCAGTTAACACATCCTGTTTACCTGTTAAATCGTTTTGTGTAGCTACAACTGTAGTATCTATATTAAATTCTGTGCCTTTTAGTGATAAACCAGTACCTGCTGTATATGTTGTATCTGTGGCTGAAATCTCATTATTACTATCTATAGTAATATTTGCGCCTGCTGTTAATACATCTTGCTTGCCTTGTAAATCAGATTGAGTTGCAATAACTGAAGTATCAACACTAAATTCTGTACCATCGAGTGACAAACCAGTCCCTGCTGTATAAGTTGTATCTGCAGCTGAAATTCTACCACTATTACTAATAGTAATATTATTTCCGGCTATTAATGGTATTTGCCATGATTTCCAACCACTTACATCATTACCATTATTCCAATATGTATATTCCCAATGATATGGTGCTACACTTCCTGACGTTAAAGTTAATCTAATAACTTTGTTTCCAGCTGTTGTTGCAATAATATCTACGACAACATCTGCATTCATTAATCCTATAGCTGGAAAATCACTAAATGTAACACCGCCGAGATAAGCCATACCTACAACAGCACTTACATCAGCATTAACATCATCACAAAATTCTTTTGTAGTTCCGTTGGTTTTCCAATTTGGATTGAATGTTTGATATGTAGTAACCGATAAATCTCCAGAACCAAGTACAGATTCTCCATTAATGGTTTTAATATTCTCACCGCTTACTAACTCGTCTTGTTTTCCAGATATCTCTGATATTTCACTCATGATACTAGGATCAAGTTTAGTATCGGTAACTGCGCCATCAGCTATTTTACTAGTAGTAACAGCACCATTATTAAGATGTTCAGAATCTATATATTGTTCTGCACCAATTTCTTGGTTACCATAATAAATTTTTGCCATGTATTTTAACCTCCTTTTAAGATTTTAAAATTTTTTACTCCTTGTTAAAAATAAACATAAACTTAATAACAAGGAGTAAAAAATTCCAAGTTATAAGTTTGTAAACGAGGAGAGGCGGAGAGACCTCTCCTCGCACTTATTTAGTTGTATAAAAGATCTATTTTATTTAATCTTAGGAAAATGTGGGAAGATAGATTTCTTCTCTGCTTCGACATCTGTAATTTCATATAAATCCTCAGAATAATCGCCAAAGACACAATTAACTAATTCATTATTTTTTAGATCTTTAAATTTGTAATATTTGTTTGTTTCATTGTCATAACATTTTGTAAGTGTGACCTTAAAAATTTTATCTTTTACTATTCTTTTCATATATCCACCTCATTATAAAGTTATATCGCCATCACTGCAATGAATTGTTGTAAGCACACTTGGGTCACACCAGTCAGTGCCAAAAGTAATATTTCCCCATTCAGCCATTGTTCCTGTGTAGGTTAAACTTGATAAATTTGAACAGCCAGAGAATGCATTCCAGCCAATAGATGTTACACTGTTTGGTATACGTACATATGACAAATAGCTACAACTATCAAAACTCCAGTCCTCTATTCCTGTTATATTATCTGGGAGCACGATAGTATCCAAAGCGCTACAGGCTTGAAACATACTACTACTAATTTTAGGTATTGTACACTTATCCATGTATACGTTTGTTAAATTGGTACATCCTTGAAATATATGAGTACCAAATTGCCCATTTTGAATTACACAGGCTCCAAAGTCAACACTTTGTAAATTAGGACAATTTTGAAAAGCGTATGATCCTATACTTTCAATACTATCTGGAATAGTAATACTAGTAAAATTAGTTCTGTTTTTAGCAGCTGCCATTTCAATTCTACGACATTCACTACGTATTGTTTCTGTATTTAAATTTAATAAAGTATAATAACTATTTCCTTCTGCAGGCATATACATATTTACATTGCCCCAGCTTCCAACTAAATTTGGGGCTACATTAACAGAAACCTCGCTATATCCAGCACAAGAATCGCTGCTGGCATAATATGTCCCATTCTCTGATATAGATTTAGTATAAATTGGTACATTTACATATACGGAATTATATCCATCATATCCGCTACCTTCTGGTGTATATGTGTGTTCATTTTCTGTGGCGTTTAAATCTGTTAATTTGGCCCCGCCACCTGTTACAATCATAGGATTTTTAACTAATACATTACTCATATTAAATATCCCCCTCTGTTATTTTAATATATACATCACCACCAATGGCATCTTTATCGATACAATAGAAATAAAGATATATATCATCTCCTCCGTTTTGAATATGAGCACTTTGAAGAACTAATCCACTTTGTGCAAACATAACTGGGTTATTATTTACCAATTCAAATACATAGTTTTTATTGTCATCAAGATCAAAACTAAAGTCTTTATTTGATTTGCTAAGATATTTTTGTGCTTGATCTTGGAATGGACTTGTAGCACCTTCGCTAAAGTCAGATGAGCTTAGATATATCCTTAATTTATTTGCTGCTGGTATTTCAGAAGCTGTAATTAATGCCTCTAATTCACCATTAATAACCTTACTTAATGCACCAATAGATGCTGGTGTAAATGAAGCAAATGCAAACGTATTTAAGAAGCTCTGTACATCACTAGGTATAGATAGAGTTACAGCGAAAGGCATTTGCATAATACCTTCGGATGATAAGTAGTCTGTGCTTGTATTCCACTCACCCTCAGGTGATCCTTCTTGCATATAAAGACTCATTTCTTCTATATCTTCTATCATTGACATAAATATTCCAGCTGTACTAATTTCTATTGGAGCCATACAAATGAGTTCCATTTTTTCATCTCCAAGGTTAGCCCATAAATCTTGAATATAATATGTATATTCTTCGCCCATATTAAATGAGAAATGAAGTAATGTCTTTTGATTGAATGGTATTAAACCTACAGCAACGATATCACCAGCTTGTGGGTTTTCTGGAGGTGTTTCGCCCTCTATAGGTGTATATGTCTTTTCAACCCATTCACCTGAAACATATTGTTTAAGCAAATATGTCATAACACAGAACCAATACATACCCTCTGTTGGCTCACTTGGTTCACTTTCTTCGGTAACTTGTACAGATAATTGTTCCCAACTTGAACCATTATATATTAAGAAATCAGGAGCACCTTCAAAAGAAATATAGAATGTATGATCTGGTACAATTTCTGTTGTTGTAATATTTGGATCTGATGTAATATCAAAAGCTATTGAAGATGTAGAAAGACCGTCACTTAAATATTCTTTACTTTCCTCTATATCTGCTTCTTTGTAATATTGTCCTTCAACAAAAGGAATGGATGCACTCTTAAGGTTATCTGCCCACCAAGATGTATGGTATAAGGATTGTATTGTATCATCGCTATCTAATTCTTCTGGGTTACCATTATATATACCTGTAGACTTCATCCAACCAGATTGAATACCATATCGTAAATAGTCACCTGTTGAATAAAGGTATGCAGATATATCACTTGAGCCGTCGCTAAAAGCCCTCCAACCAAGTATTGCCAACAATTTATTATCATCTTCAGGCTTCATGAGCATGATATATAAACTAGAATCTTCATGCCCAGTATATGCTAACATAACCATTGATTCTCTATATTCGTTTTTGAATAATTTTGCTTGTGAGCCACCATCAAACATATATGTCAAGCCATAAACATTTGTTGTAGAAACTAATTGCCAATCACTTCCATCATATTGATATAAATTTTGTGTATCATTTGTATCATACCAGAATTGATCTTGTTGTGGATCGCTTGGTCGACTTCCTGTTTGTGGAGAGAACTCGTTCATAGATCCAGATGTATAATAATAGAAATTATAATCATCTCTCTCTGGGTTCGGTGTCTTAGCTACCTTATAATAATTTCCGTCAGAAATAGTTATCATATTTGAACATGTAATCCAACTGTTTCCGAGATACTTCTTTAAAGTACCATTGTCGTACCAATAATCATAATTTTGTGGATCAGCTGGCTCAGAATCGGTATATGTTAATTCACGTACTTTGTATCTTATTTTGTCTGCGTCTTGATCTGGTGAATAATTATCCCAGTCATAATTATCAATGTCGGTTAAACGTGTAGATGCGTCTATACATAACTTGTTTAATTTTGTTCCTACTTCAAAAGCACTAATTTCTGTTTCTGGTACTTCTTTAAATGGAGCGTTCTCTAACTCAAAATAGTCAGATGTGCCTGAACCGCCGCCAATATCTTGAGCAGAAAAGCTAACTCCAGGCTCTCTTTCACCCTCTTTACCAATTTGTATAGAAAGTAGCTTTTGTGCGCCTTCACCCATAAATATTACTGTAGAGAACATTACCGTATCATATCCTGGCATAGACATTTTTGTTATTTTTGGTGCATACAAAGGTTGTATAACATCTTGTCCACCTTCTTCTCCAACTTTAATATTTACTTTAATAAAAGAAATTTCTGTATTTACTGCTTCTTCAAATTCTTCTGTAGTAATACTTAATTCACCAATAGGTTCAAGCGTCTCACCACTTATAACACCGATTGTTTCTATTACAGCAACACCCTCACCTGGTGCACCGCTTCCGTCTATAGCTTTATATTCTTCTCCGTCATAGAAATAGATCTTGCCAGAGATATATTGAGATGCGGCTGCAGTTCCAACAATTATTCCATTCCAAGATGGTGGGTTAGTATCTGTTATTGTATTAATAGTTCTTTCACTTGAACTAGAAATATTTATAGTATAATCACCATTAGCATCTAAATTATGCCAACCAGCAGTTGCTAAATCTGGCATATCTTCTGACATATAAATAACATCAAAATCACCTAATGCTCCAGTATCGCTAAGAACAAATACCCCGTATACACCATTATCTGTAAATCCATATATTAAAGGTGATTCTTCACTAGAACCTGCCATTAACAATCCTTCCTCATATTGCGTCCAATCAACATTTTGTAAGAATGTTAATAATTGACTTTCTTTGCTTGTATCAAAGTGTATCTTATCTCCATTAGAAAGTGTTTGTCCTATTGTTAATGCTTCAAGTCCACTACCTTCACCCGTGTGTCTGTAGTAAGTATTAGCGACAGGTGTAAAGCCAACTGCTTCTAAATCTTGATTGATAATTGGTTTGTTATCTAAATCGTTGTAATCATCGACACCAAGCTCTCCTACAACACTGATTACACCGTTTGTAATATCAATATTTGTACCAGCGGTATATGTTGTATCTGTTGCACTAATAACACCGTTACTAATATCAATATTAGAGCCCGCTGTTAATGTATCTTGTTTTCCTGCTAAGGCTGTAAATACAGCGCCGCCTTCAACAGGATTGACGCTATTTTCAACTACACTACTATCTATAGCTTCAATTCTTGCGTCTTGAATGTCTTTTAAGACACTATCTTTTTTAATTTTATTTATAAAATTACTCATGTTGTTTTCCTTCCTCCTTTAAATATTTTTAAATAAATTCTACTACTTCACCATTAAATTCACCACCGTGGACTAACACTAATGTTGTACCATCAAAGTAATCATCTTCTGGATCTTTAGAAAGAACAAGTGTTTCACCATCAAAGTGTTGTGGATTATCAATAATATAAAGATAGCCTTGATATTTATTAGCAGGCTCTTCTTTTAAAGTTACAATCTTAATAATTCCACTATCGTTATCACTAACTGGTGCTACATTGAGTCCTTCGACTCTTGTTTGGATTCCCGCATAAATTGCTTTATTTTGTACAGGGTTTTCTGATGTTGGACTTAATTCAGGATCGATACTATCCGTCATTTGTAACCATTGATCTGTACCCTCATATGTGGTCCATACATATTCTGCACCACTTGGTACAGTACCACTACTACCTTGGTACTTAACGGTATACATATCACCTAATTCTGCGTCGTTAGGTAATTCGTTGTAGTAATCTACAACACCCTTATAAGAAACGCCCCTTGGTAACGCATCTATACGAGCATTTGCTAAATTTGCGGCAGCAAGGCCGCTCCCGGCCAAACCTCTGGCAATAATATCTACTCCACTAGCCATATTACGCCTCCGCTACACCTGTAATTACTGCCTCTCCTTCTATTGAGCTAACAACAACTCTTACTCTTGCATTTCCATTAATACCAATAGCATAAATACCATTTGAAGTGATCTCAGATAATACTTGGAATCCACTCATGTTAATAATTGCTAATGGTGTCCATGAACATTCTTCGTCTGTCATTGTTTCGCCATTTGGTTTAATGATATTTACACATCCTTCTACACTAAGCGCAATGCTTGTAGCTCCGCTAACTTCAAGTGTTAATGTGCTAAAACCATTATTTCGGAAAGGTTCACTTGTCCCCGCTGCTGATACTGGTGTTTTCACAGAATCAAAGAAAGGGAAAATTTGTTTGTCTGTTCTGATACTTGGCATTTTTCATTCCTCCTTGTTAAAAATTAAAAAATAAACATAATAATAACAAGGAAGTTAGAACAAAACCCCAAGTTATTATTGCCAGGGGACGAAGCATGTAAAACAAACACACTCACGCCCCGTCCCGTTATTTTTGTCTAATTAAATTTTATTTTTTTGTTTACCAAATAAAAGCTTCATTTTATTCGATATCGAACAGTGTGTTCGATTATTTTTTGAAATCAGAGATATTTCTTCTCTTAAATTTTTCTGATACGTAATCATATTCTACTAAGCCATTAAAGATAACTTTTCCAGGAATTTTATATTTAATAAGATAATCTTTATTATAGTCATCTATAGCTTCCTGCATAGTATTAAACCCAGGATAAATTTTAGTATAATCATTAACATACCATTTTCCATCTAAACAGAAAATTAAAATACAATGTCCATCTGTAATTTTAGATGGTGTTACTGTTAAAAGATAACATTCAATACCGCTGTTGTATAAACAATGATAAACTAGCGAATGAAAACCATCACAGTCATCTTTTAATGGTTGCTCTAAATAAGTCGCGTAATTTTGTGGTGGAGGCACGATTGCATCTCCTAATTGATCAATACCATCAGCTGTCCATATAAAGCTGTTATATAATCTTACAACTAAACTCTTTACTTCTTGTAATGTGCCGGCTTTATCTATTGACTGTGTACCTATATTAGATTTAATACATTTTTTAAATCTATAATTACTCCACCAACACCACCAACTAATTATTAAATTTCCAAAAAATTCTATCATATTATTTCTCCTGTAATCTGTAAGTGATATCTTTTACTTCTTTGTTTGTTATTTTTAATAATCTTTGATTTGTTGTTGGTTTATTTAATGGTCCTTTATCTTCTTGATATGATCCATATTTATAATAATCGAGATATCTTAATAAACGATCATCTATTTCGTCATCACCACTATACATAGCAACTTTAAGATCAAAAGCAGTATGAATATAATTTGTTAAATAAACAATATCATTATGGCTTGAATCCCCACCCATGAATAACACACAAGTAATGTCTGGGTGTTTTTTTATTAAATTCCACATTTCTTCAAACGTCAATTCTGTACCAATATCTTCTCTTAAATATGCAGAGTGACAATTTTCGCATCTATGTGGACAATTAGTTATATTGATAGCTAAAGAGATCTCATCTGGGATCTCTTGAAAAACTATCGCTGTATCATAATATTTAAGCATCGCAATTTTCTCCTGTAGCGTAATACCTTTTGCTTGCCTCTATTTGTCTAACCTCACTGAAGTTAGAAATTCTCTTTAAATAACCAATAATCCTTGTTGCGTAATCTAAATTTTTAGAGCCACAAACTGGGCACTCCTTCAACATACGCTTATCAATATGACCACAATCATTACAAATTGTATTAGGAATATTAAAGGTAAAATATGAACATCCAGATTTAATAGCAATATCCATGAGCTTTCTATATTGCTCTTTTGATAAATGTTCAGAAAGGTTACAATGGTAAGCTGATCCACCGTCTAAATTTCCTATGAAATCTTTACCTTGCAAATACATTTTTGTAATAGGATCGTATGTCTCGTCTTCAACTGGATAAAAATAAGAATTATACAAGTTTCTACCTTCTGGTACCCAATATCCTGCTTTTTTATCCCAATTGTATAACTTTGCACCTGCATTTTCACCTGGAACCTGCTCCGTATTCAGACGAATGTGTTCAGTACGATGTTCGGCATTTCTTTCTTTAATTGTATTCAAAATGTCTTTTGTATATTGTTTATATCCTTCATTATCTGGTTTAATTTCTATACCCTTATATTCTTTTGGTATATACTCGTCGACAGTTTTTAAGAATTCGGCGCCCTCGACCAGACCTGAGAACCCACATGTTAAATACTGTTTGTCTAAATCAATAAATCCAGCTGTATATACTGTTAATAATCCAGCATTATACATATCCCAAAGATGGTCATTCCATGCTTCGAGGTATTTATGTACTCGATCTACAATTATAGTGATATATTCAGAAAGAGACTTTCTATTCCTCTTATACTTCACATTAACCTCCTCATTGAACCAATTTTGAACAATTCTGTTAATGTTAAGTGTAATAACTTTTTTGGATCCAGTCTCTACTCCACCAGCACCTAACGTGTATGAGAAAACGTTTTCTTCAATAGCATTTTTTAATCTGCAACAACTTGAAAGAGCGTCTGCAGAATCGCTGTTATATAAGAAGAAGCTGTGTCCCTCACTCCACATCTCAGCAGTGAAATCAGCCATTTCTTCATCGACATATTTATGAGTATCTTTATCCCACAATAAATTCATTGTTTCAACTGGGAAAGTAATAACTTCTTTAGTTCTTTCTTTATTGAACCATTTCATAAACATCTTTTGAAGTTCTTTTGTTGTTTCCCAACAAGGCTCATCTCCATCTGGGAATATAAAATCCTTAAAGATAGAATTAAAATATCCTTTATCAAAATATGCAATGTTTGTAAAAGGAGATTGATATCCTCTAGCTGCTGCTGGTTGGTTTACACAATATACAAATTCTTGAAACAAATCTTCTACGATATGTCTAACTGTAACTTGATTATTACCAATATTCCAAACTGGCTCATCTAAATGATCCATATAATCTGCGCCATAGTCATTTCTAAGGAAATGATCTAAATATGGTAAAAACTCAGGAACAGCGACTGCACCTGCAAATTGACCTGCGATCAAGAAAATTAAATTACATAATCCTCCAATAAAGCTGCTTGCGTGCTTTGGTGGTCCTGACGTTCCACCTAATCTCTTTAATCCATCAAGTAAGAATGGATATAGAGATATAGCTACACAGTAAGGCATTATACTGGTTTCGTCATGACTATAAATGATATGATTTTTAAGATCGTCATCGAATTGATCACACAATTCTTGACCATATTTTTCTAATAAATATTTTTTTGTAATAGCCCTATTTATATCAATAAAATCAGGCTTTGATAATTCAGTAGACATTGTTGCTATATTTTTACTTACAACATTAGCATTAGCATCTACTTGACTACCTGTTGCTGCATTGCTTGCCTTTTTATAGTTATCTATAAACTTTAACTTTTTTTCTAATACTCTAGAATCCATAATTACTCTCCTTGCTTAATAGGTGGTTTGAATTGATTGATCCAATCCATCATAGGCTTACCTTGTAATATTTGTCCATCAACCTCGATAGCAGGTGTATGAGAAATTCCTTTCTCCTTCATCTCTTCAACACTTAAGCAAGAATTGTATTCTACTTTATATTTGTCAAGCAACATTCCAACCATTCTACATTGAGGACATGTTGCTGTATGATAAAATGTAATCTTATCTTCCATAATCTATATCTCCTTATTATTTCTCTAATACTAATACATTACAGAACCCAGATTTATAGACACAACCATCTAAGCCAACAATTTTTTCTCCTATATATGTAGAATTATCGTTATTATCCGCAGGGGCGCCATCTAAGGCCGTGCGAAAGTCAGATGTCTTCCAATGACCACAGACAATTATCTTGTCTTCTGGTACTGTGCAGACCTGGATCATCTTCCATGGACATGCTAAAGTAGCACTCATCCATGCATAAAAAGACGCATCTCTCCAATTTTCGCGGCAATAAAACCCCTCATATGGAATCCAAGAATGAACAAATAATAAGTTGTCGCATTCCCAATAATTAACCCACTCGTCACTAAATATCCATTGCACTACTCCTGTATTAATAAAAGGTTGTACTAATGAATTAAACTTTAGTCCTGGATAAAAATTTTTTACAAATTGTTCTATAGTATTCGCTGTGCCGTTATTTATATCGGCAGATAATAAATATCCTCTTTCTGTAATTGCTTTTAAAAAGAACTCGTGATTACCACGAATTAATACACGTCTATTTTTAGGTATAGAACGTAGAAACCTATATACTTTTACACACTCAGATCCACGGTCAAATATATCGCCAAGAACAACTAAAATACTATTCTCGTCTGTCTTACGATACCCTGCTTTACGCAGGGCAGAGCGCATTTCTTTATAATGACCATGAATGTCAGAAATTATAAAATATCTCATTGTTCTTCATCGTCTGGTTTAATATCTGTGATATGATTTAATTTTTTATCAAGATCTTCACCTATCTTACTATATTTAGCTTCGTCTTGTGCCAATCCTTCTTCGACTTCTTTTGCGGCTAATTCACCTAAAGTTTGTTGAAGTTCATCACCGCCATTGTTCATAACATCAACCGCAAGTAGCCCTTTGATCATATCTGGAGTAAATTGATTTTTAACATCTTTAAGTGTTTCGATCCACTTATTATACTCTGCATCATTAAGAATAGATGCTGTTTGAATTAAACGATATGCATTAGAAACATTGATCATATTGTCAATATAAGAGCAGAAACGTTGATAGTCTTTTGAACAGACATTTAAAATGGTGTCTGCAAGTCCGTATATGTAACAATAGTCATAAGCAACAAAAGTTTGATCTAAAATACCTATATCATTATCAATATTGATAACATATGATAATAATCCTTTGAACATCTTATCAATTTCTAACACACTTGCTGCACCACTTGAGTCTAATTCGTCAATTAAATCTTTAGCTATAGTAATTGCAATAGTTGTCTTTTCTTGTAATGGTAAAAAATCTCGAATTTGCAATTGACTTAAAAATGCTTTAATAGCTAAATCATTTTCTTCTGTCGGATCATCTTCAAAAGTAAGACATAAAGTAAGATATTGATTTAAAGATAAAAGATCTTCCTCCTGTTCGCTTTTTTCTGTTACTTCAATATTTTGTTCTTCTGTATTTTTAATTTCTTCTTCCATTTTTATTCTCCTTTTACCTCAGTATTTTTTATAAAATTTGTAAAAAATTCACCCAAAATTTCTTCTGCTGGAATATCTGAATAAATCTTGATCATGTCAGAATTCGCCCATCCGAATATTTGAGTAATAACATCGTCTGGTAATTTCATACGTTTTAAATACGTACAGAAAAAATGACGACTAGAGTGAGCATAGTAATCAATGCCAAATATTTTTGAAATTTTAGCTGCAAAACTATTTGCTGTTGATACTGTAGCTGGGACGTATTCACCATCTTTTTTTGTTACAAACAATGAATCCATCACTATTCCTTTTTCTTCTCTTTCTTTTAACCAAAGGTTTAAGAAAGGCTGAAACAATTCTTTGATTACATATTTCTTAATAATCTTCCCTCGTTTCCCTTGTCCTTTTGATCTTATTTCTGGGGTACAATACATATACCCATCAAATACTTCTCTTTCTGGAGTAAAGAAATTTACCTTCATTTGCAACAACTCAGCTTTTCTACTACCAGAAGCGCATGCTAAAGCCAAATAACATGCAATTTGATATTCTTTTTCTTCAACAAGTTTTTCCAAAATTTCTGTCATTTGTTGGTTAGAAATTACAGTCTTTTCTCTAACTGTTGCAATCTTTACAGGCTCAAGCGCACGTAATTGATTATGAAACTGTGGATATACATCTTCATATAATAACTCTATCTCCGAAGATAAACTACTTAGCACAGATTTCAACGAAGCAATACGATTGGCACTCATACCTAAATCTCTACACCAACCAAAATAATAAACAAAGTCACGACGTTTTAGATCAACAAAAAACTTGTCGTCATTTTCATCGTAATTCCAACAAAAAAATACTTTTAACCATTCTTCATATTGATGAATTGTTTGAGGACTCTTATCGTTAGATTTACAGTATTTTATAAAATCATTGACTAATTGCTTATTTTCTTTAGAAACTTCATCCCAACTTGATGTAATATTATCGTTATATACTGTCGATCTTCCCATTACATCCTCCTATAATCCTTTTTAAGCCCTTGTAAGCCCCTGTAAACGCTTTATCTCCTCTAAACAAGCATCTATACTATGTTGAGCCTTAAGTTCTTTACAGTGCTTTTTAACGGCTTTTATTTCTTCTGTTAAATCTTTGTTCCATTTTATATCTATGAATGTTTTTGCTAACATAATAGCGTCAGATTCATCAAAAGATATATCTGTAAATCCATAGGTATTTTTTATATATGTCTGTATATCTTGCTTTTCAACTTTATGTTTATTATCCCAATTCATTAAATGTCTGAGATAAGCATGAGTTGAAATAGGATATACACCAACATAATCATAAACAGCTATGTTGTGTGAATAAGTATAATAGTCCAACATAGCATGACTTTTTGCTAATGCAATAAAAGTCTGTACAGTTGAGGATCCACCACGTAATTGCACTGGCATAGCCTCTTTATATACTAAAATATCATTAAGATTAATTCCTAGTGATGATAATGAGTTAAAGAACGTATCTAACTCTGCGTATAAAGCAGCTACTCCAAGTTCATGATCCTTGTTAACTTTTAAGACTTTTGTTTGTATAGGAATATTTTTACTTAAATCCCAAATACATACACCAGTTATACGACTAGCTAAGTCAAACATTATAAGATATTTATAATTATCAAGATTTTTATGAAACTTAATTTCCATCTTAATCCTGTGTTGCGATTGCTACTTCTTCAGCTCCTGGGGCAACTTTGCAACAAATAAATGAATTAGCTAAATTATTTTGAATTTTATAAACATAACAATATTCACCTGGTGTAAAATTAAATTTTGTCATGTTTGGTACATTATAAATGACTGAAGTTTTGTCTGGAATGACATACACATTATAGTGGTTTGCATCAACTTGAGATGTCACTTCACACAATATTGTACAGTCTAATTTATTAAGTTCTTGTTGGATGATGTCACGAATGACATCGACCATCTTATCAGCTGCACTCATGATATCCTCCTTGTAGTAATGATAAAAAACCCTTCACCATTGCTAGTGAAGGGCAAAAAATTACTTTTCCTCTTCTACTTCTTGTTCTACAACTTCTTCTGCAGCTTCTTCTGCGATTGGTTCTACAACTAAGTATTGTCTGTTTTGAGGCTTTTTACCTTTCTTTTTTGTTTTTGCCTCTTCTTCAGCAGCCTTTTTTGCTGCTTCTTCTGCTGCTGCACGAGCTGCTGCTTCTGCTGCTCTTCTTTTTCTTGTTGCTGCATTCTTTTTCAATAATTCTGCTTTTGTAATTGTCATGTTAACTATCCTCCTAACTAATTACTTATTGTTTTTGAGTGTATATAATACTGACTCGATTTTCTCTCCTAACCATTTCTCTATATCACCAAAATTAGATTCTATATATGATTTAAGTTCATCGGTTAGTTGTCCTTTAATTATTGCTAAAGCTTTATCTTTTGCTTTTGCTTGTGCCTCTGCATCGAACTTTCCGTCCTTCTTTAAAGCTTCTACAAATTCTTGGTACACTGTTTTTACTGCATCTGTAACTATTGTTGTAACTTTTGTTAAGAACATAGCTAAATTTTTATCTTTAATTTTAGTATTCAACCAGTTGGTTAATACTACTACACCCCAACTAACTAAACCTGTTACAACAATTCCAAGAGCAGATAATAAAATATTTAAAACTTCTTGTGGCATAATGTTTCTCCTTTTAAAAAATTAATCTACCCCAGTCATTGGGGTGAACATAATACTTAGAGTATTATTATAAAATGACCAATAAAACAGTAATTTTATAATAATACTCGGCGAGCCGAAGCTCGCTTCGTATTATTTTTGTGTTATTTTTTACTAGCAGTACAATTTTCTGTTTTATCGATCGTATATTGATGCGATTGTGTACAGTATTGTTGATACATACACTTCTTCTTGGTTAACTTACACGTATAACCAGTCTTTTTGCTGCCAGTTAAATATTTACACATATTGATCCCCTATTATGCTGCTACGATCTTAACTGTATCTGTGAGATCTTCATATGCAACTGTAATATCATAACCAACAGCTGCTGCTTTAAACTTACCCTCTGAATCTAATGCGTCTTCTGTATCATTATAGGTAAATGTTACATCTGCATTATCAAGTTTAACAAGTTTTCCACTTTCTCTTTCAGCATAAACAATTGGTGTTGAACCAGCTACTAAACAGTCTTCATCAATAATAAGTGCTTTATAATCTGAAACTTCACGATCATAAATAACTTCAATGATTCTTAAGAGTTTTCCACCAACAGAGTCACATTCTAATGATTCAGATGCAAGTGCGATACCTGCGAGTGACATTGTTTGGTTGGAGCTCATGTTCATTGAGAATTCTTGTGCACCATTAAGTTGGAAACGTGGTACTTCGAAAGTGATTGTGCCTGCTTCTTTACCTTGAGAAGCTGCACATGAGTCTCCTGCAAAAATAGGAGCTGTGATGATTAAGTATAACTCTTGTGGAACGATAAGAGTTTGAATTTCAGCTGAAACTGCCTTGCTGTCTTCTGCTAAATAACGAACACAGTAATTTGCATTTTGTTCTAATCCTGCTGCTGAAGCTTCTTCTGCTGTGAAAGAACCTACATACTTGTCACCAGATTTTGTACAGCTTGCGAGATTGATTGAATGCCAATCATCTGTTCCTTCTTTTGCGAACCAAATTGTAATTGGGTCGCTGTCAAGACATGCAACTGGTAATGCAAGAGCTTGTCTTGCAAGACTGAAAGTATTGTCTCCTTCGTATGTACATTTATCTGTGAAATATGCCTTTTGGTCATCGTCACTCATGTAAACACCAAGTTGTGCTTCGAGGTATTCGTGTTTCCATTGAATATCTGTTAAGTTGATTTCAACGTTTGTGTCATGATAGAAAGAGAATTGGATAGGTGCTCCTGTACCACCACGAATATCGTCTTTTGTTGTACTAATATTTAATCCAGAGTCTGTTAATGTTTTTGAGACAAAAGCTAATTCAAATTTACCGTCAACAATACGGAAAGCTTCTGCCTTACCAACTGAACCTAAAAAATATTTTGCCATAGTTTTCTCCTTTAAAAATTTTTTAATTTTAATATATTATCCAAGGCTATTTTGAATTTCTTCTACTGTCTTATAGGTATCACCATACATATCTTTATTTGGTTTATAAATCCAATGTTCGATTGTTTGACCTTTTGGCAGCGAGACGAATCCACTCATAATAGCTTGTTTCATAATTTTATAGTTGATTAAATCATCAACTGTGCTTAAAGCAAGATTAAATTTTCTTATTGGCATATTATATATTTCATCAAATTTATAATTAGTTGCTATTGATAAACAAACAACCTTTTTCTCAATCGAAGCATGCAAATCGCTTTTCATTTGTTCAAGTCGAAGTTTTTCGTCATGATCTCGCTTAATTGCGGGATCAACCCACGAATCATCTGCATAGTCAGAGAAATTTTGATATAATATAATTTGCCTTAATTTATTAAAATCTTGTTTTGAAATTTCATGCCCATCAATAAGTAAACAATTACCTTTACCAGAAGAATCTGGCATCGTTTTAATCATTTCTTGAAACTCTGTACCCTCACAATGTGGACATTTTAACTGTGGAGGTTGTATATTATTTTGGTCTATATCTTGCATTTTTGTATTTTTTGTAAAATTTTCAAAATCTTTAATAAAATCCATAAATGCTGGACTATCATACTTCATCACTTCACCACAATGTGTACATTTTAAACCATTGGTGATATGAAAAACGATTTCAAATAATTTTTGCAATTTATACGACCACATTTGTCCCTCTTTTGGATCTTGAAGTTTAGAAATTAAATAATCTAAATGCGACATTTTAATTCCTTCTTTTGTTTCATTTTTATTTAACGTTAGACAACTTGTACACATTGAAAACACTTCAAAATCTCTAACTGTGGCGGGATAAATAGTTAAGCCATTAAATGGTATAGGTTTATCTTCTCGAAAATATTCTATTTCGTATCTTTGTAATAAATCTACAATATCTTTTCTTAATTGACCATATTTATTATCCGCTATCGGACCTTCTTTAAATTGAATTTTCTTTTCTTCACCTTCTGCCATCTTATGCCTCCTTTAGAAGCTTTGCGCTGGATTTGAAGAAATTCCAGAAATAGCCATATTAAAGTTAATTTTATGACCAAAATAAGATCTTCTGTTATATACTGTCATTTTAGCATTACCTTCAATTTTTGAACCTAAGCCTGTCATGGCGTTGTTAATGTTAAATTGTAAATACCCTATTCCGTCTAAATACAATCCGTTTAATTCTGCTAGAATACACTTAAGTAATACTGATGTTCTGGACTTAAATCTTACTGTAGGATTCTCGAGATCTGTATAATAATAATCATTTGGATTTGTTTCTGGGTTAGACTCTAAATCTGCATCCCCATATACAACGTCAGCATTAATATGTGTAACTGTTTCTACAGAAACAATCACATTAGCTCTCATATGATCGATAGGATATAAGTCGTCTACATAAATATAGACAGAACTACATTCTTCTGCCCAAGCATCGTTACAAAAAGGTTGTAAGAATAATCTTAAAGAACCAGTTTGTCCACCTGTTGGACTTGATCCAAATCCTTGAGTAATTTCCATTTTTTCTGCCATTGTTAGGTTTTCCATTGCAAGGGCATCTCTAGAATTATATTTTAATACTTTCCAAAACATTTCTGCATCTTTTGTTTTAGAATTTAATAAATGTTCAACAATTTTACATTCTATACCATCAATGTTTGGTATACGATTAAACTCACTATAATCACTGTATCCATAATAATTATTTGTATTTGCCATATATCTTCTCCCTTATACTCCTTGTCTTAAATCTAATTTGAAACTTGATGAAAATGCTTTATGGTTTGGTGAATCTTCGGCATTAACACTCCAAGTTAAAATTAAATTACCCCTTAAATAAAGCTTTTTCCTTATTAATGTAAATACGTTGCTTTCTGTTGTTAAACCAATATAAGAAAAAATATCAACATTTAAAGGTAAGTTTTCTAATTGACAAGATAGATTGATTTTAATATTAGGAATAACCACTCCGTGTGAATTTACTACGACTGGTTTAAATATAATTCCTAGTGAGTCTAAGAATGTTGGTATCTTATCAGGACCTTCGAATATAATACTATAAGTTTCTTCTCCTTCCTCGCCTGGTGTTACAGGTGTTGGTTCATCTGTAATTATTAAATCTTCTGTAGATTGATATGCGATACGATGTTCAAAGTCGTCATAAGGGGAAGTTTCTGTGAGTTCTAAATAAATACGCATTAACCCAACATCTTCTGGATTAAATGTAGAATTACCATAAAATTTATTTATTGCTTTAATTCTATAAACTTTATCATAACCAACGATAAAACGTTGATTAATATAATAATTTTTTGTGTATTCATTATGTTGAGCAATGATTAATAATTGAGATTGTGGTGATACTGCAACTTCATTATATACTAAACTTACAGACGTTAAATCACGTCCTTGAATAACAGGTTCGTAGTGATAATGAGCGACACTTTGTTCGTCTAAATAAATACTCCCGAGACTGCCGTTACATCTCTCTATAACCATACTGGCTGTGATTTTAGCACCATTAGTATTGGTTGCGATCCAAACATTTTTATCCTTATCTGCGATAGGACTACCATCATCATTTGTTGTGCCAAAGCTATGCTCAAATCTAAAACGACTACCAATAACGAATCTATCTTCAAGAATATTCTTAAAAACTATACTCTTACAGTCGTCAGAAATTGCGCTACCCTTCTCAGATTTTACACTTTGCACCACTACTTCGATAGGTGAATATGTTTGTTTACCCCATTCATTCTCATATTCAATATCAACACGATTTGGTCTATAAGACCACTCAGCATTAACTTTGTCTTGTAATTCTTTAATAAAATAATTATCTTTACTATAATTTTTTGGAGTTTGTGATAAAATATCGTAACGGTTAGCGGAATGGGTTATATTAATTACTCTTCTCGTCACTGATATTTCCTCCTTGTAATTCTTTTATAAGATGGTCTACAATACCTTTAGCTTCCATGATTTGTCTTTTAATTTGAGCATGAGTCATAGTTTTATAATTTTGATTATCATATAATCCGTGGATTTTTATGACAACTCTTGTGAGTTTGTTTGAGCATAAAACATTTGCCGAAGCTAAATCAAACATAAACCCATAAAACCATAAACTAATATCATTACCTGAATTCTGTTCAGACTCAATCATATATAATAATTTGATCAATTGACTTCTAATAGAGGTGTAACATTCTTTTTCCTCTGTTAATGAAAAATGTCGTTTAACATTTCCAGAATTATTTTCCAAATTTCACTCCTCCTTTAGGGGTAGCCATGATCCTCCAGTTAAGTTCTGCCACTAAAGTATCCATATCCCTATTCATTTGATTACGCCATTCACTTTTCGCCCTTGCCGAATTTGCAGGAGAATACATCTTAAAATCAGTGTCTGTTAAAATGTTTCTGACTTCTAATACTCTACCAACCTCTTTATCACCCCAAGCAGATAAAAGAGCATATGCTAGAATATTAATAATCTTGTCCATAATAGCGTCCATATTAAAATCTGGACGCAAACAATCTGAAAAATCAGCTGTAAATGCACCTGCATAGAACCAAGTTACACTCCATGTTTCATTAGCCTCAACTACTCTTGCAAAAGTTACAGAATTATTCTCTGGATCATATGATCCTGGAACAATTTTGTCGTTAATTCTATAAGTGAAGCCAACTCCTACACCATTATTTTTAACTTGTTGTTCTAAAACGTAAGTGTCTGATCCATCACCTGAATCTTTTTCTATATATCCTTCTGCCGCATCATATATATTTAATTTATCGGTAATTGCGACTGGAGAAGTAAATTTATTCTTACCGATAATCAAGAAATCAAGCATATCGCTTTGAAATCCTGCTCTATCATTAAAGTATTTTTGATCAATGTCAGGGTCTGAAAACAGATTAAAAGCACGATCAAAAATATCGCTAAAATATATCATATTATTCATCCCCCTTTCATGTGTATACCCAACTGTGTTTTTGCAACACAGCGGGTTAAAGTACTCTGAATTAATATAAAAAGCTACTTATCTTACATTTCTGTTGGAAGAATTTTATATCTGCCACTGATTTCATCTTGCTCTCTTGCAAAAGCACCATTTGTTAATCTGTTCATAAGGTCAATCTTTGCACGATCTACGAAATCAGGATCTCCAGATATAAACTTGTCTTTATAGAAAGAAACAATACAATGCTTGTGAGAAGTTAACGTTGTTTGATTCCATAAATCTTCAAGTTCTGCTAGACTAAGTTTACCAATATTTGCAAGCTTGCTAGCTGTTAAACCAAAGTCTTTATCTGTTTTTAATCCTTTTGCGGCAGCAATATCTAAATTCTTATTAGAAACTGCTAAAATGCCTTCATCAAACCATTTTCTATATTTGCCAACAAGTTCATCAAATTGTATTCTACTAAGTGTGAATTCTTCACCAAATTTATTAAAACGTAACTCTAAATTACTAATCTTAGCACATCCTAAACTATTTGAACAATAAACAATTGTTACATCTGTACTTGGTACAGTAAATGTTACGTTTGGTGCTGGTGTTGTATATGAACTTTGTTGTCCTTTACTTTGCTCTGCCAACAGAGCTTTCAATTGTGCTATTTCAGCTTGTAATTCAGCCTTTGTTGGGCCTTTTGTTGTGTTATTTGTAGCCATAATTTTTTCTCCTTTTACCTCTTTACATAAACCCAACCCCGAAGGATTGGGTTTATAATATTTTTTAATTAATCTGTGTTAAGAATTATAATGTGATTGTACCGTATTTTGGTCCAACGATAGCTGCAACACCAACTCTCATTTCAACAGAGATACCATATCTTCTGTCTGATGTATGATCTGGGTCAAATGATACAGAAACTTCGTTTCCTTCAAATAAAATCTTAACTGGTTTTGCACCGCCAACTGGTACCATATAAATAATATTATCTGGTAAAACAAGTTGTGCTGTTGTGTTTGTTGTTCCTGGAACGAGAACGTTGCTAATTGCAACAAGTGGAACTCCAAGATATTGATCAAGGTATCCAACTTTATTCATTTCTTCACCGATTTCAACTTGGAAGTTTCCAGCGAGTGAAACATTGCTTAATGCAACTGCTGTACCGATTGCAACAACGCTCATACCACCGTTAGCTGCGGATACTCTTTCTCTAAGTGTTCCGAAGAGGTCTGGTGTAATACCATTAACTGTATAAGCTGCACCAAAGTCTGTTGTTGCTTGTGTCATACCCTTAACTGCCTTTAAGAAAATGTATGCCATGAATGACTTACCAATCTTAAGAGCGAAGTTACCCATATCAAAAATACCACTTACAAATGGATACCAATCGATAGATGCATCGATTGTGATAGGATGTGCATTAAGAGTAATCTCTGTATCGAACATTGGTTGATCGATTCCTTTTCTTACGCCTTCAGCTTTGCTGTTTACTTTGAAGAGGTCGTTAGATTCGATAATGAATCTTGCTGTCTCGCCGTAACCTACTTGATGTACTTCAGAAATGAATCTTGAGAATGTGTCGTTTGTAACTGTTGGAACGATAACATTAACAACTTGTGCAATAACTGCATTGAAGTTATCTCTTACTGTGCTATTATTCTTAACCATTGGTCTTGCAAAGATTGCTAAACCGTCTGCTTCGAAGTCTGCTTCGTAACGTGTTCCTTCTACAGCTTTCTTACCCATAGCTTCGAGTAATTCTCTGTTTTTATCTTCATAATCGCTAGCTACTTTACCTTCGTAACGTGCCATTGCTAATTCAACTGTGCAGTCAACTAAAGAGTTGAAAGCTTCATCATTAGATTTTGTGTAACTGAACATCTTTTTCATAGTTATTCCTCCCTATTGTATTCCGCACTAGATTATAATTGAACAACTTCACAAAGATAGATCTTACCATCACTCTTCATACCTGTTGTAAGGTCTTCTTCGACTAAAACTTTGACTCTTAATCCTGTTCCAGTTAAAGATGCTGCTGGTGCAAAAGTTGTCTTACCTGCTGCTGGAGCACCAAATTGACCAACTGTTGGTGTGCTTGCGAAGTTAGCTTCACCTAACCAGAATTTGTCATGGAGAGCGAGTCTTCTTACTCTGTAAATTGTTCCTGCTGGTACTGTTAAACCATAAAGCTTAATACCATATTTAATTACGTTATTTGGTGTATATCCAGATTCAGAATATTCTTCAATTCCTGCATAGTCACAAATAACAACTTCGTCGTTAGCTGCTGTTGGAGCAGTTGCTACATATACGTCGTACTCTTTACCATTTGCTGCGTATGTTGTATCTGCTGCTAAATCTCCTAATTTAACGATAGCACCGTCTGGGATTGCAACTTCTGATACAGCATTAGCTAAATAAGAGTCTACTACGTTGCTAATCATTTTGCCTGTTTTAAAAACATTAGCTGCCATAATCTTTTTTCTCCTTATATTTTAAATATTGTTTTAAATAATTATATTAAAAACCACGAAATAACCCTCTGTATTAAAAACTAACTTCGGCATATTAATTAATAAACATAAACTTATACTCGGGTTTTTAACCTATGTTAAAAACTGAACCTGTTTAGGTTCGAATGTTAAATGAAATGATCTTTTTATTTTCCTACGTATTGGCGTAAAGTTGACCAACGATCATTCTTAACCTTTTCTTCTTTCTTTTCTGCAAATGCAGCGTTGACATCTGGGTTAGCAATTGGAGCTGAGAAGCTCTCTGCTACACTGTCTTCCTTTTTTTCTTCTTTTTCTTCGAATGTCTCTTTACTGTTGAGTTCGCACTCAAACTTGTATAATGCGATTTGTGTCTTTAAATCATCAATAGAAGTGATTTCATCATTTTCACATTTTGCTGCGAATTCTTGAGCTACTGAATCTTCGATCTTAGAAGATTTAATAAGACTGTTAACTTTAGAGATAAATTCTTTCTTTTCATAGTCCTTAACTTTAGATGCTAATTCTTCACATCTAGCTTTAAGTCCTTCTAATTCTGAAACTACAGCTTCATATTGTGCAGATAATTCTTCAAAATTATTTCCACATTCTTTTGCTGGCTCTTCATCCTTATCTTCTGAACCTTCATCTTTATTGTCCTCGTCGTCCTTATCATCTTCGGATTCTTCACAGTGCTCAGTCTCTGGTTCTTCCACTTCACATTCAGCTTTATTGTCTACTGACTCATTTTGTTTTTCATCTTCAGCAGGTTCACTTTCTTCTGCGCAATGGCCACACTCATCTTCTTTTTTGTCTTCTACTGGTGTTTCTTCACAATGACCACACTCGTCAACCTTTTCCTCTAAATGACCGCATTCTTCAACTTTTTCTTCGTCTTCTTTCTTTGCTTCGCAGACACATGGATTTTTTCCACAATCTGGACAAACATCGTCTGCCGCAAATTTTTCTTCAACGATTGGTTGTTCTTCGGTTTGTAAATCAGTAGACTCAAAATTGCCTGTTTTGATTACTTCGTCCATTTTTTGAGCCTCCTCTATTTTTTTGTCAGAATTATCTAATTTTTCATATGCAAGTCTTAATGCTTGGGTCTGTTTTGCATATAAATCTTTGCCCATAATATCGACAACTGATAACTCTGCGTCTTCTATTCCTGGTTCCACTTTCATTCCGTTTCTTGATCCTAAAATTGTTATTCCAACAAGATTAAAATCATTGATTTTCATTACTCCGTTTTCCAGGATTTCATAATCGGTGATATCAACCTCAACAGAAATGTTTTTTGCTGATCCACCCATTTTTTGTGCACGCTTTGCGTCTTTAATTAAACGTTTTACTTGTTTAAAACTATATTGTGTCCAAAGACAACAATTTAATTTAATCCATGATAATCCTTTGTCATCTTGTATAATTGTGACAGGATCAGATTCTCTAATTAAACCAAGGATTCTTTCGCCTTTTGTTCCAAGAGTATCCCAATAGCTCATACCTGTCTCTGTATCATATTCCCACTCTCCATTATGACTTACGAAATCACCATTCTCAAAATATCCAAGAATTGGTTTATTAACGAAAGTCTTATTTGCTACTGCTCTTTGCATAGCTTCTGGAGTAAACCAAGAATTATTACGATTAGGGTTTGCACTACTGATAGCTTTCATGGATAATTCTAAAAAGTCTTTTTTAAGTAAAGGCTTAATGTCAATCTGACTAGCGTCAACTTCAAAAGATAATTTTGTATTATTCATCTGCTACCTCTTTTTTGTTGTCTGAATTTCTAAAAAATTCTTCTTCTGTTGGTAAGTCTAATACTTTTTCTCTACGAGAATCCATAACACCATTTTTACCTAAATTATGGTATTGTTGGTAAATATTCTCAAAGTTTTCTAATTCTTCTTTACTCACCCAACCTTTATTAAGATATTTATTAGATAAACTATATAACCTGTCGCGAAGTATAGCTTGAATAGCTTTACGTTGATTATGATCTGTTTTATTTAATTCATCAATATCTGATTTAATTGCTTGAACTTGCTCTTTAATAGGAGCATTTTCTTCACTAATAACTTCACGAATTATATCTTGTTGCTCTTTTCTCTTTGCGTCTTTAAATACTTGTGACTTTTGACTCTTTCTATCTCTAAAGTCTTTCCAAAACATAGAAGCCACAGTACCAAAACCTAATAAACTCAATATTGATAATACTATAGAAACTACTTTATACCACTCCATGTATTCACCCCGCTATATAGCGATGAAATGGGTGTAGTCTTTAATATGTATATTTAATGTTTGAGGATCTAATTTATTTGCTGCATTAATCCATTCATCGACTTGTTTAATGAAAGGTTGAACCTTACCTAAGAAGTCTTCTCCAAATATACGTACTTCGTCATCTTCATCCATATCTGCTATTTCAATTAATTCCTTTGTAGCGTTGCGAATTCCAATTAAGGTTTTCATTAACACGTCGAAAACTTCTTTTAAATCCTCGTAGTCCTTATCGTATCCACCAATATCTAAACGAGTTGGTCTTGCTGATAATTGTAACATTTGATCTGTAATATCGTCTGCCCAAGCTGGCATTACGTGAGCTACATTATGATGTACTATATCAGCGATTCTAGTATAATAATGATAATCTAAACTATATGCAAGATTATCTATAATAGCATTAGCATTAAAACACATGGAAGCTAATGCATTCATGCTATTATATGAATTTACGCTCATTCTCATTTTTTTCTCCTCCTATTGTGTTTTATTCTCTATTTTCTGCTATATTATCTCCCCTATCACGAGATGCAGCTGTTGATTCATTCTCAATATCTCCATCTTCAATCATAGGTCTTCCTGCTTGTCCTGTTACTTGCTCTGCCTCCGCTTCGGCTGCTTCTTGAGATAATTCTGCACTCTTTAATTGACTATATGTCATAAAATCTTTATAGAAATCTAAGTTTTTAATATAATCAGCTATTGCTTTTGTATCTCTCATAGAAATACCTTCTGAAGACATTAGTTTTGGTAATAATCCAACATTACCATTCGCGACAACTTCTTTTAAGAATTTCTTCTCATTCTCAATATTAAATATATCACCCCAAATTCTAATTTTCCATTCATATTTAAGTCCTAATTTATTTTTTAATATAAAATTCATGACTTGTTCAAATTGGTTTGTAACATATTTTTGTTGAGATGCTGCTAATTGTTTAGCAACAGTAATTTGTGCTACGTTTGGTTTTTCTGTTGCGATTGTTAATCCACCTTCTCCAGCAGATTCTAAGAAATTACTTGTAGCAGTACTAATTATTTCAGATGAATTAACATCTGCATTTAATTGTTGTAACTTCATATTTTTTGCTGGCCATAACCATGCTTCTACATTTGTAGATGTTGCTTGGTTAAATTGTGTCATATAACCTTGTAAAACTTCAGGACTGTAAACGGATTCGTTCTTACCTGCCCTTGGGTTTGGAATTGTCTCGATTTCACCAGTTAAAACTGCTGTTAATGGTGTACTTGCAATTAATCCAGCTAATTGACCATAATCTGTTAATTCTTGTAACTTTAACATTAATCCCATTGTATCTGGTGCAACCCAAGGATGTGAATTATCACTCCCAAAAGTATAACAAATATCATATGGTAATCTAAGCCAGAACATATAATTCATTTGACGACCCTTTTTAATACCTTCAATAATTGATAAATATTCTTGTCCGTCATATTTAAATTTAAAGTTTCTAGCTTTTTCTAAATTAAGTGATCTCTTTTTTGTATCTGGATTTTCTTCAACAACGCCAGTCTCAAGCATTGAATTCCAAGCCTCGATCATAAACTCGCCAAAATCAGCTGGAGAATTCGCAATATCTAAGAAATACATCATATCAAATGATATTGTAAATCCTAATTGTCCTTTTCCTGTGATTTTTATCCAATCTGTTGGCATTTTTTGTAATGTACAAAATGCTGTGGTTTTATTTTTACCTTGTCCATTAAATTTATTACGTAATAAATAACTAGACTTACCTTCTCTCTTAACTTCTAAAGCTATCGTTTTAAAAGTAACTGGTATGTTAAATGTCTCCAACCAATTTTGTACTAATCTATCTTCTGACTTAAAATCATCCTTATTATAATCACTTGTTGAATCTAACATTTCTGGAATAACAAAATAATTATAAATAGGGATATCACAAGATCTTCTTAAAATATTATAATAAATTTGTTGAGCACTACCATTAGCCCAGGCTAAACTTCTCAATTCTCTTTCATGATTCGCCGGGTTCTCTAAGAATGCTCCAATATCTGCTTTATTATATGTTTTTGCGTGTGAATATAGATTTTTAATCCTTTGGTTTTGCAAAAATGGATTTAATTTATTCCATTTTGTTGCAACCGTAGAAACCATTGTGCCGCTGACCATTGTATCTAGACTAGCAATTTTATTAAAAGTTTTTTGCCATCTTTCAGTTAAATCTTCAACGGTAATACGTTCTTGTTCCATATCTAATCTTTCTTGAGATTTTTCGTCAACAACAGACTCTGCCACCACTGGATTTTTAGGGCGTCCGAGTTTCTTTTTTGTTTGTTCGTTCTTTTCTTCATTCTCAACCATTTAACTCTTCTTCCTCCTTATCCTGTGATTTTTGTTGTGCTTCCAATGTTAACCTATCAATCTCTTCATTTAATAGATCTAGTCCTATAGAAATGTCATGAAAAACTTTTTGGCTTTCATCTTCACACATTTTATAATTAATTCTCACAATCCTATCCATCAACCAGCCATTAATAAAATCACTTTCTCTTGGTTGATTTGTTTGTGAGTATGTTTCAATATAAAATTTATTGAAACCTGCTTTTTTTAAAAGATTCCCGACTTGTTTTTCAGTAGTATCACCCTCGATATCACCAAAAAACAAGGCGTTGTTGTCCCACAAGAAATCTCCTTTCTTCATTAGTGATTGCACTAATTTATCGAAATCTCCTGTCGAACTGTTATAATCTGTAATTATTTTACAACAAATCATTTTTACTCTCCTTTTACCTCTGGAATGGAGATTTTCCTTGAAATGGACTAACTCGTTTATTACTTCCATGAATACCAAGGGCATTTAACCATGGATCATTTTCATTAGAAGTTGGTTTTTTAGTAAACATATTACTATAATCTAATCCTACTCCATCTCCATATTCTTCTTCCTCTCGTAAATTACGGATTTCCCAACATGCTAATACAAATACATAGTTACGGTCATCATGCATTTTCCCTCTTTTCTCTGGTGGCAATTGATAAGTTACATTACCAACAGAGGTTTTAATTCTGACCATAGCTACGATTTCTTCCTTCATAAGATCCATTTGTATCAAAGACGCCATTTCTGGTTTAGATAATTTCTTTTCAGTACCATCTTCTAACACTAATGTATCATATTTTGGACATGGTGGCGGAAATTTAATTATTCCTTGAGGTACTAATACTTTAGCTGCCTCAAATAATGCGTTTCTGTATTTACGAGGTTCAATTAATTTTAAACACCCCTTAACACATTTTGGATAACCCTCTGCCCAAAGAACAGAAAACTCATTTTCATCGTCATATACGCCAGGATGTTTTTTACCTGCCTCGTCTTCCCAATCTTTTGCGAGTTCTTGGGCGATAGCACTTGCTTGTCCACCAGCACCGAAATCTAATAGCAATGTTACATTTTCATAAGGTGCAATGTTTTCTCTTCCGTTATACTCATACACAAGCTCTCTGATCCTTTTAACTTGTTCGTCAATACGCATTGGACGTTTAGATCCATCTCCATATGTAACTACAAGGTTTTCCATATGTACGAGCCTTCCACAAATTTGTTTATCTTCATTCTTAAAAACTTCTGTAATTAGAACAGGCGCATTATCGTTCTTAGATGCAGGGTCGTAAGAAATGATATACTTATGCTTCTTTCCACCCCAACTAAGTTTAGGTACAAATATTTCTGTATTAGAGAATATATCCGTTCTCGATACGACACTATCCTCTAAATCAAAATGGTCAAATATATTATAATATTCTCTATTAGCTGCAATTTCATTTTCACGCATTTTTCTATCCACTTCGTCTTGTGATAGTAAAGGCGTAACAGGTTGTCCATCTACTGTTGGATGGATAGGTATATTGCAACTAATATCGGCAACGAAATATTTATCATTACCAATTAACATTTGTTTTGTGCCTTCTTTGTATTTTGCATAGAAATTTGAGTTTGTATCTGACGCTGATCCTATATATAAACGTATATTTGGTATATCTTGTGGATATACGTCTGAATCAAAAGATCCACCAAGTTTGAATGATGAGTCTTGCGACATATATGGTTCTGTTACGTCAAAAGTTTCTTGCGCAATAAAACCAGCTTCGTCATAAACGTTTACATTAGAACGTCTACCACGAGCAGATCTTGAAGATCCGGCAATAGCATTTATTTTAGATCCATTACATAATTCACATTTATTGCCTGTTTTATAGTCATGAGTAAAACCATCTGAATCACTCTTAGTTTTTTTAAGTTCGTCAATAAATACTGTATTGTTGTTTACGATTGTTTTAATATTGTTACTAGCTATATCTTCCATTTTCCTGAATGTATCATTAGCTGTTGTCCAGTTCTCTGAAATTATCTGTGTTTGTAATTTAGGAAACAATAAACTTCTAGCCATCATAAAACACCCTATAAGAAAAGACTTACCCGCGTTTCTCGAGCAAGCCCATATAACGTATTCTTTTGTCCAGGATTCTGAAAGTAGCCATTTTTGATAATCCATTAAAGTAATACCTAATATTTTTTCAATAAATGCAACAGGATTTTGTCTTCCCCATTGTATTAATTTGATGTATCTCTTCATGGATTCATAATCACGGAGAGTTACATTATTAGATATTTTATTTTGATAAACACTAATCATGTGCCCTCCTTTCTATCCTTTTAATCTACTCCATCATATAAATGATATTCTCTATCGATGAATTCTTGTATTTCAGACTCTTTAATCCCTTTGGCTCTATAGTCTGCTTCTAATTCGTCTAAGAGTTTTTGTTTTTTGAGTTTCTCTTTAGCCAATCTTGCTGCTTCCATTGCGTCTTTAGCTTTTCTTTGAGCTTCTTTAACTGTAGCAACTTGTCCAATTAAGATATCTGCATAATCTGTTTTGGATAAATTGATTTGGTTTAATTGAGCTTTAAAGCTAATATTAGCAATTTCTTCAATAGCTTTAGATGTAGATATATCATAAAAATTAGTTATACCTTCATCAATACCCTTCTCCTCAATTTGATTTATTACGTCAGACAACATACCTTTTCCAGAAACACCTATACCTTTTACGGTAAAGTTATTTTTTTCTGCTGTTGTATTAATTGAGTCTTGAAGTGTTTTTTGAACTTTGATTAATTGGTCAAGTTGTTTTTGTGTTTCATCATCAACTTGTCCTGTTTTCATAATCTCGTTAATCTTTTTTTGATACTTCTCTAAATTATTATAACTCCTAACGACAGAAAGAGCTGCTTTTGCTTTAGCAACGTCTTTACGCATACCTTCGTTAAGCATACCAGTCATATCTCTATATAACTGTGGCTTATCTTCAATATCATCATCCTTAAATGGATCGTATGCTAAAATATCAATTACAGCTAATCTGTTTTTACGAGTTTCTTCATCAAGTGCACCAATTTTGGCGTCTTCTTGATAAATCTTTTCAAAATTTTCTCTCCTAAGTTGAGAGAAAAAGTCTTTATTGTCATATTTTGGGTTTGCTTTGATAATATCTATATATGACTGTGGTAATAATTCTGCAAACCCAGGAGTCTTGAGAATCATGGATCTGAGAAGGACACTGTCATAAAAGATATCATGATTGAAACAATATTTAAACATAGCCGCAATATGATCACCTTTACTCTCTGTTACTAATTCGACATATTCATTATTTTGTGTTTGTGTATTCTGATCTTGGTCGTTTTCTGTAACAGTAGTCAATTCTTCCTTCTCTTCCATAATTTCCCCTTTTATATAGTACTTTTATACATCGAATTTGATATCGATATCTACAATGTTACCATCTTCCTCAAAAATTACCATTTTTTGTGAAGGATCACTGAATAATCTCTTTGAAACTGCATATTCTTCTGTGCCAACTAATGAAGCATTTACAAAAACACGACATCCTTGATAATCTCTAGCACTACTACTATGATAATGTGCTAAGAAAACAAAAGATACAAATGTTTGTGTAGCTGCACACATATTTTGGAATGAAGATTGTTTACTACCTAAATGTCCATGTTCATAACAGCATACACGTCCATCTTTAAGCGTAAATACACCGAGACTTTCATCTAATCCATTATCTGCAAAGATAATGTTGGAATTTTTAAGTCTTTCTTTTAAATACCACCAAGTAATTTTGCAGAACGATTCTCTTTCAATTGCATCGTTCTTATTTGCGATCATTCTATCATGATTTCCTGTGACTTGATGATAATATACTATTGGAGCTGCTGATTGTAATATATTAAGTATCTCTGCTAAAGCTTCTGATGACTCAATAACTTGAGATGCAACATCCATTTGTTGTTCAATACGGATTGTATTGTGAATATATCCAGCAATAAAATCAGAAAGTCCTAAAACGTGTAAAATTTCAACATTAAATTTCTTACAATATTTAATAGCGTCATCTACAACTTCACTTAATCTAGCTCTTAAGATCTCGCTATTTACTGTTTGTTTGAAGTTTGTTGTGTATGTTCCCCAGTGCCAATCACTTAAACATAAACAAGCTTCAGAGCTTCTTTCTTCACCATTTTGTGGTTTAAAAGAAACTTTTGGAAGTTTTTCTACTCCTTTAATTGCTGAAACTAATTCGTCTCTGAAACTTTCAACTCTTGCTTCGTCTCTAAGACTACGGCGATATCCATTCATGACATCACGTGTCTTAATTTGTTGCTTATATAAGCTTTGTTTTAATTCCTCTGTCTTTTCTTCAAAATCAGCGAAACTAATATCGTCAATGTTTTTGCCACTTAACATATGCTCATTGTGGATCATTTCATCCTTTGCATATCTTCTACCTTTGATCCATTGTCTAAAAGTATCGCCTTTTACCATAGGATCTCCGAACTTATCAAGTGGTTGTAAAATCTCTACGAGTTTATCCCAACCACCAAATTCTCTTTTTTGAGAATTATTCATTTCTATGAATGCGCATCCAATATCATACATCTCGTCTTCGGTAAAACGTCCATCTTCTCTGGAGTCGATATCAATTGCATCAATCATTGTCCATAAATCTTGTACAGTCATATTTTTCTTTTTACTCCTTTTACTTCTATTTTTTGCACTATAAAAGTGCGATTTTATTCAGTTTATTTGCTCCCTTTCCATATATAATAAGTGCGATTTTCCTGGCGTGTCTATTCTATAGCTTTTTGTGTCTCTAAATACTCTAAAATTCTATTTTTTCTATAGTTTTTGTAGCATTTTTCACATATTTTACGCTTTGTCTTAGTGGAAACTACGAATTCTCTACCACATTTTTCACAATATCTTACATTATTTTTAATTAAAGGCAATATATTTTGTATATCATTTATGTCATCACATGTATACATAACCTTACCCTTATAATGTATAAAATCTGGTTTATATACAGGATAAGCTTCGCTTATTCCTCTTTGAATGTCATCTATAATTTTTACTGTATTATTTTGTAATTTATATTGTGCAATTGTATCTTGGCAATCTCCACCATAATTTTTACTCTTAAAACTTGTCTGTCTTATTGCCCATGCGTTTAATGTTTTTGTTTTTTGAACTCTTCTGTGAATTTGCACGTCAAATTTGTAGTATGTAAGTAAACAGAGCCAATATTGTTTTACCCACACAGGTGCATTTAATGAGTTTAAGAATTCTATTTCTGGTCTGTATATTTTAATAGGTTTTAATTCTTTAGCACAATTAATATTTTTATATTTTGGTTCTTCAGTTTTTTTGTATAATGAGTTAAATTCGATCATTAATTGTTCTTCATCATCACTAAAAATTTTAGCGACGCCATTTTGAATTTCTTTCCATAACGCAAAACATTCGCTCTCAGTTTTACCAAGAACGTTTTTCAAATAACATAAGTAAACAATTTCCTGCATAAAGCGTTTTTTGTTGTCTGCAGGATCTTCGGTACTTAAGACTTTGGTTTCATGTATTTTTTTACATTGTTTTGCCCAGTCTAATATCAATTTATATTCTCCTTTTTAGCTATCCAAAATCTAAGTCTAGCTCTCTTGTGGATAACTACATTCTACATTATACTGGATATTATTAAAAATATCAACTAAAAATGTAAATTTGGGTTATTTTATGTGGTTTTGAAAAAACCTGTTCTTTCTTTTATTTTATTTTTCTTTCTTTTCGAAAAAGAAACAAAACAGAGTACTACGTAGTACTACAGAGTTACAAATAAAACTACTAAAAAAATATAGTATCAAATTTGTTGAACTACGAAGTAGTGAAAACAATTTCGGGGGAACTATCTAGAATAATAGAAGAAATAATAGGAGTTAAGAGGGAAAAAAGAGGAAAGAAGGAGTATTTGAATAAATATTTTAAAAAAATGAAAAAAAATACAAATTTAAATTGATTTTCTGCATAGTATCCAGTATAATATTAGTAGTTGAAGTTGAGTAGACTTTGACTAAAAAAATACTTAATAAAAGGAGGCATCCTACCACAGGAATATGACAAGATAATTATGAAAAGACCAGGCAGCAACCCAATTAACTTGAAAGATTTTGTAAACACTAATATTAAGACTAATCCAAATACAAATATAACAGTCAAATTAGTAAATACAGAAACAAACGAAAAAATTTTTATAGGAAGTAGCAACAAAAATACGACAACGTATTATACAGTAATTTATGATCCTCAACATACTTCAGCTTCAGCTGGTAATGCTTATTATTGCAATAGGATTAAAGACGTAGCAGAAGTAATAAACTTTTTATTTGAAAATGAAGACATATACGCTACTAAAATACAATCACTAAACTCAAATAATGTTCTTGATCAACCAGATACTATTTCTTTAGATGATAAAAGATATGAATATCTTTACAGAGAATTAGTTATAGATCCAGACGATGATATATACAACGATTAATACATATACACAAAGATAAATATATAAAAAAGGATACAAAATTATAAATAATGGCAGTAGTTCAAAATTTATATCAAGTTTATAAATTACCAGCTTCAATGTTGGTAAAAAATGACTGTAAGATAGACGATTACAGATTCTCCAAAGCTCTCAAAGAGGGCAATGTTGTTTCAATAGGAGATAATTTAGTCTTTCAACAGTTACGTTATATCCATGGCGATTATAGAAATCACACGGAGCTTTTTAATTATGTTACAAAATTAAGAAGTGTTATGCACAAATACAAAAAAGATGGCATGTTTAGAGAAGCTCGTGTTCTTAATCAAAGAATTTCAAAAGTATTATTTGTACAAGACATAGTAAATGTTTATATTGATGGCAAAAAATCTGATTTCCACGCATTCAGAACTAAAGGTTTTGATTTAAATGGTATTCACTACGTATATTTATGTAGTGGTAGCGGACAAATTCGTAGAAATACAGCTACATTTATTAATGAGAAATATAGAGACAGAGTCGTAAAAACATTAAACTGTGGATTAGATGAAAAGACATCTGATTTTGTATTAGCTAAGTATAGTGCATATTTTGCACTAGCATTCTCTTCTATACTTTGGGTTAGAACACCTCGAGTTTGTGTCATTAAGGATTTCTACAATACATTAAAACAAGAACCTGTAGATTTTATTTATCATGACGAAAATGATAGTGGAAAAGCTAAGATTGAAGAAAGAAAAATGGACTTAGAATTAAACTGCGCCGATGGACAAGGATTAGTAGATCCAGAATTTGCTAAACTTTGGTCAGAGGATATGAAGCTAAAATATACACCTTGTTCTTTTGTTGTACGTTCTTGCTTCATTAAAGGTAATCTTGCAACATTTGATTTTAAAGCTTATGCTCATGAACACGGTATCACAACAATTAGAGACCGTTGGGGTAAGGTTTATAATATTGATGAAATAGACGTCCTTCTTTCCGAATCTCAATTTAAAACCTATAAGTATTATAGCAGTTGGCAAGAATACTGCGACTATACCACAAAAGGTAATATTCACTGGGGCGTAGCTCGTTATAATAAAATAGAAGATGAAGAATATGTTTTAGCAAATTATCAATACATTCAAGCATTATCTCTCGATACAGAAGATATTCAAAAATTAATAGCTCCAACAGTAGAATGGATCAAACAAATTTGTTCTGGAGATCTTCTCTACGCCATGCTTTACGCATTTGGAACTAAATCACAAAATGTTGAATATAATAATCTTTACGGATCTGCTAAAACAACAGCAATGCGTGCCTTAATAAAAAATGCTAATTTTTTAGACGATACTTATATCCAACAAAAACTCTATAAAAATATTACAGAGTCAATTAATCATGCAAAACTTGGTAAGATTTGGATCCGTGGTAATTATCAATTTATGGTCTCAGATCCTGTCGCACAATGTCAAGCCGCACTTGGACTTCCAGTCACAGGCGTCTTAAAACGTGACGAAGTATGGTCTGACTTCTGGACAAAACGTGAGGTCAAAAAACTCGACCTCTGCAGATCACCAATGATCGACGTCCACGAACACAATCCATGCACCGTTCATTACTCAGAAGAAGCTTCAAAATGGTTAAAGTATCTCACAAGTGGTATAGTATTCTCAATTTATGATACTTCAACATTTAGAGCTGAAGATGCAGACTTCGATGGTGATATAGTTCTATCAACAGATAACGAGTTTTTCCTTAAAGGAGCTCATAAAGATCATAATATCATTACATACGAGAAAGGTTTAGCAACCCCAGCAAAAATGACCGTAAATAACATAACTTCAACAGTTATGAAAGGATTTGGTACAGGTGTTGGTGGATTCTCAAACACAGCAACAATTCTCTATGCAATGGCAGCAATCTTTAACAAACCAGGACATGAAGATCAATATAACGAGATAATGACACGTATTAAACTTCTCCGTGAAATCGTGGGCCAAGAAATTGACCGTATTAAAGGCGCCGATAAACCATCACTCCCTCCAGAGTGGAAAAAAATCGAAAAAATCGCCCCAAACGACTCACAAGACGAAGTCATACGCAAAATGCGCCGCAATGCGATGGTTGTATCTAAAAAACCATACTTCTTTAGATATCTCTATCCAGAGCTAAACGCACAATATAAACAATTTGAGTCATCATATAATCAAATTAGTCGTGACATGTTTGGTATAAAGTTTAAAAAACTTCTCATGAAGGAAAATAAAACCGAAGAAGAAAAAACTCTTATTCGTCGTTACCAAAAATATTCACCATTAATTACAGCACCTTGCACAATGAATAAACTCTGTAAAGAGTTTGAATCAATAGATTTCGATATAAAGTATGCACGTGATTTTTCTGGCGGGACAGGATCAAAAGATAAACACCCAGTTAAATCCATGCTTCCAACTTTTGAGTCGGAATTTGAACCAATATTTGATCAAACAAAACTAGATACAGTTCGTCAAATGTATCGCGGTTTTTCCGACAAAAAACAGATCAAACACCTATCAAACATACTCACTCAAAATCTTATTCAAGAGGATGAGTATCAAGAATATCGCTCAACAATCTATGACGAAATCCTCGAGCGCCTTAGACAACAAATGGTAGATGCGGACATATCCGATAAAGAGTTTTTATATTATTCTTATAAACTCTCTAAACTCTACGCCTCATTTAATTGGGGTTTTGTCTGGGAGGTTCTCGATGATCATATCTTAACCTACATCCCTCAAGGACAAACATATTGCCCTGTTAAGGATCCAGATGGTGAATATTCATATCTCGGCAATACATATTCACTTAAAGACATAACAAAATTTGATCTCTCAACAACAGAAGATACCGATTTTGATTACGAGATAGATTCTGATGAGTTTAACTTTACAACATTCGCCAACGGTTTTGACGAAGAAGAAGATTTTAATTAAAAAAAGGAGAAAAAGTAGAAAATGGACACAAAAGACAATAAAAAACTAAACGCTCCACAAAAGGAGTTCCTAGAATTACAAACAAAAGAGTTACAGACAATTTATGAGGCTTATAAGGAAATAGTCTCTTCTGATGAATTTGCTGCACAGCAAACCCCAGAGGCTCAAACTGCCTATATAAAAGAAGTTCTCGCCCAAAAACTTTCCTCTTCATTCTCCTTCACACCAGCCGTTGCTGAACGTATTGCCACACATATTCTTGACCTCTTCCCACAAGTTCAAGATATAGAGACACAGTATATCATAAACACAGATACAGACATAGATGCAAACACGGCGACACAACCAGCCACGCCGACAATCTTTATCACACTTAAAGATTACGAGAGATTTATAGAAAAGATCCAGTTAGCAAACACTCCTCCAACAGAGCAGTTGAAGTCACTTCTCTTTTCATTCATGGTTTTCTATCGTGATAACTATCATCCAACAGGATGGGTTCGCTATGATCGTAAAAATATATTCTATCTCGCCGGACTTTCATCCCTCTCTACACAAAAACAAGAGAAACTTGTAAATAAACTTCACGATCATTTTGGTCTTGATATGCGCGTAGTGGGATCTAATCAACCAATTCCTTGTTTTAAGATTAATTGGCTTTATGATCAAGACGATGTTTCAACTCCAAAAAATCCACTTCTCTCTTTCGGTCCGTTTACACCTAAAAATCTTAAACAAATAATAACAAAGGCTAATAATACAATGGAGGATATACAACAATAATGCTAAATAAGATTAAAAATTTATTTTCAAAACTTAGACAACGCCGTCTAGCTCGCAATACCGCAATAATTCTCTACGGAATTTTTGAGAAAAAAGATCCAGATTTTTCTGGTCCTTCAACACCTCACCCATCTCCAATAGAATTAATGCAACACTATACCCCAGTAACAATTGCTCCAACACGAGAAGATGCAATGAAAGTTATAGATAAACTTATCTATTTTAATCATTTTGATCATTTTGCCCTCTGGTGCGATTCTCATGGTTATACAGATACTTGTGCATGGATATATCCATCTTGGACACAATATAAACGCGACGTCCTCACTCTCGACACAATAAAAACAGAAAGCGAGAAATATTCCGCCTTTGCACTCACATATTCACGTAAGGATATATCTAGTATTATACGTATGTTTTCACACTGCGAGCCACTTCTTCTTCCTTATGAGAAAGACATTGAACTACAAGCTTATCTTAATCGTACCCCAATTCTTTCAGGGCATCTCGCTTCAATAATTGCCGCAGATACAGTGGACGGTGCTAAAATAAAAAATGCTATTACACAAATTCAAAAAATCACCGAAACACAACCCTCAGAAAAAATTTAGAAGAAAATTAAAAATTTAGTTGACGATTGTTTTATTATCCAGTATAATATACACAGATAACATGAAATAGTTATCGCCAATAAACCAAAACTAAACCTAAAAAATAAAAATATATACAAAAAAGGAGACATAGACAGATATGGATACACAAGGAACAGTAAACGCATACGAATACGATCAAGCACAACAACTCGATGAAATCATTTCCGAGGAGACAAAAACACCTCATACAGATTTCTTAACCGCAATGGCACGAGTTGCTGCCTTAAAGCGTACAGAAAACGGTGCTCCAGCATTATCCACATCTCTCTCTGCACTCTTAGATTTATTCGGAGAGATAGGTGCTCTCCGCTGTCGCTCAGAAGCAGATATTATTAGTCTCTTCCTCGCAGCATACGGCGAAGATAAAAACCTCGCTCTCAAAACACTCTTCTACGCAAGGGATATCCGTGGTTCTCAAGGTCTCGGTGAACGCCGCACTTTCCGTGTAATTCTCCGCTACCTCGCACTCAACCACCCAGATGACATAGCTCACCTCATTCCTCTAATTCCATTCTTTGGACGCTGGGATGATCTCTTTGTCCTCCTCGATACCCCTCTAGAAGATACAACTCTCGACTTGATCGCGGAGCAGTTTGAATCAGACCTCCAAAATCTCAATTCAAATCACCTCCAAAATATATCACTTTTAGCAAAGTGGTTGCCATCCGTGAATGCTTCCTCCAAGGCAACACGTGATACCGCAAAACACCTCCTAAAAAAAGGCTTACATCTTTCACAAAAAGACTATCGCCATAAACTTTCTGCTCTTCGAGCTGCTCTCCGCGTGATAGAAAAACAAATGTCATCAAATAACTGGTCCGATATTAACTACGAATCAGTTCCATCATACGCAGCACTTCGTTATAAACTAGCGTTCGCTCGTCATGACCAAGAACGTTATGAAGCTTATCTCGAAGCACTAATGCATGGCGAAGCAAAGATCCACGCAGATACCCTCTATCCTTATGATATCGTTCGTGATCTTTTTAGTGAGTCTTTCTGGAGTACAAACTTCACCGAAGATGCTATACAACTCGCCACAGCACAACAACTTTGGAATGCACTTCCAAATTACCTCGCCGACACACCTAACGCCGATCAACGTTATCTCGTCATGGCAGATACCTCCGGCTCAATGTTTGACCGCGTTGGATCTATCTATAGATCTACATCTCTCGCCGTATATTTCGCCGAACGTACAACAGGGTACTTTGCAAATACATTCCTAACGTTTACCGACAAACCAAAACTCGTTAAACTATCTCCGGAACTTTCTCTTAAAGAGAAACTCCAAATAGTCCTTAACCCAGATTATGTCGGTTACTCAACAAACCTCGACCGCGCTTTCGCAACAGTCCTTGCCGCTGCCGTCGCTGCTAAAGTTCCTCAATCCGAACTTCCAACAGCTATCCTCGTAATCTCTGATATGGAAATCGACCAAGCCGTAGATTTCTACGATCACGCCGACAACCAGACCGAACAAGACGTGGATCCACGCTCGGCAACTTTCACAGAACGTTGGACACAAAAATTTGCAGAAGCAGGTTATACCCTTCCAAATATCGTCTACTGGAACGTAAATGCACGTAACAATACATTCCACGCAACAGAAACAGATAACGTTCGCTTTGTCTCTGGTTCTTCCGCTGCAACTTTTACAACTCTCTGTAAAACAAACGGAGCAACCCCAACCGAAACAATGCTTGCAACTATCCTTGACGATAGATATAGAGATATACATATCTAGAAAACGATCGACGCATACAGCAGCTATTTAAAAGGAAGATCATTTTTAATAACTATAATACCGCGTCGAGATATATAAAGAAAGGCACACACAGCAATATGATGTTAAAAGATCACTTTTAGAACCGCAATTTCTAATTCCCTCCATCGTGCCTTGTTAAAACTCCCTCACTTCGGTGGGGGTGTTTTTTTATACCCGCTTAGGTATAATTATATATATCTATATATGTGCGTATACCTGTACGGGTATATTTTTATATATATGTATCTGCATATATCTATATAGATCTGCATATAAACAGGCAATATATATGCATATGTCTACCTATATGTATATAGGGATATATATAAATACCCCCACCCCCTTTTTACCTGGAAAAGTAGATATTTGGATATAGAGAGAGGGACACGGATAGATAGAAAGATATAGGTCGGGTTCGATGGACAACGTCATACTATATATTTTAATTTTATTTTTTATTTTAAAAATGTAAATTACATATTTACATATATTTTATTTTGTTTAAGCGGAGGTAGCAACCATGGCTATCTACTATCATTTAAAAATAGGTGATTTTTATGTTTAATATGTTAAAAAAACCTTATTATTTTGATTTAGACGGGGTTCTAGCGGATTTCAACGGCGAGATAAACGCCGTCGAGAGATTTGAACAAGAAAAAGATTTCTTTTTCAATCTCAAACCAATAAAAAAGAATCTTGACGAAGTCAAAAAATTGATCAACAATAATAATATAGTTTATATTATTACAGCAAGTCCTAATGCAAGATGTGATAATGATAAAGTTCATTGGCTCAGGAAATATCTTCCTGAAATCCAAAGAAAGAACATTATCATTCTCCGCAACGGACAAAGCAAAGTCAAATTCATGAGGAGCCGACATGGCATCCTTATGGATGACTACAGCAAAAATTGCCGCGAATGGATTACAAAACGTGGCAATACTAGTTGTAAAATAACTATTGAATTTGATGTTCAATATTATTTAAAGCAACTTTAAAAGAGTGGTGGTGCAATTGCATCACCCTACTTTTATGCCCACATAGGACACGTCCCTACGTGAAAGTCGTAGACGTGTGGGTGGATATAAGCGTAAGCTGAACCAACGTCCAAGTCGCGGTATTCCCGCGGTGTATACAAGCACGTATACACAAAGCGGGGTGCGATTACTGCGGCGTAGCATAGCTTTTGCTGTGCGACTCCGGCGGAGTATAAACAGCCAACCCGGCAGGGTAAAATGTGGGGTAAGCGTCACCCCGAGAGCGCGCCGAACAGGTGTCGTTAGTTATGACGATACTGTAGTAGGACAATACCGCACTCTTCAACGACCTGTCTGGATCGATAGCCTAAGGGTTATTGTGAAAGATGGACTCACGAAAGCTAGTCTCCGGACTAGAGGAGTAGGAGTGTGAAAATAACTGTCGTCACGCGACTTATCATCGTTGTGACACGTCCTGGATAAGGGCCATAGGGATTGGCGAGATCTCTTGGGTTATCTATTCTATATATCAAATTCGTGTCGATATATAGACGTCATGTGCTAAAAGGCGATTGGCGAAAAGAATAGCGGCTATGCATTGGTCGTAAGGAGGAGTGAAAAAGAGACCCGAGACAGCGGTATCCAAAGTAACTCGGTCGCAACGCAGACAGTAGGGAAGGTAACAACCCTGTACAAGCTGATAAGCGTCTTAGAATAGCGGCTGCATGAAAAGTGCGATGTAACGAGCAACCCCTTGATAAGGGGAGAGCAGGGAATAAGTGCTAGTGATCTAGATAGGTAACTATCTGGATTGCATTACAGCCGAACTCTACTCTGCTTCCAAATCTGGTGGCGACACCAGTGAGTAGAAGTCTGTGTTACGCTCCTGAATAACGGGGAGGATGGGACGATCTCCATCCGTATTACGAGTATCTCTCGGAGTACAATTCCTACACACCCAGAGCTGTCCTTGGTATGGGGGTGATGGGTAGGATCCCGGCAACAGAACACAAAGGCAAACCCTGGAAGGCCAACGTTCCAGGTTATTGTCCGAATTAAATAACGAGTGGTGCAGCAGCAATGCACCAAAAGAAGAATGCGACTGACTGTTTATCGGTTTGCAGGACGCTTTTGGCAAAAAAAGAGCACCCCGTGTAGGATGATTATAATGTCTATACCAAACGGTATGTCGGTGCAAGCTGATGTATACGAGGAGATCGATAGACTAAAGGGGATTTCCACTAGAAGCCAAGCTCACCATGGCGCACAGGAGATTAGACCAGACTTGGGGAGGATAGATACCCCGAGGCAACGTGTATCGCTACACGGAGCCCATCAACATATATGAGAATATATGTAACAGCGTATAATTTATTATATGTGAGCAGTAATGTGAGTGGATGGGTGTTTAAATAACCGAATAAGTCACGCAGAGTAGGTATTAGGTACAAAAGAATGATAACCGATAGGTCTCAAAAGACAATAAGGTTTGATTCACCTAATAGTGAACGGTGAGCGAAACGGCAGCGAGTAAGCTACTATATACAACAGCTTATATTGGTATCCCTAGTTTTCTAGGTGGTGCCGTATAGACGGGCGTATTAAAGTGTAATCCGTAAGGATTGCTGTAGTAAGGTTATATAAGACTTTATGTCGAGATGTAACTGTAGCGTCCTCCGACCGCGGAGGAAGGGCGATAAGCCTAAAAGGGAAGCTTTGTCTAAGGATAGTTTATATATAAGGGTATGTCATACTCATCGAGTGCGCCGCAGTAATGTGGTAGTATCAACAACTATAGGTAACTATAGCGGGGAGTATGAACTATCTGGACAAATGACGTGACCAACCAGCTGAATAGGTTAGGTGAGCCCCCTGGAGGGGCGGAAGAGACAAGAGCGAGTGAGTTAAGCAAGAAGTAGTGTAAAGTAGCGCTTGATGTTCGTCGTAACATCTTAACTAGGAGTGGCCGAGTAACTTCCTAGAGTGCAAAATATACTATGGATTGCCGACTATAGGATCTCGTAACTCCAGACGCCTACATACCGTTCGTATGTATACTGCAATCGCAGGAGAGTTTGTGAATGATTGTTTAATGTGGCCATGGACGGTGACAAGCCCGTGTAAACACAGAGTCAAACAAAAAACTAAAACAAAAAAAGGAGAAAAAAATGAGATTATTAGTGTTAAAGTGGTATGATACCACAAAAGATGAAGAAGAAAAAGTAACTGCATTAAAAAATGCAGGCTTTAAAATCCTAGGTAAAGAAAATACCTTTGCCGAAGGCAGAAATTACAAAGTCGAATTACCAAATGCGACTTTAGAAAACGAAAAAAAGACTTTTTATGAAGTTTTAAACGAGTTACAAACTCAAAAAGAAAAACAAGCAGCCCTTGCAAGAGCCGAAGCAGAAAAAAAAGCTGCTATCGAAAGAGCAAGAGTTGAAGCAGAAAAAGCAAAACAAATTGATTGGCTCCACAAAATAATTAAACCAGAAGAAACATACGAAATAAAATACACCTATATTGGTTGCCCAGATGGGTATAATGACGAATATAGAATGGATATCGGAAACATTCTTTCCGTATCCATTGGAGATCATTATGATTGGGGAGCCATGGAAGGTGAGTTCCAAAACTTTACTTGTAAGGGTAAAGAGTTGCTCACCCAATTAAGACTCCATCATCAAGACAGATGGGACAATGACAAAGAAGTCCAAGATTATATCATCGAATATATGATAAATGTATATATCCTTATCGGACTTCCAGGAAGTGGTAAAACTACAATAGCAAAAAAATACCACTATAATGTGGTATCATCCGATGCAATAAGAAAAGAGCTATATGGCTCCGAAGAAGCCCAAGGTGATGGGCGTGTTGTATTCAAAACATTTTATGATAAAATGGAAAGAATACTATATAATGGCAGCAGTGTTGTTTGCGATGCTACAAACATTAGCATCAAAGCTAGAGCACAGGCAATTAACTGTGCAAAAAAATACGGCACAAGAATTGTCGGTATATGGATCAAAAAAGATGCAGACACATGTATCGAGCAACAAAAAAACAGGGATAGACAAGTCCCTGTAGATGTCATAAAAAATATGGAATCTCGCTTCGAAGTACCAACATTAGAAGAAGGATTCGATGATATAATTATCATAAGTTAACTCATGATCAAGCTGACCTATCGGCTATACGGGGAAACAAACTCAGGGAACAGGTGAGGCCCCTGCAGAGTCGCTGTGAATTGCGACGATGAGTTAAAATCCAGAAGCCAAAAATATAAACAAACCATATTAAAAAGGAGAAATAATTATGGAATTAAAATATGTTATAGTCACCGACTATCACAATGGTAACAAAAAATCTAGACTATATTTCGTTTCGAAAGAAAACAATATAGAAATCTGGACAGCAAACATTAACGAAGCTAAAACCTTTACTGATGAAAATGTGGCAAAAAACGAATGTATTTTAAATAATATATTCTATGCCCCACAAGGTCATTTTAAAGGTCATGTGGTCCCAGTCGCTTTTACAAAAGCATCTATTGACAAAACATTTAACAACATAATTGCCGATATGACATCTACTACAACAGGTGACCCTGAAATTATAGCAGATGCAATAATACGTAGTAAACATGCTTACAGTAAATTACGTGAACGTGAACAAATTGTACTTACTTTAGTCATGTACGGTTTTTCATATGAAACTATTGGCAAAATGTATAACAGAACTGGCCAAAGAATCGCTGGGATACATAAAATAGCAGAACTTCGTTTTGAAATATTCTGCAAAGAAAATTAGTGGTAAAAATACTCAAACATTTCTCCCACAGGCCTCTAGCGTAAGCTATGCACACTTGTGGGCGTTTTGTTTTAGCCTCTTACTCCGACAGGCCCTTGCGGCACACTTGTCGGCGGAACGGTAATACTTTACGGGTGGGTCCAAGGAAGCCCGTAAAGATCGAGGGCGGTCAGACCAGACCGTAAGGCCTAGCAGTGGGTCCCAAGTCCCATGCAAAAGTCAAATAAAAAACAAAAAATTCTAACAAAGGAGAAACATTATGGTTACTTTAATCATTTTCTTTATATGTTTCTTGCTTGCAAGTAAACATATAGCAACAACACCTGACTATGATAATCCAGAACAAATCAGGTTCGCCAAATACTCTTATGAATTTTTCTGTGTAAAAAAATTAAAAAAATTACACGAAAAAAATCACAAAAAATGGGCCGCAGAAATTGAAAAATTAATAAAACTAGAAAACGGAGAATACAACGAACATTACAATTTTTGGATGAAAGCATCTGACCCAAAAAATCTTCGTTATGAAGCATTATACGAATTAAAATGCGAAAACAATGAAGTTGTTAAATACCTCGTCTGTCTTTGGAAAACACCAAGAAAACACACTAGACATAAAGATTTAATACAAAATACTCAAAATAATGAGTATACTATTAAACCTTATGAATATAAACAACATAGCGTCCATGGAGACCACGGGTCCAAAGGACAGCGAAAATGGAAAATTTTCACAAAGTCTGTAAATAAAGCGCGTAAAGAGAAACACTCATATGCGCATTTATATCCAGATCCAGAATATGCAAGTATATAATCTAACCCCCAAGGCTTGGGCCTGCCTATATACAAAGGCCCACTTATGTGTATTCTAATTTCTTTTGAAATGGTAGTATGGGTTCAAATCCCGAAATACACACCAACAAATTTGGTGCCGACCATAAAGACGGAAAATCTACCCCATTCATAATAAGGTAGAGGAGATACGATTATGAAGCAAGATAACAACAAAATTAGCTTAAAAAGCTACTCAGCACAACTTGATGCAATGAGACAAGCCAATGCAAAACAAAGAGAAATTGAGGCAAGAATGGCAGCAGCACGTAAAGTGAAAGCCGACAAAAAAGCGGCAGCAGACTTTGGTGCAATGGTAGAAGCTCTTGGCGTAATCACGATTAACAGTGAAAACAAGATTATAGCGGCTAGACAAGCATACACAAATATGTCAGAAGAAGCCAAACAACTACAAACAGTCGCTGGAAACAAAGAACTCAAAATCGATGGCAGCTTGTCTAAATTAGTAAAAGCAGAAAATGCTCTTAAGCAAGTCAAAGATGATATCAGACTTGCCCACGAAAGAGCAGTTTCAGCAGCAGATAGAAAAATCTACCTCGAAGCCTCAAAAATCAAAGGTATAAGAACTCAAGCAGAGAACTTAAAAACAGAGGCTTTAAACGGTCCATACGCTGAATGTGCTAAAGTCATCTTTACGATGTTACCTCATGTTGGTGCTTTAAACACAAAAGACGATACAATTATCGCAGCTGCAAAAAAAGCTCGTAACAAGGTATATAATGATATCGATACAGTTGCAATATACTTCCACAATGAATGTAAAGAGCTTAAGCAAACTTTAAAGCGCCAAATTCAATGGATAGTAGACAAGTATGTAGCAAAACGTGGTACAGCAACAATGGAAGATATTGACAAAGAAATCAGTACAAAATATTCAAAGTATAATCTTGTCTATGTTATTCCTGCAGGTGCAGTATTTAACATTGTTAAAACTGCAATAGGCATAAAAGTAACAATTTATACTTTAAATAAATGGTTCGGTTTAGACAAAGATGATTCTTGGGAAGTCTGTATCCCAGAGTCTGTACCAGAAATTTGTTTTGATAGTATTGACACGGAAGAAGACTTTAACGAATCCGACTTTGATATGGATAAAATATTTGGTTTGTTAGATGACTCAGACAGCAACAGCGATAGTGGTGAAGACAAGTAACCGCTAGTTAGTATATCCGTATAAGCGTCATTTCAGGTTGAGCTAGACTCCCTGGGGTGACGCTTGGGTATATTAATAAGAGTATATACATAGAGATATACTGCTATTAATATAACCATAATAAAGGAGAAAAATAATATGGAAATTAAAAACTTAACAACAAACATGATCAAAAAAACAATTCAAGAATTTTGTGACACAAAACAAGATATTGATTTGTCAGCAACAGAAATCTTAGGACAAGATATAGTCTACAGAGATACTCCAGAGTTAGATGAAGTTAGAATCGTAAATTACTTCAAGCACGAATTTATTGAGCTCACATTAACAGCTAACTATGGACATAACGGCGTTGCAAACTTTTCTGGTAGTATCCTTGTTTCTACTAGATATTTGACACACCAGGATTGGAATGGAGAATGTCTTCCTATAATCAATATAGACCAGCAGCTCTTAACTAGAGCAAACGCAACAAACGATTTCAAGGATATTCTCAAGGCTATAGTTATTGACAAAAAGATTACAAATATGTCACACATTATATTAAAATAGGAGAAAAGAACATGAAAGCAGAAAACATTATCAGTGTCAACAACGCAAGACAATTCAACCAACTCTACGAAAAAGAGTTAGTAATTGCTAGAACAGAAGAAGGTACCCCTAGAGATAATTTAGCATGGAGTATTTTACTCTTTGGTAATGATTATATTATATATAAACAAGAACCAAAGAACGATAGCAGTTTTTATCCAATTATTCTAACAAAAGTTAGAGCAATGGATAGTATAGCAAAAGCATTAGATTTTACAAAAAAGATCGGATGCAGTAAATTCTGTATTAAAGACCATGATGTTTATGTCGATGATCTAAGCTATAACGAAGTCTTGAACAGAATTTAAAATCACAATATATGATAGTCTACATCCCTATGCATGCGTAAGTATTGAGTTTACGGCATAAGGGGTGTGGGCTTAAAAATATTCTGGAGGAAAAGAAAATGAACACATTATTAGCAGAAGAAGTTTTACAAAATTTAAAACCAATATTTCTACAAAATGCTTCTTGGCCCCAACAACAAAAAATCGAGAGCGTATCGAAAAAATTTTTAGAAATATTAGAAGATTTGAGTATTCAAAATTTTGAATATTCTAAGAAATATGAATATGCCCCAGGTGCAAAAAAGCACCACCATAACTATAAGCACGGATTGTTAGTGCATAGTGCAACCTTAGCTATGGAGCTAGCCAAGAGAAGTGCAAACATCGACTTAACGGCCTATGATTGTGCAGTGATAGCATTCGCACATGATCTTTGCAAAGTAGATACATATTACTACCAAGATGGAGAGATCTGTGTAGATGCGAAGAAATACAAGCATCACGCAAGAAGTAGTGTAAGAATTGCTAAAAAGCTAGGTCTAAACTTAACTTCTAAGCAAAAGGTGTGTATATTATGGCACATGGGTAAATGGGGCCACTTTGAAGATCATGTTTTCACATATCTCAAGAAACATAAATATATCGAAGAAGTCATCGCTACACAAGAGGCAGATATGGCTGCTTGTACAGAGTACGAGGACATCAACGCAATTATAAAAAAACATATTAAAGCAGAAGCTTTAATTGACAAGTTTTTGGAGGATAGATAAATGGCAAAAGAAAAAAGAAGATATATGATCTTTAAAGTAGATCGCCAGATTTATAATGGTACAAGAGTTGTAGTAACAAAATACAACAAACAAGACGATGAAATATATTTTACTTCAGCTCAAAGCGCAGGAAGAGCACTTTCGAATGTAAAATTCAGAGAAAGAGAAAAAGGTAATATCTTAAAGGACGGTGAATGTTATGGTCCTGGATATGAGAGGAAAACGATATGGGAAGCAGAAGAGGTCTAACCTTAATAGTAAAATACCATCTCTGGCTAAATAACAGAGCGAACAAGATATTCGCAAAGAAATATCCAGAGATAGATAAAATAATAAACAATATAAATAAAAAATAAATTTTATTAGGAGATAAAATTATGTCAAAAACAAAGAAATTAAATTTACCAAATCTCCCAAAAATGGGAAGTACAATTTATCTAATTGCAACTAGAGAATATGATCACGATACTCACAATACAGAAATCTGGATCGAAAAGCACAAAGTTATGGGTCAAGGACAATACACTCATGGCGGCTATTTCTGGATAAACGAAAACGAAGAAGTTATTCAATCTTATGATTGTGATACATTCTATCACACACTAACAGAAGCAAAAGAAGCTGCATTAGCTTTATATAGAGAATGTAAAGAAGATAAAGAGGCATATCACATCAATCTCTGTAAGGAATATAATAGACCGTATTCTTTAAATGGAGAACCATATTATTGGGGCGGAATCCTCTCTGAAACAGAGATTTGTTTTAAACCACAAGACGAAGGTACTTGGTGGATCTGTCCGACTGTAGCAGCAAAAAGAAACCATAATATTTTAGGATAAAATGAAATAAATGGAGAATAAAATTATGAAAGAAAACAGAAATTTTAACAGTAACAACCCGATGAGCAAAACCAAAACTTTTGTAAAAAAGGAGCAAAATTTTATGAGAACAGAAAAAGATCTCAACAGTAGCAATAACAATAGCAAAAACAACAAAACTTTTATAAAAAAGGAGAACAGAAAAATGCAAAAAAGCATGAGTCCATGTGACGTTAAAAATGTAGCAACAGAACTTGGAATCTGTACAGATGATATTATGAATATCTCTGTTATGACAGAAGAACAATTCCAAGCAGCAGCAAACGCAGCAGCAGCCAACACTACAGCTGGAAATGTCAATACAGAAAAATATAAGAAGAATCTTTCTTATGATAAAGCATTGACAGCAAACTGGGAAGCTAAGCAAGCAGCTAAAGATGCAGCGGCAGACGCAGTCCCTAAGGAATTTAAATCTAGCCGTTATATAAAGTTAGATGCTGGTAATGGCGTGGTAAAGGTACCTGGGCTTGTTATTAAAAATAATGGCTATAACAGATTTACTGTACAACTTAATATTTCTTATGAAGTTGATGGCAAAAAGACCAATAAACTCACCGTAGGAAATAAAACACTCTGTCATAATCAACTCATATCTTGCTACCTTGGTGGTAATATTATTGAGAGCGGTAAAAAGGGTGGAAAGAGTAAAGATAAAAAGAAGTCAGGACGCAATATTATAGCCGACGACTCTGTAGTAGTTGTTATTGACAAGTCTAATGTAGAGTTGGGACGTATCGTAGAGCGAATCTAGCACAGAAAATACCTCGCTCGGTATATATCGGGCGGGGTATACACAGATATAGGAGGATATAATATGGAAAATAAAGAAAAAATAGAAGCAACATTTAACCGTATAAGCGCTGCTATTGATTTATTAGTCGATACTTGTATTTGTCTACAGGATATTAGTAGTACATTTGGAGCTTGTATTGATAGTGTAACAATTGCTTGTGAGCTTACCACTTTAGATACGATATCAGAGATCAAAACAATTATTACCAAAACTAGACAGCAATACCAAAAATTAGTAGCAAGAAAAGAAGAACTTTTTACACAAATAAGATCTATATCACAAAATACAAAATAAGGAGGATAAAAACATGAAAATATATGAATTAATTATTGTTAAAGGCGGATTTATCTACGACGGAGACTCTAACGAGCAAGAACGTACAGATGATGTAGAAGTAAAACTTTATAAAACAGAACAAGAGCGCAATCAAGCATATAATAATCTTATAGATCCATATATAAAGTTACGTGAATTCCGTAAAAAAACTAGAGATGAGTTATTTATTTATCCAGATTATAACGCTGATCGTGATTGTGACTTATCACATGAATTGGATAAAAAGTGTACAGAATTTGCATCTAAAGTAGGATGCGACACAAACTGTCTTGATGCAAGAATATGTAGAGACGATATTGTCAGTTATACACATATTTATATAGAACATGCAGATCCATGCGATACCTGTAAAGAGCAATATTACGACCATGATCGAGATATTTGTTGTAAATGTAAATTATATAGAGATGATATAAGTTCTAATCAATTTTATTACGTCTTTAAAAAAGAAACAGAAATATAGGAGAACAAAATTATGCCAAAAATAGAATATAAAACATTATATAAGGGTTTAACAGCAAAAACGTTAGCCCTTAGTGGTGCAGATTGCTTTTTAAGAGCAATTTACAAAATACAACACCCATATACGGAAATGTCATTGGATGTTTATGGTTGTAAGTGGGATGATATCTCTTTCCCAAAAGACTATATACAATCTATAGCTAAAATTTGGAAAAATATGGGGCGTAGAAAGTCTTTGTATAATCCCGATACAGTGGTGCGATTCAAATTTGCGCCGCATGACGGTTACCTTTATGAGATGTGTGAGTTAGAAAGAAATAAGATCCATTTTAACTGGCATCATATCACTAGTTATATCGATACAGAAGCACAGAAAAATGGATGGACAAAAGTCTCTAGAGATTTTAAATTACCAATTAGCTGGTTAAATAAAAAAATTACAGTCATCTATCTTGGGAATGGCGCGGAAGGACCACACACACATTATTGGATACAACGAAGCTTAGTTGACTTATTCCGTATAATAGAACACGATGGATTTACAGATGCATATTATAAAATTTTAGACTAATGGGAGGACAAAAATATGATAAAAGAAGTAGTATTAGCAAACGGTGAGTATTATTTCACAACACAAAAAGCAGCAGAAAGATATCAAGAACTATCCGGCAAGGCATTAAAGACTCTTGAATTAGAAGATATTGTAGGCTATGATTATGAATTAAAAGAATGTATTCGTGAAAAGAAAACCCGTTATATAGTTCCAGATGATCGCGAGGATCCTTGCTGGGTACAGGTTATCAAAGAAGGTTTAGACGAGGAGTACTTTATTGAAGAATACGATGATGAATATCAGTCATATGACATCGGAATGGAGTATATTGGACATGATATCGAAACATTCGAAGTCATACCCGTAGTCAACGTCAAAACACTTATGTCTTTACACACACCTGAAGAGGTGATAAGATATTTAAACAAACTTAATATAAAATATAAACAATAAGGAGGACTAAAGTATGAAAAAGTTATATCCAGCAACATGTTACGGTAGTTCTATGAATCTCTATCTAAAGAAAGGTAGATATGAAAACAAAGATAGATTGTTCATTCAATCCTATGATTCAGATGGATTTCCTTGGGCTACACTAAGCATCAATATACCAGAATTTAATATTAAGAACGAAAATTGTGCTCTTATAGACATAATGAATTGTTTTTGGGCACCAACGTTCTTAGAACAGAACAATATAGCAAAACCAACAGGTAGATCAACTTGGTCGGGTTATCCAGAATACGAATTTAATACCGACATCTTAAAAGAAATCAATGAATTTAGAAAATAAGGAGGACAAAACTATGGCAGAAGAAAAGAAAGACAAAGCTTATTATCAATCAATGGTCGAAATGTTATTTTGGAACTTTTTTGAAGCACCAGAACGTGAGGCTGTATTAGAAGCAGCAGATTACTCTAACGACAAATGGACAATTTTAGTTAAGTGGTTCCGTGAATCAGTAGAACATATGGGGTTATCATTCAGTAATGTATATCACGCATACGGCATTGGCAACAATAATGAGTATACAATTATGCTTAAAGAAACAGATGCCGATGGATTCGAAATCGAAAAGAAAGTTTGTACATTCTTTTATTGTAAAGGAATATACGGTGGAGTATATACTCAATTAAAAGATAATAACGGATCAGTAATAGCTCGTGCAGGACATGCACGTTAAATATAGGAGGATACAAAAATGGGTAAAATGCAAATTTATGAGGAAGCAGAACAAGAGTATTTAGAAATTTTACGTAAAGTTGAGAGACGCGGAAATGCAACCTTTATTGTAGATGAAGAAGGGGAAAACGAAGAGTCCTTCAAAAAATTTAATGATGCAGTAAAGTATGCTAAAAAAATCGGAGCAGACAAAATTATCGCAGATGAATTCGAATATTGTTACGGATACTATTGCGACGGTGAGTATGTCGAATATGGAAGAGTAATATTAGATTTAGACAAAAATATAATAGATTGGGAATAATAAATTAGGAGGATAGAAATATGGCAGAAATTAAAGTAGTAATAAAGGAACCAAAATTAACAGCAACAACAAAAGTCATCGAAGCATCAGAAGAAACACTTCAATCAATAATTGGTGACGAAACTGAAGCAATCTATGTTGCACCTTATGTTATAGACGCGGGTAAAGATAGACATATAATTTTTGTTGTAGATTGCGTTGGTAAGATAAAACAATTAAAACCAAATATTAGTATACCACATTACGGTGAGATACTTATGGGTACAATTATAGCTGTATTGGTTGATGAAAAAACGGGCACATATATAGACATGCCTGCATCTATCGCAGAAGCAACAATAGAATATATGAACAACAACAGTGTAAAAAAAGAAAAACACAGATATGAAGATGAAGACAGTTCTGTCACCATCTATCATCGCTGGTAATAAAATATAGGAGGACAGAAAAATGACAGAAACAATCGAATATCAAGGATATAACATTCATCATTTTCCACATATTTGGCAAGATGCTAAGGGCAATACAATTGAAGAAGTAGATGGTTGGGTTATATTATCACCAGCATATATAGAGACATCAGATGGTGAGAAACTCTATGTACCACTTTATGCTCAAAATGAGGAAGGTGTAGAAGTAGAGTTCCATTCACTACAAGAAGCAAAAGATTATATAGACAAATACATAGTCGCAGATCGCGGCAGATTCCAAATAGCACATGGCGAATGCCATTATGTTATAAATAAATAATTTTTATAGGAGGTAATGCGTATGAGAAATTCAGCAGTATTTCAAATGATCAATTCCGTTCCAAACGGACAAAACGTAACTTTAAAAAAGACAAAACTCTTAGAGTATGTCAAGACAGACCCAATCACAGGGAAGAAAATAAAGGGTGAAAAAGGATACTATATCAAGACAAGCGTAATGACTTGCCGTATTGGTGTAGATTACAGAAACATCGCTTCAGTGAAACAAGACAAGATAGCAGCAGGTTTAGATCCATCCACTAGTGGCCCACTTGATTGGGGACATTGGTATAAGAGAAATGGCCAATTCGACTGGACAGGATATGTTCTAGAGCATTCCCAAGGATTAAGCACAGCACAAAACACATATGTTAATGAATGTGCTAAAATCATAGCAGAAGTTGTTGGTTTAGATTTAGATAGTCTTGGTCTCCCTACTAAGCCAAAAGAAAGAAAATTGGCTCTCCAACCTATTATGAGTAAAGTCATTCGTAGTGCTGGAAAAGAGCAAATTGCTTCAATCCGTGCTCAAATTCTTGAAATACCAAAACCAGTCACAAATTGGCAATTATATCTCAGAATTACAAAGCCAAGCCGTGGTGACTACAAAGTACAAACTTCATTCTGTGACGAGAATGGCGCACCAGTAACACGTGCAGAGGTCGAATCTAAGGTTGCTAAGAGTAATATGGATTCAGCCCCAGCAAATTGTTACAATATCAAGTTTGATGATATTATTGAACTCAAGCAAAATACCAACAAGAATAAGAAGTTTGTAGTCAAGAACAAGGGCGTCTGGGGTAAGTAGTATGAAGGCAACAGTAACCAAAATTGCGTTAGTAATAGCGTATATATTGATTACTGTTGCCATATTCGCACCAATATCCCAAAGCGAACTTACTGTATTGGGGTATTGGGTGTTGAATATAGTACTAGGCAGTTTTGTCTATTACTTAGGCAACGCAGTAATCGATAATATTTAATTTGTAAAAAAAGTAGTTGACAAAATCAACGAAAAGAAGTATTATATAAGAGGTGTAATATGAAAGAAATTAACAACAACAAAAACACAGTAGCAAACAATGGTGTAGAAAATGAAAATTTAACAGAAAAAAAGGAGGACAGAACTATGGCAGAAGTCAAGAACAACCAAACAGCAGCAACAAATAACACAATTAAAACTTTAGTAGGAAAGGAGGACAAGAAAATGAAAGAAAATCGTTTTTTGAACGCCATGAAGGCAGAAGATGAAGCAAAACAAAGAGCAGCAGAAGCAGCAGCAGCAAAAGCAGAGGCAGATAGACTCGCAGCTATCGCTCAAGCAGAAGCAGAAGCTAATGCAAAACTTATTGAAGGCATCGAACCAAGCAAGATCATGCAAACAATGGTAGATGTCAGAGAAGATAAGGTCGCACCTGCAGAGACATATTGCGGTACACGTGGAAACCACTGGATCGATGAAGTCTTTGAATATCAAGGACACAGATGCTTCGCAATGGGTACTTCTCAAGAAGAACTTGAAGCAGATAAAGAAGCAATGAAGATCGCTATTTCTCGTGGCGATATAATATTGCAAACAATCTGCCAACCAGGTATTGGAGAAGTTGAAATCTCTGGACGTTATGTCACAAGAATGGTTTCAATTCCAGGTGCAATTAGTGATTGTTTCACAGTTGGACATACAGAAGCAGAGCGCAAGGCAGACGAAGATGCAGCCAGAATTATGGCGGCAAAACTTCCTGGCGGCAGAATGGTTTCAGATCCAGCTGTAGCACGTGATGCTGTAGATGCAGAACTCAACGTAACAGATGAGATCGAGAAATACGACAACAGATATATGATTATCGATGACAAGACAGCCCGTGATTTCAACGGCAATCTTGTTTCAGATATCTCTGATGTCGAGGGCGATTTACCTCATCCAGTAGCTGTGGAATTACTTAAAGGCCGTATTGAGGAACCAGTTGTAGAAGAGTCTGATGAAGATGAATACTACGACGAAGAAGGCTACGAAGATGAATGTTATGATGAGGATGACGAATACTAATACTCAAGCTAGGGGCAGGAGAAATCCTGTCCCTTAACTTAAAAGGAGGAAATAAGATATGACAAATTTTTTTGATAATGGCTATGAATTTAGCCCAAGAACATTAACAAAATTAGCCGTGTACATGTCTGTATATGAAACATGGCACGAGCCAACAGTAACTTTAACAATTAATAACGAAGAAGTTGAGTTAGAAAACAATATATTTGATATTATTGATAAATATTGTTCTCAAGACATCAAAGACCGTGCAGCAAAAATACGACGTGGCGGATATATCGATGGTTTTATTTGCGCACTCGAAGCGGCAGAAGAATTTATTGAGACAATAGAAGATTTTGAAAAATGTGCACGTACATTAACAGAAAATGACTTATGCACAATAGAAACAGAGGCGGACAATATTCGTAACAATTATTATGATTATGAATACGAATATTTAGATCCATCTTACGTATGATTAATCACACAGGCGGCTCGAAAGGGTCGCCTTTAAATTCGAAAATAATTAAAATAAATATAGATATAAACAAGGAGGATATGAATATGATGATTAAATGTAACACATATGCATGGGTAGCAACAAAGAAAGGTGATGATAAAGTTTATTTCTTAAAAACATCTGATAACAAAGAATTTTTGAAAAAACATCCATCCGAATTGGCAGCAGGCTTTATAGCAAGAAAGTATAAAGTAAGAATTGTTAGTTTTAAAAAGTATATTAAAAAATAAGGAGGGCAAGGCTATGAAGAACACAAATATTAACTTAATTCCAGATATTGACTGGACCAAGGAAACAATGGTATTATACACCCGTAATGGTGTAATGCATGCCAAGAAACCACAAGATCAATGGACAACTTTCTACAGAGAGATTGGTATAGGTACGTATAAAACATGTGTTTATATTTCAGAAAAGGATAACTATTTAAGCGTCAAGAGTTACGCTTATCATTCCTGGCAAGTTTATGGAAGAGTCTCAAACTTTAAAAATTCAACAGAAGAAGACACATTCTTATGTAACTGGCCACCATATCTCTATCGTAATACTTTTGCAACTCATAATATCGATGGTAGACAATTCAAAATCCTTGACTCAGAAACACGTGTATATAAAAACAGGACAATGGCTTATGTCTTAGAAGTATATTATGCTGATGCTGAAGAAATAGAACCATTTTATGTAGTATATTATAAAGGTAAATATATACCTGTAGAAACAAACGAAGATATAGAGAAACATGCAGTTGTAACCGGCGAAAAAACATTTAAAGAATATCTTCCAGCAGCACAACAATTTGGATTTATTGGCGATCTAAGAAATAAATATATTTCAGGTGGCCAAAACGAAGGGATAATGTTTGCTCAACCAACAAAAACATTAATTTCACAATTCTTTGAATTAGATAAAAACACAGATCTAAACAATAGATTTTTACAAAAAGTGCACAAAAAAGATTCTTACCAACCTAGTGAGCTTAGGGACCTTAAAGATTTAATATTAATTAAGAAAAATACTGGTGCACAATTAGATAATAAAGAAAGCAGAGTTAATGATTTAATAAATAAACTTGACGCTTGGTCTACTGAGAATACAAACGAAAATCCACAAGCTGACTGGTATAGAATTGGGGACGAAATTGTGCTATTGGTCACACCTTCAAAATATGAGGATTATTATAAAAACGAACGTCGTATATTTACTTATAATGTAAAAACAAAAAAGCGTTTCTATGCAGAATGTAATGTCAATAGGGGCGTATGGAGTTTCCCAGTTCCAAGTTACGACTATATTAGAGATAATATTCGTTTAAACGATTATTCTAAATATAGATATTCATCTATAGACCCAGCGCCTAATTATCCATTAAAAACTACTGTTCACTGTCAAAATGGTATATCAGAACTATTTGCTAAGAGTAATATAGGATGGCTTTTAGAAAATGTTGATCCAACAACTTCAATTATTGTTGGTTGGAGAGGCGCAGAACTTCGTAAATTAAATGAAATTGTTAGCGATACTCGTATTACGTCAGATGTCTTTGCGTTTATATTTAGTACAAGCGAGCCAATACTTGAACAATTTTTAAAATCTAAATTATTTAATTTGTATCTTAAATGTATAGAAAATTATAAAGATGAAGAGTGGCTAATTCCAAATAAATCAGAATCTAAAATTACAACCAATTATTATATAAATTCTTATTGTCGTTATGAACGTAGCGCTCAACTAGAGTATTTAAGTAAAGAAAAGAATCTGAAAAAGATGTTGGGTATGACTATGGAACAATTAAGACTTTTAGATAGTAAATATGCAGTTAAAAAATGCGTATGGACAAACAATAGCTGGTATAGCGGCCCTGAAAAAATAACTCAATATTATCGTGGAATGTATAAATTATACGGCATAGAGGCATTTTTGGGTCATAATTTAAGTGATTTAGATATGGATTCCTTCTCAAGACTTCTTGATCTTGTTGAGGCAAAAAAGAAAACAGGTTATGACTATGAATCACAGGGTATCAGTATAGTTGCTCTTACACAATATCCATTCTTTAATAATCTCACTGCTAAGCAAAAGCTTGATTTATTATCAGATTTATGGAAATCAGGGCTATCTGATTATTCTCTTAGAGATTATTATAACATGAGAGAAAAATTGAAGGCTATCCAATCTGTAAAGCCAAATGTCCCAGATATCTGGAATGAAAAGCGCTATCCTTTAATTCCAAAGGCCGGCACTCGTTTTGTATCATATATTGAGGGAACAACCGATCCTGTTTTAAACAGACGTGTAGAAGCGCGTGAGATGTTTTATCAATATGGCCGCCGCTTTAGAGATACTCAAATTCAAGAAATTAAAGCAGATGGAAAACTTGTTGGATTGTCACTCAAACTTTCAGGCGGAGATATGCTCCAATTCTTACATGATGAAATATCTTATTGGGTAAGCTTCTATCAAGATGAGGCAAACAACCAACTATTTGTTCAAGCAATGGATAGAGTTAAGCCACTCTGTTGGAAAGATGAGAAATCTGGCCTTGAAATTATTGCTCCAAAAGATATTGCAGATCTTAAGAACGAAGGACACACTCTCTCTCATTGTGTTGGTACATATGTTGATGCAATTATTAGTGGTAAAGATAATATTATGTTCTTACGTAGATCTGATATGATTAATAGCCCATTCTATACTGTAGAGGTATTAAATGACGGTCAGATCAGACAAGTACACTGTTATCAAAATGGTAGTTTAACCCAAGAAGCTCAAAGCATTGCATATAATCATAGTGGGCTTGAGGTTTACAACAAAACATTTAATATTGTTCAATTCTTAATTGATTGGGCAAAAGCAACAAAGGGCAAAGTTAAAGCTAGCTCAATTAAGAGCAGTTATGGTGCATTATGTGCAGTCCGTTAAGGACTGCATTTTAATGCAAAAAAGTATTTGACAAATAAAAAATAAACACATATAATAGGAGGTACACAAATATGAAGATGAATGAAATAATTAATTTAATCAGAACACTAGCTCAATCCCAAGGATTTTACGGACGTTTGCATACAGCAGTATTAGAACTCAGAGACGAAGATCCAGATGGATATGAAAAATTAACAAAAGAATGGGAGGCACAAAACTTCCAATCAGCATTAGATTTTATTTTATATATTGAACAATAATTAAAGGAGGATACAACTATGTTAGAAAATTTATTCACATTAATGTCAGGTAGTAACTTTAAAAGTGCACCAATCTCTTTAGAGGTATTAAATGGTGCAACAACTGTGTATTTTAAAAGCAGATTTACTGTACAAAAGTATGAGCAAGATTATGATACTAATCAAACGCAAATTTATTTTGTACAAAAATATAACCAAATTTTCACAGCTGTACAATTTATAGATTTCGTTCGGAAACATCCAGAAGAAAACTTTGTTTTAACAAGTGATGATTACGCCGAAGCTAACTGTATTTATGTATTCTCAGAAGCAGTCCCTTACCAAGTAACACTTCATTGCTTCAATTCAATGGAAGGTGACGGATTGTTCCATGAGATCGCTATTATTAAAAATACCTACGGTGAATGCACATGGGAAGAACCACTAATATTTACAAATAAAGTAAAAATTGTCCAAGAACATGGTAATTATGGACGCAATGAAAATATTTATCATAGATTTAGTATCCCTTCTGAGAATGCTTATTACAACAGAGATACGACTTCTGTTCGTTGGATTAATAATGGATCAAATTCAATCAATACTTACGATTTATTGACTAAAATATTAATAATTCCAAACAAAACAAGAGTTATCTTTAACTACACTGGCGGGGATTCATACAACTTTGATGTCGTATTATCTCAACTTGGGCTTGAAGAGCCACAAAAGAGATACGGTATTGATCCTAGTGCTATTTCACGTAGCTGGTATTGTAATGACTACTACCACACTGGTGCTGATGATACATTCCCAGGGGGTTCAGACTTATCCGAAAGTACATGGGAAAGAGTAAAGGCTCATATACTTAATGTATTAGAAACAAAGGAAGGGAAGATATCATCTCTTAATAACACTAGAACTTACTACGGTCGCAATAATAACGCACAAGACGTTTCTGCAACAAGACTTTTGGTTATCACTCGTCCACTACCAGGACATAGAAGACCAACTTATCACTATATTCTTGGCATCAGCTCAGCAGGAGCCACAGATGTAGTCGAAATTGCACGTGGTGAATTACAAATGGCAGATATGACACCAGTCAATATCTACTATCTTAATGCTAATACGGGCAAATTTAATAGGGTTTCACACCGTCTTTTAGGTGCTCTTAGAAATGACCTTGTTGAAAAATGTGAGATCGATAAAGTTTCGTTCACAGAATGGAATGAAGATAAAAACTCTAGTAATAAAGAGTTAATGAAGACACTTGCCGAATGTGGTCTTGAAGATTTCGATCTTCCAAAAGTTAAATTGCTTCGTAAATTACCATTTGGTATGCTCTTTATTGAACAACTAATTAAAGGTAATTATAAGACCCTTGCATTTAGTCTTGCAGAAAAGATTACAGGCGAAGCTGATAACTGGAATTATGTTTGTAATTCATTAACAGATGTACTTCCAGGGTGTAATCCAGACGGTAGATCTTTAATGGAAGTGTTAAATATGAATAAACCATGTTTTAATTTCCTTATGAGTGATATGGGTGATATTAACCTTAATACATTTATAACAAAATATAAAACTATGAAGAAGCTTGTCGAAGGTGGTATTTTAACAGCTAATAATAGTAAATTAGTTGATCAATATATGACATTAGATAACCGTGATAGAAATACATGGCGTTGCGGTACAGGTAGATATCTCGATATCGCAGATTATCCAGAAGATCTTAAATCTGTTTACAAAATGACAAATAGATTGGATGCTTTATTTGGTAAAGAAAGTAACAACTCTTATGATGCCAATAGACGTTACAGAGAAATTTGTAGTGCTTATTTCCAATTTAAAGATTTTGGTTGGAGTCCAGAAGAAAATAAGATATTCATCGAATTTAGTCTAGGCACAGATCAATATAAAGCTTTACAAGAATTATCGGAAAGAGAAAAAGCTGCCAATACAGCACTCAAGATATATAGAGCTAAGATTGAAGAAGCACAACGTAAACGCATCGAAGATAGCTTTGCTGCTAGAAATAATGCTCTTAAAAAGCTAGAAAGTACAGAAACACTTCGTAAAGAGTCATCAATCTTTAAACCATATGTGGTTATTAAACCAACTCAAATCTATGGCGAAGATGTTGTAGGATCTATCGAAAAAGAAGGACATGATATGGATCATTGTGTATTTAGACAATACGCTGATACCATTGCTCGTGGCGAATATACTGTTATGTATCTTAGATACGCTAATAGTCCAGAAGAGTCACTTGTAACTATTGGTATTACCAGTGATGGTAGAATTAACCAAACATATGTTAAACATGATTACGGCATTACTGAAACACAAGCAGCCGCTATTGTTGAATGGGCAAAATCTAAGAGAGGTCTTGTAACATTTAAGAATAATGATGGCAGAAATGTCTCACCAAGTGGTTGGTGTTATTCAGTTGACCTTCCAGATTTACCAAGACCAGACAAAGCTTGGCTTGCAAAATTAGCAAAAACAACTGCAGAAACAGAAGCAGAAGAAGAATAAAATAAAGATATAAAGGAGGACACTATTATGGCACAATGTGTAAGTATTAGAATCAATGGTAATAAAAAAGTCTTTGACTATGTATTAGTCTCAAAAAAGGAATTAAAAGATGGGGATATCATCAAACTTGTTTACGGTTGTGACAAAAATGGTGTCCTCTATAATGAAGGCAAAATAATTCATATCTGGTCTTGCAAACCTTTATTTGATTATATTACTAAAAAAATAATCGTAAATGAAGAAGGGTATGGCGAAACTGGTCTAATATCTAAACAAGAGAGAGAAGACATAAACCTTGTTTCCCCAGACGAGGTTTTGAGCGCTGAACAAAGTGATATACAATGGTATACACAACAAATTGTTGAATTATCATCTGAGATTGCGAAAATGTATAACAAAAAAGGTGTACGTATACAAGTTCAAAAAATGAACGATTACAAGGAAACACTTTTAGATAGCATGGTCGAAATGTACAAAAAATACGGAAAGATTTTTTAATAGGAGGATAGTATGATGGATAAGATTACAATAATAGAAATTTCTTTTAATAACAGTCTCAAACAATATAAATATTTACTCAAAGGTGAAGCTGATCTTAAGATTGGTAGACAATATAAAATGATAAAAGGTATAAGCCGTGGTAGTCTTATCTATGATATTATCACTGTAAAAACATTTTATCAAGTTGATGCTTTACCAGATATTGTGACAAAATATTTAGAATTTCAAAATACAAAAGTCATCTCAACACTTATTTCAACTGAATATAAACGTCAACTAACAAAAGTTATATCAGGACAACCAAAAATCCCTACTCACTATTGGTTTTTCTGGCAAATTAATACTGAAGATTTCTTAGAAGAAAAAGCAACATTTACAACGCATATCCATGCCAATAATGCTTTCTTTTTACTTAAGAAATGTAATTGGATTTTAACAACAACACAGCAATTTGATTGTTCAGACTTTTTGGCTCGTACTCCAAGTATTAACTTAGAGGATGTTAAAAAATACCAAAAAATAGCACAAGAAAATTTATAATATCAAACAGGAGGATAAAATTATGTCATACACAGAATTTATGAAAGATTACGAAAGAAACAAGAAAATGTATCCAGTTTTAGATTTCGATCAACAAGCCGAATATGTTGTTAAAGCGAAAGCTGGCGACACTTATGCAATAGACCAACTCGTTATGGGTAATATGGGTCTAATTATCGATGCAGTTAGACAAAAGACAGAAAGATTTAATTACAGATGTGGTAGTCTTGAATTCGAAGACCTTATTCAAGAAGGAGTATTAGGTATAATGGAAGCTATTAAAAGCTACGAACCTGATCATGAAACTAAATTCACATCTTATGCAGTTTGGTGGATTAATCGATATATTATCGCAGCTATGAGCCAAGATAGTAGCACTATTAGAGTTCCTACTCATACTTTAGCTAAAGCAATAACCATTACTAAAGTTATTGATTGGCTTAAAACTGTTTTAGAAAGAGATCCAACCGAAGAAGAAATTATTCGTGAAATGGGATCCCAATTCAATGCAGAGAGTATTAGAGATTTACTTCAAATTATACAGTCTACTCATTTAATTGAACTTGATGCTACTGTAAACACAGATAAGACTAATCACGACGCTACTCTTGGAGATATTGTACCATCTGAAGATTTATCTCCAGAAGAAATCGCTATTAAGACAGAACGTCATGAGAAACTTATGAAAGCGGTCAAAGAACTTAAACCAAGAGAGCAAGCCGTTATTATATTTAAATGGGGGCTTGTGGATGGCATAGAAAGAACACTTGAAGAAACAGCTCAATGCATGTATGAAGCTGGATACACAAATAAGTCTGGTGGTCGTATTAGCAAACAAGCCGTTGATCAACTCGAGACTCGTGCTATGAAAAAGTTAGAAATAAAAGTCAAAAAGGCTTTTGGCGTACCTGTAGACGAAGAAACAGCAGAAGGAGGAAATAAATAATGAAAAGCATAGACGCATTAATTAATAAAGTAGAACAAATCTGGCCTGGCGAGCTTGGCGACGACATCGATGTATGTGAAATCGTAAAAGACTTAAAAGTTTTAAAGGCAATTACACCTTTACTCTCAGGCGTACAAATACAAAGAGGTACAACACCAGACCAAAAAACTGTATATTTGATTCAAGTAATGCAAGCCATCCAAGTAGATGAACGCAATTACGAAACAATCAAAGAATATATATTAGATCAAAGCGGGTACGAAAGACCAGCAGCAGAAACCGTAGAAACAGAAAACAAATAAAAGGAGGATACAACCATGAAAGCTTACAAATTATTCAGAGTAGTAAACAACGAACTTCACCCATTATATATCAAGACAGAAACAGTTATACCAATCGGTGTACATATGGATGCAGAAGAAGGTGAACAAACACCAGACGGTAAAGTAAAAGCTAAAGGCCTACATAAGCTTGCATATCGTCCAGGCTGGCATTTAACAGAAATACCATTCGCAGACCATATCGGAAAAAGACAACCAGATCGTAAGTTATTCCAAGCTGCCGACACTGTCTGGTGTGAAGTCGAGCTTGATGACGCTGTAGATTATACAGACGAAGCAAAGGCAAAGTCCAAGATCAAGAGATATCAATGCTTGCGTAAGATTCCTGTAAACGGATATTATTGGTATACAACCAACGCAGCAGCTAAAGTCAGATGGCTTATATCTGGCGGAATCACAGTAATTAGAAAATTAACACACGAGGAAGTGGCAGCTATCTGTAGAGCACACGGTATGGAACCACAACCTGTAGTACAAGAATAAGGAGGATAAAAATATGAAAAAAGCAAAATTTAATGTAACACAAACACTCGAAATCACAGAAGATCAATTGACAGATCTTATCGCTAACACAGTATGTGACTGTTGTGGCGTCAGATGGTGGAAATCAGAAAACAAACAAGATTATAAAGATGCTGAAGCCGAACTAAAAGCTGAAGGCCGAGAAAATCTTTGTGTTGAAGAAATTTGGTCTAGAATGATTTTTAATGGCAAAAAAATTATGTTATTAGACCCAGAATCAGACTGGGATTGGAATAGCGATGAAGAACCAGAAGGCGGCGACTGGTATGCAGTTGGCCTTGAGGAAATTAAATCAGGCTTGGCAAAATATTTCGAAGAAGGTTACGCCACTGGATGTAGAAATGTGCAAAAAGTGCTCGACAAAGGCGACTTCTGGGACACTGATGCAATATTCCAATGCGCTATGTATGGCGAAGTTATATATGGATAAAAAGGAGGATACAGCTATGACACGTAAACAATTAGAAGCAATAAGAGATCAATTAAACACAAAATATTATGGAAATGAATGCAGACATCCAGACAATCTAAAGATGCCTATATCTGAAGAAGATAAACGCACATTTACAGAACTCAACTGCATTGAGATGATTAATTCATGTCTCATTTATGGCGACGATCCATTTAGAGTTATCAATCAATGGTGGTATGGCCACGGATACTGCGACAGATCATACATGTCTGAGTATGAAGAGATACTTGGTAAAGAGCGAGTAAAAGAACTCGTAGATCAACAAAGAGAGGAACTCTCTCACGCAATCATTAAACACGGCGTATATACAGATTCAGAAGGATGTACCTATAATTCTGTAATATATGCAGACGAACAATAAGGAGGTACGAACTATGACAATACTAACAACTAAAACAACTAAAGAAGATTTAAAAGTTATTTACGACAACGGACAAGGCGTCCATATCGAAAGCAGGAGGACAGGATTACATTATGACCTATACGAAGGCATCGGATATAAAGGTACCGCATCAAGCGATATTACTTTCCTAATGGTTTGCAGTAAAGAAAAAGGACAGCTAGGATTATTACAATACCTTTATGGCGCATCTGATTTAGAGGGTACCATCCAAGGTTGTATTGAAACAATCGTAGATTTTGAAAATCACAGCTGGCAGCCATTACATATTATGGGTACTGGAATTGATATTATAACAGCAATAAACAAGAACGAGGAGGTATGTTAATATGAAGTACATTAAAGTTATTGATACAGCATTTTATGAAGAACTTGACAACGATCTAACATTTATCGTTATAGTTAGCGAAGATGAATATGAATCCCTCAAGAGAGATCTTGAGGAGATCCTAAACAACCAAGAGAACTACGATTATGTATATGGCGTAATGTTAAACGTCATCAGAGAACATGGGGCTAAAATCTTAGAACCAGATTTAACTTTAGAATGGTAAGGAGGTAATGAATATGACATTATTAGAAGTATATGAAACAAAATATCCAGAAGCAAAGTATATCGCTGTATTCGAAGGTAAAGAATTACCAGATCCTAAGAATATCGAGCCTGATTATGCAGATGAATATCTAGAAACACATGGCGATAGAGAAGTGGCAGATTATTGGTATTGCGAAGAACGCAAACTTATCGTAGCACAATTAAACAAAACATTATAATATAGGAGGTACACTAATATGAAGAAAGAATTAATTTATAGCGTTATCAATCAAGCAAAAGCAAACAAAACTGCAGGACAATACGTCTCTCTCGAGAAGACTAAAGATCTTGGCAAAGGTATAACCAAAGTCAGCACGATCGTGATCAGGCTCGGTGTTAATTATGCAAACATGGCAGACGCACCATCAGATCCAGGCCCACTTCCATGGGGACAATGGGTAGAAGGATACGAAGGCTGGGTAATTGAACATAAAGGTGTTTTATACCTTCGTGTCGCTGCAGGTAAAACTGTAAAGGCCCCAAAGGCATCTGTCTATCTCGCAGAAGATGGAAGCGAACTCACATATGATCAGGTAAAACAGATCGTTGGCGAGAAGAAACTTCAAGGCTCTGATGCACCTGTTTACAATATTAAATTCGATAATATTGTAGAGATCAGCACAAGAAAGCAACCACCACAAAACAAAAAACTTAAATAATTATTAAAAAAGTCGTTGACGTTATGCTCCGAAAGGAGTATAATGTTGATGACGACATTATAGGAGGTATGAATATGATGAACGAAATTAAATTAACAATTGAAGAAAAGAACATGTTGGACAAACTCACACACGCAAACAAAATGGACTGCTGGTTCTGGATCGATGACGAACGTGATTGTATTGTAGATCTAGAGAACGATGGCCTTGTCATGGACACAGCGTCCGCAGTTATACAAATCTGGGAAGGCACACCAGACGTAGCAACATTTTTAACCAAAGAAGAAACAGATCTATTTAATGATCTTGTAGACAGATGTTTTTAATTTAAAGGAGGATACTACTATGTCAGAAAAAATCATGAAAAACGTAACAAAGCAACAACCAATTTATCTCGTAGACTCTTCAGATCTACACTTACATATCTCTCAAGGTAATAGCAAGGTAGGAAAAGGAATTTGGACATTCAGCACACTTCCAGGTAATGCTGATCATCTTCTCGTTCTTAAAGATGGAAGATTGTTAACAGATATCGCTGGAACCTGTAGCAAGCACTGCGAAGGATGCTTTAATGGAGGCTGTTACGCAGTTAACTCTGCACGTCTTCACCATAATGCAGTCATCCAAGCATGGGGCCAAAACACTCTAATGCTTAGATCAGGCGCTGTCTGGAAAGCAATTGACGAATTCATCGATCAAAAGAATAAGAAGTATAAAGACACTGGAAAACTTGACGACCGTCGAGTAAAAATCTGGCGTATTAATGTATCTGGCGAACTTGAGTCATGCGCAGATGTTAAAAACTGGAACGAGAGAGCAAAACTTCATCCAGAAGTTATCTTCTCTGTTTACACAAAGAACTATGAAGCAATCGACCAATTCTTAGACAACAACGCTGAGAATGTTAATAAGATCGCTCCAAACTTTATTATTAACATCAGCCAATGGCATCATTGTGCAGATGCATTCTTAGCAAAGTATCCAAAAAATACTTTCAACATCTTCGAATACGATGATTCTAATAGAAAGAGCAATCAACTTCCACAAGGAGATATTGATCGCTTATTAGATATGCATCACTGCCCAGCAGTAACCAAAGAAGGAAAGCACGCTAAAACAAAGAACGGTGATCCAATCACCTGCGACATGTGTCAACGCTGTTACAAAAAGACAGGCGAACAAACCGCCGTCTATGCACACTAAGGAGGTGAGAATATGGCTACAAGACTAAGAGAATACGACGTACCAAAGGCTGTACAGGATATTGATCTACATCTCGCCATCTCACTTCTTATATTGAAGCGTGAATTGGAGGAGGCTGGAGTCTATACGACTTCAGACTCTGATCCAGATTCATTGACGAGTATGCTCGACTACATAACAAATGTAAAAAATATACCTTCCAGAAAAAACTGGCAAACAGAGATTGTGTCTAATATAACACCAGAAATTATGTGTAAATCTGGCAGGATCGCTCCAGCCTTCCTTAGAAACATCCAAGTTATTATTGAAATGAAAGATAAATATATTAATGAAGGAAAGATCAAACCATACACAGCCAGCAGACCTGTAAGAGAAAGCGTGCAGGAAGATCTCGAAAATGTGATCGCACAACTAAAACGCAGTGGATCGACAGTTATGTCCAGCGACTACTTCTGGGATCCAGAAATGATCGCCAGATTGCCAGAAGCTTTGAAGGAAATTGAACAAGCAATTGGATGCAAAGTAAAGCTACACGATCCGATCGCACCAGCAGAACCAATCACACACAGAGAGAAACAAAAATACATTGATTCACAACTCTGGGTATATACTCAGATTGTACCAATGATTGTTATATCAATAGAGAAATAGGAATATTTTCTCCAGCACACAGAAAGACATTGACATTATACTTCGAAAGGAGTATAATGTTTTTGTCATTATTAGAGACATTTTAGGAGGTAAGAGTATGAACCAATTAACAGTTAGAGATTTAGCAAACCAATTAGCAGAAGCAGTAAGAGATGGATATGGCGACAAGATTATCGTAGTCGGTGATGATAACGAAGGAAACGGATACCACGGATTATTCTATGGATTAACCGTACACGATGTAGAAGGCATCACAGATAATGGAGAGCTTATCTATGATTCTGTAACAACAGACACACAAAAATTAGTAATATTAGGATAATAGGAGGTATAATATGAAATACGAATTATATGAAGTTAGCACTGGCAATATTTATGGAACCTTCGACACATACGAAGAAGCATACGAACAAAAAATTGAAATAAACCACAGATTACACCTTGTATGTGGTGGTGATTATTATGTAGATTTAGATATTAGAGAAATTAATAAATAAAGGAGGATATAACTATGTTAGAAGTTGAAAAAGAAAAAATTAATATTATCATTAAAGCACCAGGACAAAAACCAAGAATCGGACAAATACGACCAACGCTCGAGGAATATAAATATGTAGTGTATGGTGATATCGAAAGTATACCATTCCCAGGTATGGATGATGTAGATATTGTAGTTAACGATATGGGAAAGTTATTAGGACTACCGAAAAATATCGTTATACCAGAATACGGCGATATACTTATGGGTACAATATTCTTCATTGGTGTAGACGAGAAGACTTGTATGTGGAAGTCTATGCCAGAAGATAAGATAGAAAAAGTTTTAGAATATTTAGAAAAATACGATTTAAACAAATAATAACACAAAGAAAAAAAGACGTTGACATTATATTTCGAAAGGAGTATAATGTTAACATCCAGATAAGTTTTAGGAGGTATTAATTATGACAGATTTAACAAAAATTATCGACGAAATGTTAGCAACGGAACCAGTTTCAGAAGTTTACGACAAAATCGGACAATCATTAAGATACGATATTGAATATATTACAATCGATGGTGAATCAAAAGACCGCTTTGTATTAATATTAAAGGAAGATTGGGAAGACCAAGTACTTCCAGATATTGATGAGATGTTGGTTAACGAACTAGAAAACAGAGAAGGCAAAAAAGTTGGGCTTCGAGACATCTGGTTTCTTTCAGACGACGAAAACGATGTTGATGAAAGCGAAGTAACAAGATATTATATAGAAAAATTATTAGATATGGGATACGACATAGATGATAATGATGAAGTATGTATCGGAACAATCGTAACAGATTGGTACAATAAAAACATAGGATAATAGGAGGTAAATAATATGGATTACAGAGAATATTGGAAAGAAGAACTTCAAGGC